CAGTGCTATATCCTTTTTGAAACCAGGGTATAAGTTGGCTGGTCATATCAGTGTCGTTAGTTGTCTGATATACGCCCATGCTAGGCCTAGGAGATATATTTTGTCCCTGTCTAAATTGTAACACTGCGCGACTTCCAAATCCTTTTGCTGCTACCAGTAAACCTGCAATGTCTGCTTCAGGATCGTCTGGCTGTATACCGCCGTTCAGACTAAGTTCTTCATACAAATCTCTTAGTTCTACAGTGTTTAAATTTTCTTGAATTTGGGAATTTGCATAAAAGTCTTCTCTGCTTAATATGTTAAGTTTCCCAGTCCATACTCTTGGGTTTGCTAGTTCTCCATTGAACACTGCATAGGATTTTACAAATCCATTTTTCTTTAGTATGTTTATATTAGCACCATATTTTCCGATTGCTCTACTTGTTGGGTGTTGATATCTAGATTGGCCTGCACTTCCAATAAGATCTACAATGGCAGTCTTTATTACTGCTACTGTCTCCTCGTGTAACTTTTCTATGGATACTGTCATAATTTTATCCTTTTAAGTGAATATACTTGAACCACTAAAATTATTTACTCTACTTTTTACTGCACTTAACCCCTGACTGCTAACCTTAACTGGCTGCTTGGGTTTTGCTACACTAAGATTGCCACTATCAGGAACATCAGTTACTGAAACAGTTCTTAAAATAGTTGCCTGAGTAACATTTCCATGTTGATCGTAAGGTTCATGAGTTGGCACGCGATCTACAGTTGTGTTAATTGCATCTTTATCTTTTACATAAAACCCTAGGTTATCTGTTTTAACGTCATTTAACTTTTTAATTTTTACACTGTTTTGTTTTTTAGCAGGAGACGCACTGCCATTCAAACTTATGAGACTTGCTTGTAGATTCATAGGGCCACTGGATTGTATATTAGTGCTAGAACTGCCTGACATGTTTAAAACACTGTCGCTTTTAATATTAATACTCTTACCACCATAAATCATACTATCGCCATCGCTGTACATATTTGCGAGTTTTTTGCCTTCTAGTATTAAACTTCCGCCACTAACCATCTGTATTTGCTCGCCAGCATGAAACTTTATACTTTCATCTGCATGAAAATTCATGCTATTGCTACGCAAATTAATGTTGGTTTGACTGTATATGTCCAGTTGGCCATTGCTGTCTATCTGTACCCAAACATTGCCCTGACTATTACTAATATAAATTACACCTTCAGTGTCGTGTAGTAATACTTGATGTCCGGCGGCACTACGCAAACGCACAAGATTGTTATTGCCTTCTAAATCGCCATCATCCATCACAAAGGCATGGCCATGCTTTCGTGCTATTTTGCCTTCTACTGCTCGAGCATCTGCGTTAGACAAATCGTCACCACTGGCTAGTTTGCCTATTATATCAGGTCTGTCCTTAATATCAACACCGTCTTTGTCTGTTTTTCTACCTTTAGTACTAATACCAAAAACTTCCGTAGGTGTTTCACGCATTGCGTTACTGCTAGTTAAGCCACGCACTTCGTCTTGATCTAGGCCTTGTACTTTTAATTGTATTGCTCGATCTACGTCTACCCCACGCTGTACTTTGTTAAAATTAGTTAGTTTGTTTACATCGTTGTCTTTATCGTTAAATTCTAGGCCTGGTGCTTTGTTATGTCTTACTAAAACCTCTGTGCCAGCTTTTTCAAAATTACTGGTCATTGCACTCTCAGGAAGTGTTTGCATCATATATACATCTGGAGCACATGCAAACCAGAAGCCATCCTGGTTTCTGCCTTCTGGGAAAAAGCAAAGAACACTAGTGCCAACATCAGGACAGGGATAAATTATACCACCTGTGTTTTTAACACTTGTAGCATTGTTGCCACTGCCTTGTAATTCTGTACGACTGTAAAAAGGAGTTGCGTATCTAACCTGACGCCACTTAGTGGGATCGTCCTCTAGTCTTTTACTATCCTGAGTGCCAGTATTTCCAAAGGTTGGCACAAATACTTGCAGCACACCCATAGCACTAGGATGGGCATTAGTCTTAACTATGCCTAATACTATACCACGCTCTTCTCTTATTCCTTTGGCACGCTCAGTTTGGTAATCAGCATCACCACCGCTACGTCCACTAGAATATTGTCTTGCTTGAGTTGGGCCAGCCATTTAGTATCCTTTACAATTATTTAAATAAACTTGTTACATCTAATCTATTAAAAACACTAGCAGGTGCTTCCTCTTGAAATGTTTGTACAACATTTTGAGTCAACTGTTGTGGACTATTAGTGTTTGCAATAGATTCAAATTTATTAGCTAGTGCGCCTGCATCAGAACCATTTAAAACATTTGCAACGCCTGTGCGTTTAATTACGGAAAGCGGATCTTTACCAGCACTTATTTGTTGGAATGCATCACTAAAAGTGTCTATTCCAAATTTTCTTTCCATAGCAGCTACACTAGTTTCATTACGCCCAACTCTGCCTTTTACAGGCTGCATTTTGGTGCGGAAAGCAGATAATACTTGAGTAAATACTCCGCCCTGGAAACTAGACTTTACACGCAATACTCTATACACACCATTAAACTGACTACTACTATATTTTTCATCTTTAGTCAAATCCATTAAGCCTGTTACAGGGTCATAATCTGTAGGTGTTTTTAAATTAATCTGTATGTAAGGCGGAGTTAAATCGTAATTAATTGTTCCGTCCGGCATAAAGGGAGTATTAAACACCTTTCCTCCGTTGCCTTGTGGTTGATAAAGAGTATCTGCACTTGGAAAATATGCTGGATCTCCAAGTATATCCAGTTCAATGTTTACTAGATCAATACCACTATGCATAACAGTACTAAAGAAATCTTTCTTTCTTTTGTTGTCTACAGTTTCATCATTGACAATGCCCTGATCTTGAGTTGATACATCCTTTATCTGAGCATGTATATCCTCAACATTTTTCTCATCAGCACTGTCCGGTGTTCCTGTTCCCAGCGTTCTCCTGTCATAATATGCAGCATTAAAGTCAAGTTTAAGTCTCTGAACTTCAGTATTTTCTCCACTAAAGATGTAATTGTAAACTTTATGTACACCAGAGCCTTTAGGTGCAGATTTTTTAGCCCAGGGAAAGTCTTCATAGTGTACTGTATTTAAAATTACATTATATTTTACATGAAATTTGTATCTGCCATCTTTAGAGTCCCAACCAATAAACTCAGTAATTTCTGGAATAATTTTAAACCACTTTAAACCTTCACTTGTTGCACCAGTACCTTCACTTGATTCTTGATTAATTAAATTTCCATCTATATAATTACTAGCAACAATAACATAATTAATTAGACTAGTTATACTAGTGCCAGCATTAATTTTAAACAAATTGTTATTTTTATCTACAGAAACTTTTCCCTGCACTGCACCAGCAATAGTTTTATAAGCCTTTTCATTTGCTTGTGGGGTGTTAAGAGCGTCGAATTTTTCTGATTGCACTTTAGAATTGCCAATTTCAGGTGCAAATTCAAAACTAATTTTTTCCTCAATATTAGCCGACGCAGGAGATGTTTGTCCTGTTTTTTCGTCTTTGATAGGTTTTGTTTTTTCTTTGTAAAAATTGTTCATTGCATCTTGGAGAGTGGTGTTAGCTTCTCCAAAGACTGTTTTTTGTGCAGCAACTTGACCAGACTGGCCAGAAAGTTCATCAGTTACAGTTTTTTGTTCAGTTACCTGCTTCTGAACACTTGCTGCTCCAGTAAAAACATCTTTAACTGTACCAGCACTAACCTGTACTGTTACTGGGATAGTACCGCTAATACTGTTAAACACATCATGATGATAGGGTATTGCTTTGCAATAATAAGTTGACCCGCTCTCAGTTACATTAAATCTTAGTCTAGTAATCTTAATAGGAATGTGCTTGGGTTTTATAGCACCTACTATTTCTGCTCCTGTATCGTCATAACCTTTAAATGTGAGCCTTAACATATAGGGTGCGTTAATATAATTTTCTTTTTCTTCTAATGCAGTTGTTGCTGCATTTTTTAATCTTTCTAACAGAGTTACACCATTGGGTTCTCGTATTTCAAAGGTAACTTCTATAGCATTAGTATTGGTTGACCTTTGACTAGGACCTGTTGCTAAATTAGTAATATTTAGGTTATCTATAAAAAAATCTAGATTAAAATCTTCCGATATATCTGGTCCTAAGCCACCACTTCTTACTACAGGTACTGCATGATTAGCAAGTATACTACTTACATCTTGTGGAGATTGCAGAACTGAAACATATCTTTTAGGACTTAATAAAAAAAGTTCAATGTTATATGTAAAGGATGCAAAGTCACTAAGTTGATTTAACCTAGGCTCTATTGTAATATTGTCAATATCACTAGTAAGACCTGAATTGGTACCTTGAGCATTAGCAGGCAAAGCATTTCCCTGTGCTTGAACAGTATTTGGTGCTGCTGATGGTGCAGCGACTTGTGAATCTTCGCCTGCGCCTATGTCACTGTTTGTGCCTGCGTTGGATGTTATAGTCGTACCTGGCACAACAGCAGATTGAGCAGGGCCAGCTCCGGGCTCTGTACTACTAACTGTAGCAGTGCCTACTTGACTTGGTGTTGCAGTTGGAACAGAACTGGGTTGTGCTGTACCGCCAGTAGTGTTTGGCAAAACTTCACCAGCTGGCCCAGCAGTAACATTTGTGCCAACAGTTCCGGTTCCTCCAGCACCCGTTACTGGCGGAGTTACTGTTATTGCAAGTGGCGCTGGTGTAGTTGCAGGGTTTTGTAGTATTTCTACAGGCTCAAACACTTCTCCGTTTGCTTGTAAATTGAGTAAAAATGCTCTAACACGGTTTATTTCATAAACATAGGATTCCAGATTACTTAAACTACCTAATTTAAAATCATCCTCGAGAGAAAGAACTCCTGGACCACCTACAAATTCTTTTCCTCCAAAATTAAGTTGTGCCATGTTAAACTCCCAACACGGAATTTAATGTAGCCTGTTTAGGAAGATAGATTTGTGTTCCAACCTTGAAGTCCCAGATTGGGTCTTGCATTGCGTTAGGATTTCTAACCATAAACACCCACCATAGATTAGGATTGTTATACAAGTCATAAGCAAGCAGATCTGGTCTATACTGATATGTAGAAGTTATAGTAAACAGTACATCATCTTGCTTGTAAGGAATGCTGCGATGAGTGTAGATGTCTAGGAAATTTCCAAACATATCTGTAACGCCATAAGGGCTATCTTGTCTATATTCTACTGCCATTATGGTAAAGTTCCTGGTCCTGATTTGGATCCAATTAGTGCACCAGCAGCATAATCGTCCAATCCAAATTCCAGCATCCTTTTTCTGCTGATTACTGGTAATAGTTGTACTGTTACTAGTATGCTGGTAGGCACTCTAGTTGTAGCATTAATGCCACCACCGCCACTACCAGCTCTAGCATCTATATAATCCACTGTAGGATCGAAATCCTGGTTGATACTAGCTAAAACAACAGGTACACTGTGGAACATATGTGGACCATGTGCACTAAATCGTAAAACAGGGGGCGGCGTGCCTCTGTTTTGGTCTTGTCCATAAAACATTTTTGTAACAGCTCTTAAAAAATTAATAACTGCAAGGACATATTGTGCTTCTTGTGGTGTATTAGCGGTAAAGGTACCTGCACATTGGATAGTATCAACACTACTCATCGCATAACTTTGACTATGATAGTTAGCATGACTAACTTGGTTAGAAGTATAGTTTGCGCTATAAGTTACGTTAATACTTGGTGTATATGGCCAAATAACGCCATCTGTTGCTCTTAAAGGAGCAAGTAATGTATTGCTAGGATCTCTATAAAACTTACCGGATAAACCAGGACTTAATGCAAGTCTAGCACGAATATCCTTTTCACCATCAAATGTAGCCTGAGAAAAGTCTATGTTAAAATCACTGTTTGCTGCGCCAGGAAAAAGAGCATTATTAATTAGTCTATTGGCCTGGGCTCCCAAAAATCCTCTAGCAATTTGGCTCACAGTTCCATCACCTGGAATTATTTTGTTAAGTCCAGTGTTAACAATGTCCTGCGTTGCATTCTGTACCTGACCGGTCAAATTTGTAAAGTCTAGTGCCATAAATATAAGATACTCACAATTTGCTATTTGTATTTATTTGTTGTATAATAGTAGTATATTAAACAAGGACAGAGTATGCGTAAACGCAATTATTTAAGCAATCATGACTTATTAATAGAAATCCACAAGAGCAAAAGCACATTTTGTAGTTTTATCAATGAAAGCTATCAACAATTTGATATTATTCTAACTAATGTAGACAAGATTAATATTAGAACAATAGCACAAGCAAAAAGAAATCGTGCTGATAGACTAGCAAAACAAGCATATGAGCAAGCATATAACGAAGGTCAGAAAGTTAAACAGGCAGATTTTGCCGTTAATTGGAAGACTATTCCCAAGACTGATCTAGTGTTTAGGATTATGACTTATGATCATGTTCCACTACAGCCTGGTCGCAAAAAGACCATTAAGACTGTTGCTGACTCACATATACAACTAAACTTTCCACCGTTCCAGCACTGGGCATTTACTGAAGCAGATGAACTCATTTGTGTAGGAAAAAGCCACTGGGAAGGTGGACTGGACAATGGTTGGTTTAACAAGGATCATGGCCAACTTACTAACAAGTTAGTCAGACAGTTTATGAAGTTAATTGAGAGATATGCCCAACGTAGTAACTGGCGTTACTACACCTACAACGATGAAATGCAGGGCACTGCACTGTTAAACATGAGCCAGATGTGCTTGAAGTTTGACGAAAGCAAGAGTCAAAACCCATTCGCATACTATACCGCAGTTATAACAAACAGTTTTACTCGTGTGTTAAACACAGAGAAAAAGGGCCAGAAAGTAAGAGACGACATACTGGAAGCAAATGGCTTAACGCCTAGCTATACCAGACAGAATGAAAATCAGGAATACATCTTAGCGCAAGCAGAGGAAGCATGACAAATTTATTCAAACGTGCAATATTCTTTACGGACATACACTTTGGATTAAAGTCAAACTCAAGAACACATAACCAGGACTGCTTAAATTTTATAGACTTTGTTATCAAAACAGCAAAGGCTAGAGAGTGTGAGACCTGTGTGTTTTTAGGAGACTGGCATCACAATCGTGCAAGTCTAAACATAAGCACCTTAAACTATAGTGTTCGTGCATTTGATATGCTCAGTGAAAACTTTGCACAGGTAGTATTCCTACCTGGCAATCATGATGAGCATTATCGTGACACACGAGAAATGAACAGTGTTATCTGGGCCAAGAAGTGGGACAATGTAAGGTTGTTTGACGATATTACCCAGGAAGGAGATGTTTGTGTTATGCCCTGGCTGGTTGGCAAGGAGTTTGCACAGGTTCCCAAGATTGAAGCAAAGTATATGTTTGGGCATCTGGAACTTCCTAACTTCTATATGAACGCTATGGTGCGTATGCCTGATGTTGGTGAACTAAAGCGTGAAGACCTCAAGAGTGAAACCGTGTTTACTGGACACTTCCACAAGAGGCAAAATCACAAAAACATCACATATATTGGCAATGCGTTCCCACACAACTATGCTGATGCCGGCGATGATGACCGTGGTGTTATGATACTGGACTGGGGCAAGGATCCTGAATACATTGCCTGGACAGATGCACCCAAGTACAGACGTTACCTGCTTAGTGAGATACTGGACAATCCAGAAGCAAAACTAAAGTCAGACATGTATTGTAGAGTAGAACTGGATATTGATATTAGTTATGAAGAAGCAAACTTTATCAAAGAACAGTTTATGCCTGAATTTAACCTACGTGAACTAAGTTTGATCCCACGTGTAAGCGATGAAGAGCATGCACAATCCTTTGAGGGTGAAGTTAATTTTGAGAGCGTAGATAGTATTGTAACCAGTCACTTAACACAGTTAGACAGTGCACAATACGATAAAAATTTAATGTTGGATATCTACCAAAACTTGTAGTATAATAAAACATGCTCAAATTAGTTGAAAAGAAAGACATCAATGATGTTAAAATTTAGTAATACTACATTTTGGCAAAATTATGAAAGTTTTGATGCACAAGTTGGCAGTAGTAGGATGAGGTGTTCTACAGATGCAGTTTTACTATACGATTTATTTTTAAATTTTAAGTTTAAAAATTATTTGGAAATAGGAATACATCAAGGACTAACTTCTGGCCTAGTTTATGAATCCAATCCAGGCATTAATATTACAGGAATAGATATCAAACTTCAGTTAGAGTTGTTTGCATCACTTTATCCTGCCTGTAAAAGAGTAAATTATTTACACGATAGTACAACTTTCGACTTCACACAACTTGGCAAATTTGATTTAATACTTATAGACGGCGACCATACTAGTGAGTTTGTATTATCTGATATTAAAAACTGTGTGCCAATGCTTGAAGACACCGGAGTACTTATATTAGATGATTGGGAACTTCCAGACGTATACATGAGCCGAGAAACTTTGTACAATCTGGGACTTCAGCCATTTTTAAGACTTCAACAATGTGAATTGTGGCATAAGGGAAATAATGATAGGTCCGAGTATTTAGATGGACTATTTTCCAGCAAACTTGCAAATTTTTTGACTATCGATACCTTGACTGAATATCATATTGAAATAGTAACAGTTAAAGGCCTTTACTGTTTCAATGAAGAATTGCCATTAGCTAGGCAAATCTTATCATATTACGATTTGTAAATTAAAAACTGGATGCATCTGTATGTTTAAACTGAATACACTCACAGTAAAGAACTTCATGAGCGTGGGCAATCAGACCCAGGCTGTTGACTTTGACCGTAGAGACTTAACTCTTGTGCTAGGTGAAAATTTAGATCAAGGAGGTGATGACTCTGGTGCCAGGAATGGCACGGGTAAAACCACAATCATCAACGCACTAAGTTATGCTCTCTACGGCCAAGCCCTTACAAATATCAAGCGTGACAACCTTATCAACAAAACCAACGGCAAGAACATGCTGGTTACAGTGGACTTTGATGTAAATGGTGAACGCTATCGTATTGAGCGTGGGCGTAAACCCAATGTACTAAAGTTCCAGGTTGGTGACGTCGAAGCAGAAGAACAACAGGGCGAAAACAGGGAAACACAATCAGACATAGAAAAATTGCTTAACATGAGTCACGAAATGTTTAAGCATCTGGTTGCTCTTAACACATATACACAGCCGTTCCTAAGTTTGAGTGCTAACGAACAACGTGCTATTATTGAGCAGATGTTGGGCATTACGCTGTTGAGTGAAAAAGCAGAGCGTTTAAAAGAACAAAATAAGCAAACAAAAGATTTAATCACTGAAGAAGAATATCGCATCAAAGCAGTACAGGATGCTAACAACAAGATTCAGGAACAGATTGAGGCTATGCAACGCAGACAGCGTATGTGGATAGCAAAGCGCGATACTGAAGTTACTGAACTGGAAAATGCTATAAACAGTCTAAGCCATGTTGATATTGAATCTGAACTACTGGCACACACTGATCTTAAACAATGGCAAGAAAAGAAAGCAGTACAGGATCAACTTAACAAGGATATAGCACAACTAGAAGCACAGATGTCAAGGGCGTCGAGAGAGCTAGAGCGCACAAACAAAAGTTTGGAAGCTGCTAAATTGGGCAAGTGCGGTAGTTGCGGTCAGAGCACAGACCACTTGGACAGCCACAAACAGCACATTGCTCAAATAGAAACAGAGCATACTGAAGCTACTGCTTTTTATAATGATTTGCAAGCAGAAAAAGATGCACTGATTAGCAAACAAGAAACACTGGAAGCACGACCCAATACATTTTACGATGATGTAACAGAAGCACACAACCACAAGAGTACACTTGCTACACTGGATTCACAGTTAAAGAGCAAGCAAACAGAAACGGATCCTTATCAGGATCAGATTGAAGAGATGCAAACTGCCGCAGTGCAGGAAGTAGATTGGGATACTATAAACAGTCTTACAAAAGTAAGAGAACACCAGGACTTCTTGTTAAAACTGCTAACAAACAAAGACAGTTTTATCCGCAAACGCATTATTGATCAGAACTTGCAGTTCCTTAACACCAGATTAACATACTATCTAGGGCGCATGGGCTTGCCTCATACTGTTCGCTTTATGAACGATTTGGGTGTAGAAATACAAGAACTGGGCAGAGACCTAGACTTTGACAACTTGAGCAGAGGCGAGCGCAACAGGCTTATCTTAAGTTTAAGTTGGGCGTTCCGTGATGTATGGGAGAGCTTGTATCATCCTATCAATCTACTGTTTATTGACGAAGTTGTTGACAGTGGTATGGATGCCAGTGGTGTTGAGAACGCACTTGCATGTCTCAAGAAGATGAGCAGAGATCGTAACAAGAGTGTGTGGTTGGTTAGCCACAAAGACGAGCTTGGCGGTCGTGTTAACAACATACTCAAAGTTATCAAAGAAAACGGCTATACTAGCTATGACACTGATATTGAAGTTATTTAGACCAAAATATCTTGATTTTAAAATACAAATCAATATATAATGAACATGTTATGGCATCACAAAGGCAAACTAGTAGAAGAAATACCTGAAGGCAAAATAGGGTTTGTATACCTTATAACAAACTTAGAAACAGACCAAAAGTATATTGGCAAAAAACTGGCTCAATTCAAAAAAACTAGACCACCCCTCAAAGGCAAAACTCGCAAAAGACGTACAACAGTGGAGAGCGATTGGCGTGACTACTGGGGATCGTCCGAGCACCTGCAGGCAGATGTAGAACGACTTGGCACAGACAAATTTACAAGAGAAATACTATTCTTTTGTGAAACCAAAGGCGAAATGTCATACTTAGAGGCAAAAGAGCAATTTGACCGCCGTGTATTAGAGACGGACGAGTATTATAACGGTATTATTAATGTAAGAGTAGGCGGCTCAAATATTCTTAGACAAAGGCTACTAGAACAGGCAAAACAATCCAACACTTAAGGCTAGCGGGCCAGTTATAAATCCGCTGTGGAAAAAGCAGTTAACACCTGCACACGCAACACATCGATCGACACCCCTCTGGGTGAGCCAACAATAGAATTGGGCTACTGGTTGATGTAGGTAGAATGTTGGCTATCGAAACACCGCACATTACACATAAAAACCAGATGCACTGGAACGAAGCACTGGGTAGCGAAAGCGATGTCGATGTAGGTTGGGAAAGGTCAGAGCCCATTGTGTAGCGGAAAACACCTACTTCCGGGAAGGCTGGATAATGACGGGAAATGTCACCAGATTGGACGGAGCCGAGAGTGGTTCCGTCTGACTGAAACTTCAGGGAAATATAATCTCAAGTAAAAAACAAATACGAACGATAGTGAGTATTTGGATGAACGAAGTTCATCCCGTGAGGTTAAAAAAAATTAAAATAAGTTATAATTGCCCTTAAAAAAGATGTTAAATAACTTACCTTTGGAATAAAAGGGCAAGGAGTAAAAATTATGAATAAAAGAGATGTAGTGGAATTAGAAAGCGCATTTCTAGAATTTTGTAAGACAGCTCAACGACTCGGATATAAGTTCTCCCACGGAAGTACACTAGAAGTACATCATGAAAGTGAATCCCCACACAACTTAATGGGTAGAGTAAAACTTGACGCTAATGATTTTCTTAAAGAAGATTAAATAAAACTTACGCCAGTTTTTTTGGTCGATTCCAGGTTTTGCTCAACAATATCTTTAATCAGTTTATAGTTAGATTGATCCATAGCCATAGCTTCATTGTATGTAATGCCACCACGCATCCACCAGCAGTATTCTAGTACTCGCTTTTTGATGTTACTGGCCTCTTGATCCATACTTTCTAAGAACTTGACGATGTCCTGGATTCCCATGCTCAAGAGGCTGATTCGAAAAAATTTGCGTGATCAAATGTAAATGACTGTGAATAAGCATGCTGGCAATCAGGACATGTAGTCTTGATTTCCTTTTCAGGCACTACTTCCTGTGTACTAGTGTAATGCTTCTTAACTTTGTTAAAAATTCTAGCGTCAGCATTTTGTAAAAAGTCTGTGATTTGCTGCTGATCTGTTACCTGTATATCGCCTGCTTTTACATATTCAACAGCATTTAATACATTTGCTAGATTCATTTTAGTTAGTTTTTCGTATATTTCGTTAAATTTTTGCTGTCTAACTTCAGATGACAATGTTTCATCAAGTATAACATTTGCTAACCTCTGGTTCTCAAAAGTTTCAATGCTCGTATTATTGAGAGTATAGTAGTTAATAGGCTTTAGTTTAAACTGTAAATCATCATGTTGGATTAGCTGCTCGTATAGATCCATCTTTACTGGCATATCTAAAAAGCCTCTAAGATCTATACCATACTCGTTAAATTCATTACACTGTGGACAAGTACTACTATACTGCATTGACTCACCATAAGTTGCTACTCTAATAGCAATCAAACATGTATCTAGATCAACAACTGGCATTAACCATGCGTTTTTGATGTTAGGAATACAACTCTGTATTACATTAACAACTGCTTGACCGTTAAGTAATGCATCAGGATTTTGTAAACTTAGCTCGTCGTAGCTGTTCATAGCAAGCACTGGTAGCTCACCGTTAATAGGCATCTCTAGCGCACCTGGGCCGTAATACTTCCCATTGCTGGGTAATTTGATGTAAATCTGAGGTGACCTTACATATTTTAGCAGAGGGTTTACAGATTGAAAAGTTGAGTTTTCCACTAGAATACTCCTAATAAATAACAATGTATAAATGTGGCATAGTGTATTTATGTACGCATATAATTGGTGATTTTTTTATATGGCTGTAACCGTAGACATTCCTGGCATAGGCCCTATCATTGCTTCTAATGCTGCTGAAAACAGTACATTGCAGGCTCTTCTAGAAGCCACTAACCGAGTGGCCCAGCGTCTAGGCGCACAACGAGTAGAGCTTAGTAATTTTCAAAGAGCTGCAGACGCAGCTACTGGCGAAATTGGCGGGTTAGGCGCTGCCGCAGCAGGTGCTGCTTCCTCTACAGAACGTCTCGCTGTTAAACAACAACAGGCTATAGTAGGTTTCCAACGTAGTTTGCGTAGTGCAGGCGCTAGCTTTAAAGGCATATTTTCAAGCGGTGGTGATTTTGCTAGTGGTATAGAAAAAGGTATGAGCACCCTAGGAAAACTAGGAGATGTAGCAGGCGGTGCAATAACTGCAGGATTAACTGCAAGATTTGGCGGAGCTGGGTTAGCAGCAGGCAAAGCATTACAGTATTTAGGTGCCGCTGCTGGCGGTGTTGCAGGCCTATTTGTTGGCGAAATCACCAAAATGGTCAGGGGTTTCGAAGATCTTATTAACAGCGGCGGAAGTTTTGGCTATAGTATGAACGCTTTTGCAGATGCCGCGGCGGAAAGCGGGCTCAGTGCAGCACAATTTGGTAGGGTAATGAAGGAGGCTGCACCTAGTTTAGCGATTTTTGGCGGGAACACTAGAGAAGGCGGTAGACAACTTGTTAGATTTATGGGTAATCTCCGCGGAGAAAATATTGCTCTAAGCAAGAGCATGCGACTAATGGGCGTAGCCTATGATGCTCAAGGAATAATGCTTGCTGATTATACTGCTAACCTTGCAAAATCAGGGGTTGCTATCAGCAATGTAAACACAGATGATGTAGTAAAAGGATTTTTTGAACTAACAAAGCAGCAGAGACAATTTGCTCAGTATAACGGTATTACACTAGATCAGCAGCGTGAACTACAAAAACAAGCAAGAGAAAATGTGAGCGTAGAGGCAGTTATACAGAGTCAAGGTCTTATAGGCAAAGCAGCAGAAGAATTTAGAGCCAAGTATGCTCAAATAACCCAACAATATGGCGACTCAGCAGGACAACTGTTCTTGCAACAAAAAGAATTTGGTGGTGCTGTAACAGAGACTGCCGCTGCTGTAGAAATGATGAATCCGCAGTTAGCCAATATGACTAAAGCTGCTGGTGCTACCGGAGCGGATCTAGCAACAATGCAGAGAACAATGCTAGATCCTGAAACTCAGCGCAATGCCATGAGAGAAATGGGACAACTTGCAGTCCTTGGTGTTGCAGGTGTAAATGATAGCCTTGTTACCTCTGCTGGTGAAATGATGATGAAATTACGTGACGATTTGCCCAAGCAAATTGGTGATGTAATGACTAAAATTGCTACTGATATGGGCAAGATGATCCAGGATGTTGCAACAAATACAACTGCAAATATAGGTTCAATGTCTGATATGTTTGTTAGAACTACTAGCGCAGTTCAAGACTTTAGAAATGCCCTTACTAGTGCTACAGCATATGTTATGGATTCAGGAGCTTTCCAGGGTGCTATAGGAACTATTGTTGACGGCACAGAATGGTTAGCAAATCTATTAGCGGGAAGAAAAAAATTAGAAATCCCGCAATCCTTATACAACGAAAATTACATACAACAACAAGCAGAGCAAGCAAGTAAACCTCCTAGCCCAACGAATCCACAAGCAGCATACTTACAAGGTTGGGGTGAGGAAGTAAAAAATCATCTTAAAGATATTAAAGATAATCAAACTAAAGGATTTAGGCTTACTCCGCGTCCCACAACAGGAGAGCAAATTAAAAGAGAGTTTGAAACAAATCCATATTTGAAAGGATACGGCAAGCCAGATGATAGCGATAAAATGCTTAGGCCTGAGGATCGATCTAAAACTTTCCCAATTTCTCCTCAACCAAGATTAGATTCAAATACAATTGGAAATCTAAGTCAAATTTTGAATCAGAATCAAATAGACGGGTTCGAAGAAGCTGGTAAAGATCGTATTACTCCCCAGTTCGCTAAAATGATGGATGAGTTTAACCAAAAACAGCGAGCTGCTGATGAAAAACAAAAAGAACTAATAGCTGCCACAAACAAAACTGGCGAATCAATAAATCAAAGTAATCAGCAAATGGCAAATTTAAGTAATATCCTTAGAGAAGGTTTAAGGTCAATGAATTCTACGCTAGAGGGCATTGAAACTAATACGGCATAATTTGCGTAAATAGTATAAAGGTGCTATAATATATTATGAGTTGGAAAAAATATTTCAAGACTGTTAATGCTAGTCCGCTAACCAATGCTGGTGGTGGCACTGGATCTGATTTAAAATACAGTCATTATGCAAGCCATTTGCCAGAAGTTTATGTTGGTCATGCAAACCGCATTACACGATATGCTCAGTATGAAAACATGGATGTGGACAGTGAAGTTAATGCTGCACTGGACATTCTAGCAGAGTTTTGCACACAAACTAATGTAGAAAACGGCACCGTTTTTGATATTCACTTTCATGAAGATCCAAGCGAGAGTGAAATAGACACCCTTAGAAAGCAACTTGTTAACTGGAATAACCTAAACGAGTTTGATAAAAGAGCATTTAAGATCTTCCGCAATGTGTTAAAGTACGGCGATCAGGTGTTTATTAGAGACCCAGAAACCTTCGAATGGTTCTGGGTAGACATGACAAAAGTTACTAAAGTTATCGTTAATGAAAGCGAAGGCAAAAAGCCAGAGCAGTATGTTCTTAAAGACATTAACCCTAACTTCCAAAACCTTACAGCAACACAACTTAATTATAGTGATGATTTCCACAGATCCGGAGATCATAAACAGAATGGTTACATTCAGCCTAGCAACATTTATACTAGCCAGAGCAGTAGCCAAGGTAGATTCGACCGTAGTGTAAACGAAACTGCTGTAGATGCAGACCATATGGTGCATTGCAGTCTTACAGAAGGGTTGGATGCTAACTGGCCTTTTGGTAACAGTATACTTGAAAATATTTTTAAAGTTTACAAGCAAAAAGAATTGCTTGAAGATGCTATCATCATTTACCGCATTCAACGTGCGCCAGAGCGCAGAGTATTTTATGTAGACGTTGGTAACATGCCAGCGCACATGGCTATGGCGTTTGTTGAGCGTGTTAAAAACGAAATTCATCAGCGTCGTATCCCCAGTCAAACTGGCGGCGGCTCTAACATTATGGATACTACATACAATCCATTAAGCATCAACGAAGACTACTTCTTTCCACAAACAGCAGAAGGTCGTGGTAGTAAAGTTGAAACATTGCCAGGTGGTACTAACCTAGGCGAAATTGATGACCTCAAGTACTTTACAAACAAACTATTCCGTGGTTTAAGAATACCCAGTAGTTATTTGCCAACTGGTCCTGATGAATCACCAGGCGCATATGTTGATGGCAGAGTGGGTACTGCACTTATTCAAGAGTATCGTTTTAACGAATATTGTAAAAGACTACAGCGTTTAATTAGTGAAACTTTTGACCGCGAGTTCAAAATGTTCCTTAAATGGAGAGGTTTTGAATTAGACAATAGTAGTTTTGAATTGCGTTTTAACGAGCCACAAAACTTCAGCAAGTATCGTGAAGTTGAAATGGATGGTGCTAGAATTAATACATTTACTAGCCTTGAAGGTTATCCATATTTGAGTAAGCGATTCCTAATGCAACGCTTCTTAGGCTTAACTGAAGAAGAACTAGCAGAGAACAGAAAACTCTGGAGAGAAGAGAACCTAGACGATGCTGAGGCAGAATTGCCAAACATGCGTAGTGTTGGTATTACTCCAGGCGGTATAGAAACTGATCTAGAAAACTTTACACCACCAGATATAGAAGCGGAAGGTGGAGAAGATGAAGCGGGCACAGAAGATCTCGGAGCTAGTGCACCTGGCCAGCCTACTGGCGCACCACAGAGTCCTATTCCTGGTACACCGCCGCCTACAGAAGTCCCAAGTACATAAATATATTTGGAGACAGCAATGTACGTTAAAGATTTTATTAAAGAAAATACTGCTAAAAATGAAGATAAACTTCATGACCAGAGCAATGATTCTAGCAAAGCTGAACTAACAGATACTAGAAAAACTAGACTTACACTAGAACAAATTAATCGTTTGCGTGTGCTTAACGACGTAAAAATTGCTGAATACCAGGAAAATATTAGAAAAATTAAGCAACAATTTGCTGTTCCTGTTGAACAACCGCAATAATCTCCTTTTTTGGCTCAAAAAACGCACTTAATCATATATAAATAAAGTGCATAGTTAAATAAAATAAATGCCTTACAAATAAAGGAGCCATATCCTATGAGCGATAAATTTAATGAATTGATCGAGCTTATCATTTCTGAAGAAACTGATAAAGCAAAAGATCTTTTCCACGAAATTGTTGTGGAAAAAAGCCGTGAAATTTACGAATCTCTCGACGAAGAAGAAGTAGTCGATGAGGCGGAAGAAGAAGAAGTTTCCGAAGAAGAAGAAATTGACGAGAGTGATTTTGATGAAGCAGAGCTAGGTGGCGATGCTGCTGATGACATGATCGACGACATCGAAGCAGACGAAGAAGGTCTTGCTATCGAAGGTGAAGAAGAAGAGGAAGAGCTCGAAGATCGTGTTGTTGATCTCGAAGACGCTCTTGACGAACTCAAAGCAGAATTTGAAAGAATTATGGCTGGTGACGATGATGAACCAGAAATGGACATGGGCGACGAAGAAGAAGAGTCAGACATGGACATGGATGATGAAGCTGAAGAAGAAGACGAAATGTCTGAAGAAATGGTACGTGAGTACAAGGAAAAAGCTCCAGCACCAGTCACAAGCGAACAGGGCAACGGCGCAAGCGGCCCAGTTGCTAAGAAAAACGATATGGGCGGTTCCGCAAAAAACATTGCACAAGGTGGCGATGAAAAAGGCGGCTCAGCTCCTAAAGTCACAACTCAAACAGATGCAGCCAATCCAAAAGGCGCAACTATGAAAAAGGCTTAAGGTAGGGAGATTATATGAACTACCTCAGAGAACACCTTACTTTTGATCAAGCTCGTGTAGTAACAGAATCTGCGAACGATGGTAAGGATCTCTACATGAAAGGCATTTGTATTCAGGGCGGGGTTAAAAACGCAAATCAGCGTGTTTACCCCGTTAATGAAATTTCTAATGCCGTTAAGCAGCTCAATGATCAAATTACATCAGGCAATAGTGTGCTTGGTGAAGTAGATCATCCAGACGATTTAAAGATTAACTTGGATCGCGTCAGCCATATGATTACAGAAATGTGGATGGACGGCCCTAACGGCTATGGAAAACTAAAGATACTACCTACTCCAATGGGTCAACTAGTAAGAACCATGTTGGAAAGCGGAGTAAAGTTGGGTGTTAGCAGTAGGGGCAGCGGTAATGTTGCCGAGTCTACTGGTAATGTATCTGACTTCGAAATTGTCACAGTTGACGTTGTGGCACAACCCAGTGCACCAAATGCATATCCTAAAGCCATCTATGAAGGCTTACTTAATATGCGTAATGGGCACAATGTCCTTGAGATTGCCAGAGAAGCAAATGGCAATGCTAAAGTACAAAAATACTTGAAAGACGAAATGGTTCGTCTTATCAAGGACCTAAAGATCTAGGAGACGAAGATGCTAGATGCTATCAAACCATTATTAGATAGCGACCTGGTCAACGAAGAGACCCGCAGCCAAATTGAAGAGGCGTGGCAATCCAAGTTGGTGGAAACCAAAGAGCAGGTCAGAGCAGAGCTCCGTGAGGAATTCGCTCAACGCTATGAGCACGATAAGAGTGTAATGGTTGAAGCCTTAGATCGTATGGTAACTGAAAACCTAACAAGTGAACTAGAACTTATTCAGGAAGAAAAGAAGCGTCTTGCAGAAGACCGTGCTAAGTTTGTAGCACGTATGAAAGACACAACTGGCAATTTTGATAAGTTTTTAGTAAGTCAACTTGCAGAAGAAATCCAAGAATTTCAGGCAGACAGAGCACAGCAAGCAGAACATGTAGCAAAGATAGAAGCCTTTATTACAGAAGCTCTTGCTAAGGAAATTATTGAGTTCCAGGAAGATCGTCAAGATGTTGTTGAAACCAAAGTTCGTCTTGTAAAAGAAGCTCGTAGCAAGTTTAACGAAATGAAATCAAAGTTTATTGAAAACAGCAGTAAACTTGTTAAGGAAGCAGTTGCTAATAATCTAAATGCTGAGATCAATCAATTACGTGAAGACATCGAAGCAGCCAAAGCCAATAACTTTGGTCGCAAGATTTTCGAAGCATTTGCTAGTGAATTTAGTGCAAGTTATCTAAATGAAAATCAAGAAATTAAAGATCTAAAACGTTCATTACAAGAAGCAGATCAAGCACTAACTGAAGCAAAAGCTGCAATCGCAGAGAAATCACACATTATTGAGAGCAAAGAAAGTGAAATCACAGCCATTAACGAAGCTGCCCAGCGCAAGGAAGTTATGGCAGAACTCATGAAGCCACTCAATAAAGAAAAAGGCGCAGTAATGCGTGACCTTCTAGAAAGCGTTCAGACAAGCAAGCTCAAAGCTGCTTATGATCGTTATCTTCCAGTAGTATTAGACGGAAAAGCACCAAGAGCTGAAAAGACAATGGTTGCTGAAAGCCGTGTAGCTAGAACTGGAGACAAAGAAGTTAAAACACCACAACCTGTAGAAGTTGACACAAGTAACATTGTAGAACTTCGCAAGTTGGCAGGCTTAAAGTAAAGTACTAGAGGAGACAAAAACAATGTCAGACGTACTATTAGAAAGCCGTTGGGGCGAAACAAAAGATGCTCTTCTAGAGGGTCTACAAGGCAATCGCCGCAGCAGCATGGCAGTTATTCTAGAGAACACAAAGAAGTATCTCTCAGAAGCTGCATCAACAGGCGCAACCGCAAGTGGTAACGTAGCCACACTCAACAGAGTTATCTTACCAGTTATCCGCCGCGTTATGCCAACAGTTATCGCCAACGAAATCGTTGGTGTTCAACCAATGCAGGGCCCAGTTGGCCAGATTCACACACTACGTGTTCGTTATGCAGAATCAATCACTTCAACAGCAAGTGGTGACCTCGGCACAGACACAGTAGCAGGTGATGAAGCTCTTAGCCCATTCAAAATTGCTACAGCATATTCAGGCACAACTTCATCAACATCAAGCACAGGTCGTGCAGGTGCAACAGCGGCTATGGAAGGTGACGGCGGTAGCCAGATCAGCATCCAGATCCTCAAGCAGCCAGTCGAAGCTAAAACACGTAAGTTACAAGCTCGCTGGACATTTGAGGCAGCTCAAGACGCACAGAGCATGCATGGTATTGATGTTGAAGCAGAAATTATGGCTGCTCTAGCACAAGAAATTACCGCTGAAATTGACCAAGAAGTTCTTGCTTCACTCCGCAGCCTTGCTGCAACTGAAGAAACCTTCAACCAGGCAGCAGTAAGTGGTACAGCTACCTACGTTGGTGACGAGCATGCAGCTCTTGCAGTTCTTATCAACCGTACAGCAAACAAGATTGCTCAGCGCACACGTCGTGGTGCAGGTAACTGGGCAGTTGTTAGCCAGGAAGCACTAACAGTTCTACAGAGCGCAAGCACAAGTGCATTTGCTCGTACAACAGAAGGTACTTTCGAAGCACCAACAAACACCAAATTTGTCGGTACACTTAACGGTGCAATGCGTGTTTATGTTGACGGTTATGCCGGCGACAGCAAAGCAGTACTCGTTGGTTACAAGGGTTCAAGTGAAACAGACGCAGCAGCATTCTACTGCCCATATGTTCCGCTAATGAGCTCAGGTACAGTACTTGACCCAAGCACATTTGAGCCAGTTGTTAGCTTTATGACACGCTACGGTTATGTAGAGCTATCAAACACCGCAAGTTCACTCGGTAATGCCGGTGACTATGTAGGTGAAGTTGCAATGCAAAACATTAGCTTCAGCTAATAACTAACTCATAAGTTGAGAAAGGGAGGCTTTATGCCTCCCTTTTTTTTAGCACCATCCGTTAGTATAATCTTTGTATTGTAATTGTAAAATTTTATAATATTGGCTGTCTGTTATTTTAGGTTTAGGATCTGTTGCTCTGTGGTTAACTACGGTCTGTGCACCTAAAAGACTAGCAATTACTGCATTATCTTTATAATTAAAAACATCTGTGTAAAAACCAGGATTGGGACCTAGCCTTGCAGTGTTAGTATTACAATGTTCTCTAACACCTAAACTATTTTCATAATAATAATCAAAATTATGTAAAAATTCATCTAGTGTAGGTGGCCCTATCCACAGCGCATCTTGAGCTCCGGTAGGAGAAAACATTGTGTGATAAAATCCACTAACAAATTTATCAACTGGATCTCGCCAAACTGCAATACGTGTATCACATTCTGCAAGTTGATTTTTATATTCCTCAAAATTTAAGGACTTAAAATATACACCAGGAGCATGTTTACTAAATGTATTGTATGCTTGAATTTCTGATGGATCTGCACCCCATAATACCTGTGCAATGTAACTCAATATACTTGTACTTGCACACTTTTGGTTGCGTACTATACCCCATGTATGATTTTTATAGGAAAATTTTAACAGGCTCATTCTATAAATACTTATGCTTATAAATTAGGCTTATGCGGCCCCACCGCGTACCAAGTAGAACTTGGATTGGACTTCTTGAAAGGAGAAAACAAATGGGTAGACCTCTAAGAACAGCAAAAACAGTTGATGGTAATTTTCACGTAGGTGACATTGGCGCAGATTCCGGTACAGGCGAACAAATTCAAATGATCGCATATGTTACAGGTGGAAGTGCAAATAATACATCAAGTATTACACAAAAAGGTACACATCGTTTTCGTGTAACAACAAGTGATGGCACTGAAACTTGTACACTTAAGGCAGTAGCAAGTGGTTCACTTGCCGAAGGTGAATGTCAGCTTACAGCCACAGACAGTGCGGCCGGTACATACTTTGTTAGTCGTGTTTCAAACAACTGGATTGAAATTGGTGCTTTAGGCACAGGTTCACAAGTTGCAGTAGGCGACCGTGTACAGTGGGTAAATGACCAAACTTCAGCAGTTGCTATCGATACCTCAACATATGCTATTGGTGATGTAAATCAACCAGGCAGATTCCAAGTTGTAACAAACTAATTTTTTTGGTATTGACAAATATAGAGGGCTACAGTATACTTTACTGTAGCCTTTTATTATGACTGAATTTGCTTTTATTCTAGGAAACGGAAAAACTCGCCTGGCATTTAATATTCCAGAATTGCGTAGCCGCGGCGTGGTTTATGCATGCAATGCTGTTTATAGAACAGATGAAGTTGATGTGTTAATAAGCACAGATCCTAGTATTAGTAACGAGATAATTGAAAGTGGGTATCCAGATACTCATGTTCATTACACTAGAGAACGGAATATAAAACCAGGGGTAAAAAGTAAAGCACTGGATCCACGCTGGCAAGGATATAGCAGTGGCCCAAACGCATTAGCACAAGCATGTAAAGATGGTTATCCATATTGCTTTATGATTGGAATGGATTTAGTAAGTGACAATTCCTACATAAACAACTTGTATGCTGGCACTGACAATTACAAAAATACTGACAGTGAGCCAACTTATCATGGAAACTGGGAAAACCAAATAACAGAGATAATCCAAGAGTTTAGTACGACTAGAATAGTTCATGTTAATCCCCTGTTAAAATATACGCCTGAATCCTGGAAACTGTATGCCAATTTTGAAATACATACAGTGGACAAGTTCAAAGCTATGATAAATATTTAAAATTGTATGAACAGGTATGACATATGTCTAGAACTCAGCGTGTAACAGGTGATTTAACTTTTGATCCTACAGGCACTATAAACTTAAACAGTAATACTATCATTACTGGAGACCTAACAGTTTCTGGTACAACTACAACAGTGTCAACTACTGATACTGTAATCAGTGACAGAGTAATTACTTTAAATGATGGTGAATCAGGTGCAGGTGTTACAGGAAGATATAGTGGTTTAGAAATAGATCGTGGATCACTTGCTAATGCTGAAATAGTTTTTGATGAAAATGATGATCTGTTTAAAATTACAACTAATGGCGGCAGCACATATACTCCAATTCTTACAGGTTCATCAGGTTCTGGTCTAACTGCTGTATTAGATGATACAAGTCCACAATTAGGTGGCAATTTAGATGTTAATTCCTATAACATTGTAACAGCAGCAGCATCTAATGGTGATATTACACTAGCTCCAGATGGCACAGGCAGAGTAGTTGTTAGTAGTGCAGCGGCCACCGTAGAAGAAGAATTAAAGTTGGATCAATATCTTAGATTAGTTGACCAGGGGGGTGCTCCAACTCAGATAGCAAGTTCCACTTTATTATATGCTGCAACAGCAGGCGGTGGCGGAACTGGACTCTTCTTTGTAGATAGTAGTACAAGTGACGAACTTGTAAGTAAAAGCAAAGCCATCGTTTATGGATTAATATTTTAAGGATTTAATATAATGGCTATAGCGCAACAACTAGTTTCAAATTCAGCAACTACAATATATACATCAAGTGGCAATAGTGCTACTACTGTTATTTTCTTTATGAATGATGACGCTAGTGCAAGAACACTAGACGTTTATGTTGTGCCTAACGGCGGCAGTGCAGGCACATCAACACAGATTATTAAAAATTTAAGTATTGATGCTGCTGATACCTATATTTTAAACATTGAAAAAATTGTGTTATCAAATGGTGACACTATTCAAGCAACAGCTAGTGCTATTAACAGTATCTATGCTACAGTAAGTTATGTAGGTATCTAATCATGCCTAGATTTATTAAAGTAAAAGATCCAATTTTTAGTGTAAAGGCACTTGACGGCGGCGGGTTAAGTGTCCCAGCAGGAACAACAGCAGATAGAAGTAATGTTCCTATAGCTGGTGAACTACGTTTTAATTTAGATACAAGCAGTTTAGAAGTTTATAATGGAACGTCATTTGTCAGTGTAGCAAACACTGGGTTTGCAAGCATTACACAAGACAGTTTTACAGGCGATGGTTCAACTTTAGCCTACACAATGAGTACAAGTGTAACAAGCAACCAAACACAACGCATTGTTGTTGCAGTAGGCAACGTTTATCAGAATCCAGCTAGTGCTTATACACTTAGCGGAACAACTATTACCTTTACAAGTCCTCCAGGCGCAGCAGAAACTATTACTGTTATTCACGGATATGATTCTGTAACATCTGGATAAAGTCCAATATAACATAAATAAACTTAACAGCACCCTGTCACCTCGGATGTTAGCATGGTGAGCGCAAGATAGCGGAGAACAAGTATGGCTATTAGTCGTATTGGAGGCAAAGCTCTAAGAGCTAATTTAGAAAGAGATTCCGATCTTGCGTTTAATACCGATACCCTAGTAGTTGATTATACAAATAGCCGCATTGGTATTGGTACAACTAGTCCTTCCCAATTATTTACAGTAGACGGGCAAGGTCAACTCACTAGTCTTAATGTTACAGATTTAACAAATACAAGAGTTATCTATGCAGGTGCAAGTGGTGAATTGCAAGATAGTGCGCTACTTACATTTGATGGCAGTGCTCTTACTGTTGATGGTTTACAACTTACAGATAATAAAATTACTGCTACAAGAAGCAATGATGATATTGTTCTAGTTGCTAGTGGTACTGGTAATGTTAATGTTAATAGCAGCAAGGTTGTAAATGCTGCTGATCCAACTAGTGCACAAGACCTTGCAACGAAGGCATATGTAGATAGTCAAGTAAGTAGTGGTATTGTTGGTACTGGTATGGAGATTACGCTAGGAACTCCAACAGATAGCAGTTTAACAAGTCCAGCAGCATATACGGGTTGGACAAGCAGCGTAAAAGTAACAGATGCTATTGATGATCTCAACGAAATGGTTGAAAATGTTCGTAACAATACCTTTGTTAAGAGTGTAGATTTTACCGCAGATCAAACAACAGGCGGTGCAGGATTAGTAGTAACACTTACTATTACTACTGTGGGCAATCCTAACAGATATGATATTACCTGGGGGGATGGAAGTGTTACCACAGGCACAACAGACAGCACGCCAACACATACATACAGTACAAATGTTGGCTCACCCTTTGATGTAACGGTTAGAGCATACAACAATGGCGGTAGCGGCACTGGTAGTGAAGCAAGTAAAACTAGATCAAGTTATATTACCATTTACACTGCAAATCCTGTAGTGAGTTTTGCAGCATATGCAGCTAGCAGTGGCGGTTCTCCTATTACACAATGGGACGATGGCGATACTGTATACTTCCAAAACAATACAACAAACATTGGCGCAGCAACAATTCAGTTCACCTGGGACTGGGGTGATGGATCTAGCGACGATGTAATTACAAATGATAGTTCAGCAGGCGGTACAGCAGGCGCAAGACTTGCTCATACATTTACAGCAAGCACAGAACAAGAAGTAACAAGAACAGTTACACTAACCCTAGACAGTCACAGTACAGCAACACCTGGTGTAACACCAACAAGCGACACTAACAATTATAAGATTTATGATACTCACACCCCTACTGTAACACTTAGCAGTACAAGTGGTATTAATCAGGAAGGCACTAGCGGCCATCCTGTTACATTTACAAACACAACAGAATCAACTATTGGTAACTATGCAACATACGGCATACAATATCAATACCAGTTTGGTGATGGAACAAGTAATGTAACAGTAAATGCTGGTACTGGTGCAGCAGGTGACAGAGGTGTTGGGCTTACCCATACCTATGCACTTAGCAGTGCTAACCAAGCAAATGGTGTTGCAGTTGACTATACTGGTACTTTAAGAGTTATTAGTAATCATACAAGTTCACCGTTTATAAGCAGTACATTTACCGTGCACGTCGAGCCTGATGTGCGAGCAAATATTGCTGCTACAGCGGTAACAGTAAGTGATGGTAGCAGCGATAATCAGTATACAATTTATGACTTTACTGATTTACTTGGCAACAACCGTGCTCTAGTTCGTGCTACAAACACTTCTCAAAATGCAGATGATTATGTATACAACTGGGCAGACGGCAGCACAAACGATACACCAAGTGAAGATGGATCAAGTGCTGGTAGTATTGGCGCTACACTAGATCATGATTATGCAGGTCAAAGTGTAAGCACTTACAACCTATCCTTTACAGCAAATGGAACTCCAGATATAACTGCACAAACAGATGTAGATACTAGCATTACATTTACTTTAAAAGCAACACCAAGTGCACCTGCAAACCTAAGCACAAAGAGTATAACACTTAGCGATGCTGCTCAAGGCACATTACCAGTATTGTGTGCAGGATTTACTGACAATACGGGCGCAGCAAGTACACTGGCAGCAGGCACTGCTCTTAACACATCAACAGCCAGACGTTACACTAGCGGTACTATTGACACAAGTACAGTAAATGATGCATACAATGGTGCAAGTGGTACACTAGCAGCAGAAATTAATGCTGTAAATGATGGCACAAAAACATTTACTACTACCACTGGGGAAACAGGAACATTTACAAGCCTTGTAGTTTCACAGCAAGTTGATTACAACAGCATCAATGGAAGTTACCCAAGTAATTTTTACCAGGTGTTTGATGCTAAGATTACAAAAGCATTATCAGGTTATAGTGTGGGTCTAAACGCTCAACGATTAACACATGACGCAACAGGCAATACAAACTATGTACATGTTTTGCGTGATGATGTTACATTAGTCCCAAATATTGCTGAAACTGGCACACTTACAGAAAGTTCGGGTGGTAGCAAGCGTTATATTTCAGGTATTCCTTATTACAACACAGGTTCGCCTACACTACAACTTGCTGGTACAACAATAGATGATTTGACAGGTCAAGCATACACTAACCAAACAAATATCGTTGAGATTGACAGTGGCACAAATGCCGAAGGCACAAGCAGCGCAGCAATTACTGGACAAGATTATACATATGCTAACATTGATGGTGCTAGTAGTATGCTTACAGGTGGTATTCCAAATGTAGACACTGGCGTGAGTTCAGCATATGCTATTGGTAACTTAAGTATTCCTGTAACAAGCTCTAGTGTAAGAACAGTTGAGCAATTACAAATTCGTGCAAGAAACGCTAACGGCATTGGTAGTTATGCTAATATTAATGAAAAAGTTCAAGTGCATACCGCAGCGCAGAGCGGTATTAGTGAAATTGCTATTGCAGTAAGCGATAGTTTAGGTGCTGGATTTGATGACGACGGTGTTCGCATATTTGACTTTAATGCAGCAACTACAGATACACCAACATTCAATGGTGCTACAAACTTCTACACAAACAGTCCTTATACTGAAAGTGCAGATCCAGGTGTTGAAGGAACCAAAGAAGCAACTATTAGATTGGGTGTTCTCAAATATGATGTAACAGATTATAGCACAGGCTTCCTGCCAGTAGGTCCAGATCGCAGTGCTGATACAGGAACACAATACTTTACATTTGCATTCCGTAGAACTACAATGGCTAACTTTGATATTAACATTACAAGCAGTGGCATTGCAGGACTTTGGATTGCAGCGCCTGGCACTGCTATTGACAGTGCAAGTGGTCTTAATGGTTGGTTAGATGCTAGTACAACTTACGGTGGTAGTGGTGTACCAGGAAGTAATACAGGCAGTGGCGGTAACGGAAGTAACGGCTGTGCGTTTACTTCAGGTGATAGAATAGCAACAAGCACTTCACTCAGTGGAGGTTACACAATGACATTAGGTAGTGAAAACGCCACCAATGCAACAGGCAATGTTGTGCTGGTGCGTATTGCACTAACAAGTGGGCAAAGTGTAACAGCACTTAGCGTAGGAGTTGCAAGTTAATGGCTATTACAGACACCCAAAAAGTTGACTTCTTATGGAAAAAACTAGGCTTTGGTGCAACTAAAACAGATACTAATGCTGCTAAAAAAGCTCCTAACGAAGCTATTGCAAGTCCACTGTTACTACGTGGCGATAAAGTTTGGAAACAGGCAAGCAGTATTCCTGCTATTCAACCGGGATCAAGTACTGGTGTTGTAACAGTTTACCCTACAAGTAGTCCTATTGAGTGTACTCTTGACGGTACGGCAACAGCAAATAGAACTTGGAAAACAGGACAAACAGACTGGATTCCACCAGAAATTGCTTCAACATATCAGGCTAAAGTTTATATTCATACCAGCGGATCCGCTGGTACCGCAGCAAGCGGTGGTACCCAAGTATTTGCAACTGGTAGTGGCAATGACGACGAATGGTATTTTGATTATCAGTCAGGTGTACTACACTTTATTGGAACAAATCTACCAAATGGTGTAAGTTTTACAGGCAAGAGTGTCTATATTGCGGCTGCAAGATACACCGGCACGTTTGGTGTTGGTGCTGACGCTAGTGAACTTGGTGCCTTCACATTTACAGACAACAGAATAAAAACTACTGTTACTAACGAAGAAATAATTCTTGAACCTGCTGGTACCGGCTATGTTGCTATTGATAGTACCACTGGACTTATTATTCCAGTAGGAACAACAGGTGAACGTCCAACAGCACAGACTGGTATGATACGCTTTAACAGCACTGATAGCCAAGTTGAAGTTTATAATGGAACTAGTTGGGTAGGTGTAGGCGCAGTAAACACAGTTACTTTTGATGAATTTGATGGCGACAACAGTACTACGGCATTTACCTTAAGTCAAACAGCCACAGCCGGTTCTGCCCTTGTAAGCATAAATGGTACCGTTCAAGAAGTAACAAATACCTATTCTATTAGTGGAACTACATTAACATTTAATGAAGCACCTGCAAGTGGCGATAAGATACAAGTGCGTAACTTTTTTAGTGGCCAATCTGTAAATTTAAGTTCTGCTTCTATTGCTGACGCAGATAACGATACCAAAATACAAGTTGAAGAAAGTGCAGACGAAGATACTATACGCTTTGACATAGCTGGTACAGAGAAAGCAAGTATAGCTGCAAGCACTACTACAGTAAAAAATGATCTTGTTGTAGAAGGTGCAATTAAAAGTGATACATTTTACTTTGTAAGACGCACTACTAATACAAATATCGTGTATCCAGGTAGTTATGGTAATGTTACTATTGATTATGAAGATGCGGCAGTAGATTACGGAAGCACAGATGCAATGTGGAGCAGTACAACAGATAGATTTACTCCTACTATAGCAGGCTTGTGGTACTTCCGTGCCAGTGTTGATGCATACAGCGGCGCAACACAAGAAGGTGGTATTTCTATTAATCTCAACGGTTCTGCACATAGTAGCACAGGTAGTATTGGTGCTATTAGACCTCAAATTACAGCACACATTTATATGAATGGTTCTACAGACTATGTAACATTTTCAGCTTATACACAGAGTTCAACCACTCGAGGACAAAGTGCTACTGTTAGTTTCTTTGAAGCATTGCTAGTAAAACAAGCAGAATAGCATAACTAACTTAGTCAAACACAAATAAACCAGTTTTTACAACTAATTTTATAGTTTTCTTACCACGCAAAACTTCAAGTTCCACCTTTTGATTGGGTTTAACAGTATCCATTGCAAGCCCAATATCTGCAGGGAAATTTATATCACGACCATTTATTTTTAATAGTATGTCATTCTTTTTGAGTTTGCCTGTTTTGTCTACTGGTCCGTCTTTTAGTATTTCCTCGATAATTATTTTGCCTAAATCATTATCTACAACAAATGCAATACCCAGTCTTCCTCGCTCAACTTTGCCATCCGTGATTAAAGTATTAATTATATAATTAACATTGTTGCTGGTAACACTAAAATTTATACCAATGTTTCCGCCCTGTGGACTTATAATAAAACTGTTTACGCCTACTACTTCGCCATTTTCATTAAAAAGCGGTCCGCCACTGTTGCCCTGATTGATACTAACATCTGACTGAATAACTTCTTGCCAGGTATTGGTGGATCTCTTTTTTGTTGCACTTACAATGCCCTGTGTTACTGTCCATTTTTGTCCAACAGGATGACCTATAGCAAATACTTGGTCGCCTTTTCTTACCTTGTCGCTATTACCTAAAGTTAGTGGATCAATTTTATTTAATTTTTCTTTGCCGTCGGAGTTAGACATCTCCAACACTGCTAAATCACTTACTTCGTCAGCACCTAAAACTTTTGCAGGGTATTTTTTTAAATCGTTATGGAAAAATATATATGGTCGGCTGTTTTTTTCTTTACTGTCTACTACATGTTCATTAGTAACGATGTATTTTTTATTGTTTACTGAAACAACAAAACAGCTACCTAGGCTATTTGAACTATCCTGATTTTTATTAAAAAAATCTTTAAAAGGATCTTCTTGATTTTCAGGCTGCTTGTATTCTTTAGGACCCTCGATTTCTTTTGATGGGCCTTTAGATTGGAATTCTACAAGACAAACACTTTTTTCTGCTTGTTCTATAGCATCTGCAAAACTATGTGCATAGACATTACCTGATGGTAAAAGTACCGAGAGGCTTACCGCTGCTGGCATCAATTTTTTCAACATAATTGTTTACTTTCCTTGCAAGAGAGCTTCTTGATTGTGCCACTTTCTTAGTATAACACTTTTTGCAGAAATGTAAATCAGAACCGGATTTAAATTCTTTACTGGTTCTGTAGAAAATATCGTTGCAACAGTTACATTGTAAAATATAATTTGTTATAGTGCTCTTAACTTTTTCTTTTTTGCCGTTTCTGGTCCTAGTATAATGTCTTGACTGTTTTTCCGCTCCAATTAACATAATAATATTTAGCACACTGCTAGCTTGAAATGTAAATAAATATAATAAATGTTCCAAGGAGATCTATAATTATGGCCAAACAAACGGTAAACATTGGTGCGGCAGCCAACGATGGCACAGGCGATGCATTACGCACTGCTTTTGATAAAATCAACGACAATTTTAATGAGTTATATGCAGTTACTGGTGCGGGCACAGGTCAAAATATTGCTATAAGTGGTAACAGTGTTATTAGTGAAAATAGCAATGGAAATATCATTCTTGACCCTAATGGGACAGGCCGTGTAGTTTTAGCAACATCAGCAGAACTAAGATTTACTACACATACTGATAATGCTGTTCTATATGTAGATTCAGACGGTGATGTACAGTTAAGTTCCGCTCTTACTTTTAATGGATCAACTCTAAGCACAACTGGATCCATTAGTGTTAATTCAAGATTAAAATTTGAAAATAATGTTATAAGCACACAAACTACAAATGATGATATTGATATAGATCCTGCAGGAACTGGGCTTGTAAACTTTAATATTGCAACACAAACTACAGTTGGCGCAGCAGGCATTGCAAACGCACTACCAGCAACTCCAGAAGGATATGCACAGTTTAAAATCAATGGTACAGCATATGTTATTCCATTTTATCTAGTAAGTTAAGGAGTTGATTGATGGCTAAACAAACTGTCAATATTGGCACAAACCAAGACGATGGTACAGGCGATCTACTCAGAGTTGCCTTTCAAAAAATAAATAGCAACTTTACTGAACTTTACAATGAAGTAGGTGGAGACAGTTTAAGTAATTTACGCTTTAGTGGTAGTACAATTACAACTGACACAACGAATAGCAACCTAATTCTTAATCCAAATGGAACAGGACAAGTAAGAGTAGAAGGTAACAGTTTATTTGTTGGCGATATTACAGTAACTGGCGATGCTACTATACAAACAGACCTAGCAGTTACTGGTAATACAGCATTGACTGGCACATTGACAGTAACAGGAGTAACCACCCTTGGAACATTGGTTATTACTAGTGTAAGTGCAGGAAGTGGAACATATACAGGAAATTTAACCGTACAAGGTAATACTGATCTACAAGGTAATGTAGACATAGGCGATACCTCAACTGATACTGTTACTGTTACTGGTAGATTCGATAGCAGTTTAGTACCAAGTATTACAGAAACAAATGACATAGGTAGTAGCAGTTTACGCTGGAGAGACATATACGCTCAAGATGGTAATTTTAGTGGTAACATTGATGTTACTGGTAATGTTACTATTGGGGGTAATATTACAATAGGCGATGCTAACACTGATAGTATAACAATCACTGCTGATCTTACTAGTGATATTATTCCCAATGCAGGTAGTACATATGACATAGGTGCTATTGGCAAAACATGGCAAAATGTTTATGCAGATGGATTTACAGGAAATTTAACTGGCAATGTAACAGGTGATGTAACTGGTAATATTACATCAAGTGGAGCAAGTTCATTTAGCGGAACTGTTGATTTATCTGGCGCTACTGTTAGTAATGCTGCTTTTAACTTAACAGGCGATCTAACTGGAAATGTTACTGGAAACATATCAAGCAGTGGTACAAGTACTTTTGCTACTATAGATATTAACACTGCTATGACTGTAGGAACAAGTGTTACACTAGATGCATCTACAACTTTCGATGCTGGCGCAAACAAACTTACTAATTTATCAGATCCAACCTTAGCACAAGACGCTGCAACCAAAGCGTATGTAGATAGTGCTGTTAATTGGATTCTTGTAGATGATACAAGCACTGCTACTACTATTACTGGTGGCGAATATCTAGCAATACTTGGTGGCAGTGGTGTTAGTACAGTAACAACAAATGATACTCTTACTATTAGTAGTACTGATACTCTTGCAACAGTTACTAGTAGAGGTAGTAGTACTAGTACAGCAGTAAACTTTACTAGTGGAGTCACGGCAAGTCAACTTATAGTAGACAGTATTACTATAAACGACAACAACATAACCACAAACACGACAAATGCTGACCTTATGCTAGTTCCTGGTGGCGTAGGGAATGTAGTAGTAGATAGTAGTATAAGGCTTACTCAACAGGGTGGAGATCCACCTGTAGACTCAAGCAGCGGTTATGTTTATGTTAAAGATGATTCTGGTGCAGAAGTGCATGTAATGGACGGTGCTGGAAACATAACTAAAATTTCTCCGCATAATGATGCTGGCGAATGGGAATATTACAGTGTTAACAAACGAACTGGTAAAACAATTCGTATCAACATGGAACGTATGATTCGTAAACTAGAAGAACTTACTGGCGAAACTTTTATAGAGACTAAATAATATTAGTTAGACGCTCGTTTCTAACACCATCCCCCCTTCTACATGCCTATCGTTACGATGTTTTCGGCATCGTTTCCTGCTGGCTATGCAAAAAACCCTTAAAATAAAATAAATAAGGTTAGAATATGTAAATCATATCTTATCCGTGGAGGGAAAATTTAATATGGCCATAACACGTATTAAAACCAACCAGATTACAGATCTTGCAGTTACTAATGCTAAGATTGCTAATTCTACCATTGCCGGCGGTAAATTAGCCGACGATCTTACATATGGCAGTAACCTTACTGTTTCTGGTAACCTAACAGTTAGTGGTACAACCACAGCAGTTAGTACAACAAACACACGAGTTGATGACGCTATCATTACTTTGGCTCAGGGCACATCCGGTGCTCCAACTGAAGATGCTGGTATCTTAATTGACCGTGGTAGTTCTTCCAACGTTGCTTTACTATGGGATGAATCAGCAGATCAATTTGTTCTTGCTGATGTCGGATCAGAAGACGGTGACACAGCTGGAAACGTAACTATTAGCTCCTACAGCCCACTTCAAATTGGCGAACTTACAGCAACAGGCGCAACGGCTGGTAATGTCCAAGTTGGCGTTACAGGAGACAACGAAATTGACACATCAAGCGGCAACTTAACCATCGACAGTGCTGGTGGTACTATTACACTTGATGACAATGTTACTATTAGTGGAACATTAAGTGTTTCAGGTGGTAATTTAACAACAAACGTTACTGACACACAAGTAATGTTTTCAAGCAGCGGCGTTATTTCTGGCGCAGCAACCCTTACCTGGGACGGCACAGACCTAACAGCAGGCAGTGCAAAAATTAGTGACCTTACAGATAACAGAATTGTTATTGCTGGTGCAAGTGGTGCTATTGAAGACGACGCAAACCTTACAATGGACGGAACAACCTTTAAAGTTGGTGGTGGCTATGGCTCAACAGGCTTTAGCATTACAATGGAAGGTAACACAAGCACAAACGGTACACTTACCGTAGACGGCACATCAACACTTGGTGTTATTAATGCAAGTGGACTTGCTTCACTTGATGGTGGTATTGATGTTGATGGTGCTTTCACAGTAGCAGACACATCAGGTAATGTTGCTACAACTGGTACACTAGATGTAGGCGGTCTTGCCTCACTTGATGGTGGTATTGATGTTGATGGTGCATTTACTGTTGCAGACACATCAGGTAATGTTGTTACCACTGGTACATTAAGTGCAGGTGCAACTACATTATCAAGCGCAGCGATTAGTGACTTAACAGATAATCGCATTGTGTTTGCAGGTGCTAGCGGTGAACTAGAAGACAGTGCAAACCTAACTTTTGATGGTACTACATTTGAAGTTGGTGGTGGTTACGGTGCTACTGGTGTTGATATCGCTATGGATGGTAACATCAGCACAAACGGTACACTAACTGTTGACGGTACTTCAACACTAGGTGTTGTTAACGCAAGTGGTCTTGCATCACTTGATGGTGGTATTGATGTAGACGGTGCATTTACCGTAGCAGATACAACAGGTAATGTTGTTACAAGTGGTACATTAAGTGCTGGTAATACATCAGTTGCTACACTAGATGCTTCAGGTCTTGCTTCACTAGATGGTGGTATTGACGTAGATGGCGCATTTACAGTAGCAGATACAACAGGTAATGTTAATACAACTGGTACACTCACCGTTGGCGGTGCAACTACACTTAATGGTGCAGTTACATTAGGCGACGCAAGTGGCGACGCTATTACTGTTACAGGTACAGCAACATTTGGTCAAAGTGCAGACTTTGACGGCGGCTTTACAGTTGCAGCAAGTCAAACAATTGACGTTGGTACAAACAAAATCACTAACATGGCTGATCCAGTTTCAAACCAAGATGCAGCAACCAAAGCATATGTTGACTCACAGACATCAGGAACAAATACAACTGTTACTGACGGAAGTGCAAGTGATACATTTATCCTTGGTGACACAATTACATTTTCTGCTACAGCAAATGAAACAACAACCGCGGTTACAGTAGGCGGTAGTGGTCCAATTGTTACTATTGGTTTACCAGACGATGTTACAATCGGTGGTGTACTTACAGTTACAGGCAACTTGGTTGTTAACGGTACAACTACTACACTATCAACAACTAACTCAGTAGTTGAAGACAACTTGATCGAGTTAGGTAACGGCACAACTGGCGTTCCTGCTAATGACTCAGGTCTTATCATCGAACGTGGTGATTCCGCCAATGCATTGTTTATCTGGGACGAATCAGCAGATGTCTTCGCATTTGGTACTACATCAGCAGCCGCAAGTGCAACTGGTAATATCACATTTACAGATGCTGGTATTAGTGCAAGTACAGGTGCTTTCAGTAGTACACTAAGCGTAACTGGCACAACTACAGCAGGTGTTGTAAACCTAAGCGGTCTACTAAGTGCAGATGCTGGTATTGATGTTGATGGAGCATTTACAGTTGCTGACACATCAGGTAATGTTGCTACAACTGGTACACTAGATGTAGGCGGTCTTGCCTCACTTGATGGCGGTATTGATGTAGATGGTGCGTTTACCGTAGCAAATACATCAGGTAACATTGCTACAACTGGTACATTAAATGTTACTAGTACCTCAACTCTTGGTGTTATCAACGCAAGTGGACTTGCTTCACTTGACGGTGGTATTGATGTTGATGGTGCGTTCACCGTAGCAGATACATCAGGTAACGTTGTTACAACTGGTACATTAAGCGCAGGTGCAACTACATTATCAAGCGCAGCCGTAAGTGACCTAACAAACAATCGTATTGTTATTGCTGGCACAAGCGGTGAACTAGAAGACGATGCAAACCTAACATTTGACGGCACAACTTTTGAAGTTGGCGGTGGTTACGGCGCAACTGGTGTTGACATTGATATGTCAGGTAACATTAGTGCTAATGGCGGTATTACTGTTGATGGTACTTCAACACTTGGTATTATCAACGCAAGTGGACTTGCTTCACTTGACGGTGGTATTGATGTAGACGGCGCATTTACTGTTGCTGACTCAACAGGTAATGTTAGCACAAGTGGTACATTAGATGTTACTGGTACTTCAACACTTGGTGTCATTAATGCAAGTGGACTAGCAAGCCTAGACGCTGGTATTGATGTAGATGGTGCATTTACAGTAGCAGATACAACAGGTAATGTTGTTACAACAGGTACATTAACTGCTGGTAATACATCAGTTGGTACACTTGATGCTTCCGGTCTAGCAAGCCTAGACGGCGGTATTGATGTTGACGGTGCGTTTACTGTTGCAAATACATCAGGTAATGTGAGCACAAGTGGCACATTGGCTGCTGGTAATACAACAATTACAGGTACATTGGACGTTACTGGACTTGCAAGTCTTGATGGTGGTATTGATGTTGATGGTGCGTTTACAGTTGCTGATACATCAGGTAACGTTGCAACAACTGGTACACTAAGTGCTGGTGCAACTACACTTTCAAGTGCTGCTGTTAGTGACCTAACAAGTGGTCGTGTAGTACTTGCAGGTACTAGTGGTGAACTAGAAGATAGTGGTAACTTAACATTTAATGGTAGTACACTTGCTGTTACAGGTGCTATTACAGCATCAAGCAATGTTGACATTGCAGACGCCGGCTCACTAAGAGTTGGTACAGGCAATGACTTTACTATCAACCATAATGGTACAGACACAACTATTGCAAACGGTACTGGTATCCTTGCTATTAACGGTACAGCAACTAGCTCAATTCGTGTTAACGAAGCAGGCGCAAATGTTGACTTTGTTGTAGAAGGTGATAGTAACACTGCACTACTAACAGTTGATGCAAGTGGTGATAATGTTGGTATTGGTGGTGCACCAAATGCTAATGCAGTATTCCATGTTAACGATACTGGTGCAATGATTACAGCAACTGGTACAACAGGACAACGTCCTGCCACAGGCGTGACAGGTATGTTCCGCTTCAACACTACACTAAACACAGTTGAATATTACGGTAACAGTGCATGGGCAAGTGTTAGCTCAGACTTTACAGTTGCTACATCACAAACATTTAACGGTGACAACAGCACAGTAGCATTTACACTTAATGCACTAACTGGCGCAGACAGTTATTCAAGTGCTGGTGTACTTGTCATGCTAAACGGTGTCGTGCAGGAGCCAACAACAGTTTATGGTGTTACTGGTACTACACTTACATTTACAACTGCTCCATCAAGCGGTGACTTGATTGAAGTTCGTAAGTTTACTACAACTACAACAGTTAACGCACTAGCTGACGCTGATGGTGACACACAAGTACAGGTTGAAGAATCAAGTGATGAAGACATCATACGTTTTGATGTTGCTGGTAGCGAGATCATGAGACTGACAGGTTCCGCCTTACTACCAAATGTTGACTCAGATGGTACTACTGGTTATGACCTTGGTGGTTCAAGCAACAAGTGGCGTAGTTTGTATGTATCTAGTGGCACAATCCACTTAGGTTCACTACAACTTAAGGATAGTGGTAGCAATACTCTAGAAATCTTCCAGAGTGATGGTTCAACACCAGCAGGCACAGTAGTTAGTGACTTTGTAACTGGTAACCAAGGCGACGTTCGCTTTATGGATGCAGACGGTAGCAACTTTGTTGCATTCCAAGCTCCTGCAACTGTAGCAAGCAATGTAACCTGGACACTTCCTAATGCAGATACCGGAGTTGCTGGTTATTCACTACAAAGTGATGGCGCAGGCAACCTAAGTTGGGGTCCAGCAGGTGCTACAACTACAAGTGATACTACAACAAATGCTGAAGAACAACTTTACTTTGGTGATATCACAAGTGGTGCTGTTACCGCAGTTCACCATGACGCTGGATTAACATACAATCCAAGCACTGGTACGCTTACAAGTGATACCTTTAATGGTAATGTAACAGGTAATGTAACAGGTAATGTAACATCAACTGGTACATCAACATTTACTACAATTGACGTAAATGGTGGTGCTATTGATGGTGCCATTATTGGTGCTAACTCAGCAGCAGCAGGTACATTTACAACTGTTACTACTAGTGGTAATGGTTCAATTGGTGGTAACTTGACTGTTACAGGTAACTTAACAATTAATGGTACTACAGTTACTAATAATGCTGATAACCTAGTAGTTAATGACGCCCTAATTGAACTCAATAACGGCGCAACATCAAATGCAAGTGACCTTGGTATTGTTATGGAGCGTGGTTCAACTGGTGACAATGCGTTCATGGGTTGGGACGAAAGTACTGACAAGTTTATTGTTGGTACAACCACAGCAACAGGTGCTTCAAGCGGTGACTTAACAATCAGTGCTGGTACACTTGTAGCAGCGACTTTTGAAGGTGCTCTAAGTGGTAACGCCACAACAGCAAGTGCTTGGGCAACTGGTAGAACAATAACCCTAACAGGTGATGTTACTGGTACAAGTGGTGCATTTGATGGTTCAGGTAACTTGTCATTTGCTACAACCATTGCTGCTAACTCAGTTGCTCTTGGTACTGATACTACAGGCAACTATGTTGCTACAGGTGCAGTAAGTGGTAACGGTTTAAGTGGTAGTGCAAGTAGTGAAGGTGCAACATTTACTGTTACATCAAACGCTACTAACGCAAACACTGCTTCAACCATCGTGTTCCGCGATGGTAGTGGTAACTTTAGTGCTGGTGTTATTAGTGCTACATCAACTGCTGCTAGATACGCTGACTTGGCAGAAAAATATGCTGCTGACGAAGATATCGAAGCAGGTACAGTTGTAATGTTCGTAGGTGAAGGTAAAGTTGCAGCATGTGATGCAGACGCAAGTCGTGCAGTAGCAGGCATTGTTTCAACTGATCCAGCTTACCTAATGAACACTGCACAAGACGGTGTTGCACTTGCTCTTGCAGGACGTGTACCTTGTAAGGTAACAGGCCCTGTAGCAGCAGGCGACCTAATGGTTAGCGCAGGCAACGGTATGGCTCGTGCAGAGGCAAACCCAGCAATAGGCACAGTAATAGGCAAAGCTATTGAGGCAAATGAAGGTGGCGAAGGTGTCATCGAAGTATTGGCATTAATGATGTAATAACAATTACAGGCTTACAGAGAATAGGGAGGATTAGTCCTCCCTATTTTTTTTGGATAAATACAATATAAATTAGGATGTATCAGTATGGCTTTCACTAGACCTAGAGCAGCACAAATTGACTTCGACGTTACCAATATATCAGACCCGCTACTTAGACTTAACAGTGGGCAAAGTGGTAGTGCAGACAAAGATGTAGGTATTGTTATTGAACGTGGCAGTGATACCAATGTTGCTTTAATTTATGATGAAAGTGCTGATGAGTTTGTACTAGTTAATACTACAGAAGATGGAACTACCAGCGGTAATGTAACTATTAGCAGTTATGCTGATTTACAAGTTGGAACAATTAACACAGCCACATTAGAAATAGGCGGCACTGCCGTAACATCAACAGCAACTGAACTTAACTTGCTAGATGGAGTAACTGGAACACTAGTAACTGAAGCAGGCACACAAACACTAACAAACAAAACACTAACTAGCCCAACTATTAGTGATCCAACATTAACTGGTACCTTTGCATTTACCTCAGACGCAACTTCAACACCTGCAATGACATTAACAGCCAACAGTATCAGTGACGGTGTAGGTACTTTGAGAATAAACGGCGCACAAGCAGATATATTCCTAAACCCTGCTACTGCTACACATACCACTGTAACTTTTGCAGTTAACGATGACCAGCGTCTTGCGTTTGGTATGGACAACAACAGTGATTTCTATATCACAAGAAGAACAAGTAGCACATGGTATGATGATACTTTTGTATTGGATAGAGATACCGGTTTACTTAGTTTAGGATATGGCGCAACTGTCGCAGGCGGTGATTTTACTATTAACGATGCAGATTATCAAATCATACACGGTGACACAGCTTACAACCAAAAACAATATGTGTTATATGGAACAACAACCAACGCTACAGAAACAGAAATATTTGTAGGCGGAACAGCAAGCAGTCGTATACCAGTTGCAAGTAATACAACAGTTTTCTATGAAGTAGATATTGTTGCAAGACGCACTGACGCTACTGGCGAAAGTGGTGGCTGGCATTTAAAAGCAGTAGCAGATAACTTTAGTGGTACAGTTGCAGACGTTGGGACTGTATATGAGGTCCAGGTAGCTACAGATGATGCAAACTATGCTGTGGATGCTAGAGCAGATAATACTAACGATTCTATTGGCATATATGTAACAGGCGTAGCAGCAAAAACAATTAGATGGACTGCAATAGTTAGAACTTTTGAGGTAGCACAATAATGGCAAGACGTAATAGAAGTTTTTTCTTTGATAATAAAACTGGTAAACTACAATCTGATGGTAAGACACTAATTGACACAACCAGTTCAGATAACATTGCACAGGTAAAAGGCTCAACAGCAGGTAATCCAGTTCAGTTATTAGCAGCAGGTGACGACACTAACATTGATATTAGAATCACACCAAAAGGAGCTGGTAATGTAGAAATTTTAGCTCCATTGGAAATATTGACCGGTAAGCGTATTATTGATAGTGCTGGCACTAATGTTGAATTTGGCGATGATATCCATATGAACAGTAACAAGATTACAAATCTTGGTACACCAAGTGCTTCTACTGATGCTGCTACAAAAGGTTATGTTGACACTAACTACTTGCCACTTACAGGCGGTACAATTAGCAGCAATCTTACTGTCAGTGGAAACTTTACAGTCAGCGGCACAACTACAACAATTAACACAACTACACTTAGTGTTGCAGACAATCTTATTGATTTAAACAGTGATGTAACCAGCGGCACGCCTACTGAAAATGCTGGTATTAGAGTGTTGCGTGGTGATAGCAATGCTGTACAATTGCGTTGGAATGAAACATCTGATGTCTGGGAAATGACCACAGATGGTAGCACCTATCAAACTATTGGCAGTTTAGCCAGCAGTGATACAGATGATCTTAGCGAAGGATCAACTAACCTGTACTATACAGATGCTAGAGTTAGAAGTGCTATCAGTGTAACAGATGCAGGCGGCGATGGTAGTCTTACTTACAATAGTTCAACTGGAGTTATAACCTATACAGGACCTGACGCACTGGCATTAGCAGGCGGTACTATGAGTGGTGCCATTGCAATGGGTACTAATAAAATTACTGACATGGGTGATCCTACTGCGGCGCAAGATGCTGCTACTAAGGCATATGTTGACAGTCAAGTAAGTAGTGTGCCAACAGGCGACATCACAAGCGTTACAGCAAGCACAGGGTTATCTGGCGGAGGAGACACAGGTGATGTTACACTTAGTATTGACAGTACAGTTGCTACCCTTACTGGAACACAAACATTAACAAATAAAACCCTAACAAGTCCAGAAATTACTACAGACATTAGACTCAATGCACAAGCAGAATTAGAGTTTTATGATAGTGATAGCAGTCATTATGTGTCGTTGAGAGCACCTGCTACAATATCAAGTAGTGTGACTTGGACATTGCCAAATACTGATGGTACAGAAGGACAAGTACTTAGTACTAATGGTGCTGGTGTCTTTAGTTGGGCTGATGCTGGTTCTGGTGGTGGAAGCTCTGGCGCAAGTTATCCAAATTCAACATTTAGTACAGTGCCAGGAACTGATGGCAATTTTGACATGAGTTATAATGTTGCACAAACAACCCAAGAAACACCATTTGAAGCAAGCGGTACTGATGCCTTTGGTGTAAACTTGGGTAGTGTGTTTAGTTTAATGGATCCAGTTGGTAGTTTAGAAAGTATAGACTATGGTGATAGCGAGGCATATGTGGGCGCATAAATAGTAGGTTAACAGGAGTTTAAGATGCCAACAACAGTACAATTTAGACGAGGAAATACTTCCCAAAACGATTCCTTTACAGGCGCGGCTGGTGAACTTAGTATTGATACAACTTTAAATACTATCAGAGTTCATGATAATAGTACTGCTGGTGGGTACGAACTCACAATGAATAGTGCTACTCAAACTCTTACAAATAAGACTCTTACAAGTCCAGTAATTAGTAGTATCAGTAATACGGGCACACTTACATTACCAACCTCAACAGACACATTAGTTGGTAGAGCAACAACTGATACATTAACAAACAAAACACTTACTTCTCCAGTTATTAGCAGTATCAGTAATACTGGTACACTTACATTACCAACCTCAACAGACACATTAGTTGGTAGAGCAACAACTGATACATTAACAAACAAGACTCTTGCGAGTCCAACAATTACTGGTACTGCTACTGTAGCGTCAATGACCATTAGTGGTGATTTAACAGTTAGTGGTACTACTGTTACCAACAACGCAACAAACCTAGTAGTTAATGACGCTCTAATTGAACTTAACCATAGTTTAACTGGTGCTAATACAAATGACTTAGGTCTTGTCCTAGAGCGTGGTTCAACAGGCGATAACGCATTTATTGGTTGGGATGAGAGTGCAGACAAATTCATAGTAGGCACTACCACAGCAACAGGTGCTAGTACTGGTGACTTAACAATTACAAGTGGTACACTTGTAGCAGCGACTTTTGAAGGCGCTCTAAGTGGTAATGCAAGTACAGCAAGTGCTTGGGCTACAGGCAGAACAATTTCATTAACAGGTGACGTTACAGGTACTAGTGGCTCATTTGACGGCAGTGGCAACTTATCATTTGCTACAGACATTGCTGCTAGTGGCGTAAGTGCAGGGTCCTATGGTAGTGCAACTGCTATCCCTGTAATTACTATTGCAGCAGATGGTCGTATTACTAGTGCGTCAACTAGTGGTATTACGGTAGGCAACGGCACACTCACAATGAATGTAAGTGGTACAGGCCTTAGCGGTAGTCAAACATTTACTGCTAACCAATCAGGAAACGCTACTTTCACAGTAACAAGTAATGCTACAAGTGCAAATACAGCAAGCACTATTGTTGCTCGCGATGCTAGTGGTAACTTTACTGCTGGAGTTATTACTGCTACAGCAACCGCTGCTAGATACGCTGACTTGGCGGAACGATATGCGGCAGATGCAGAATATGAACCTGGCACAATAGTATGCTTGGGAGGTGAAGCAGAAGTTACGCAATCCACTAAAGCATTAGACAAAAAAGTAATTGGTATTGTGTCTACTGATCCAGCATATTTAATGAATAAAGATCTAGAAAACAGTGTTGCAGTAGCTCTAACTGGCCGTGTTCCATGTAAAGTAATTGGTGCAGTAGCAAAAGGTGATATGCTAGTATCAAGTGCTACCCCAGGACATGCAATGGCCTGGCATGAAGAAGGTGATCCACCCTATGGTAGCGTAATTGGCAAATCTATAGAAAACAAAGATTCATCTGCTGCGGGCGTAATTGAAGTTGCTGTTGGCATAAAATAATGTACAAATTTTATACTAGTGAATACGAGGGCGAAACAGTTTCGGATTCAGTTCACTGGCGTGACGGAAATAAAGATAGCAATGGTGTCTGGATTCCGAAAACTATTATTAATGAAGGGCACACCGATGTTGCTCATGTTATAGGCAATGGTCCGAGTAGACTTAAACACAAACTTGAGTTTTTGCACGGCCAAGTAGGTGGTGAAGGTGGTCCACACAGTGTAGGCCAAAGTTATGGTTGCAATCAGTTGTTCCAGGACTTTAATCCTACATTCTTATTTTGCGTAAATCCTGAAATATTACAGTGGATAGTGGATTCCAACTACTGTGAAGACAATATTGTTTACACTACTAGAAAAAATCTAATTAAATTTCCAGGTAAATTTCATCTTTATCCTCACTATGAACCCTTGTTTATGGGTCCTGCCGCTCTAAGACTAGCCTGTGCTGATGGTCATAAAAAGATTTTTATGATTGGCTGTGACTTTTATGCGCCAAATACCAAATCACATATCTATCCTGCAACTGCTCATTCCTATCTAGAAATGCAAGATACTACAAAATTAAGAGAAAAACTTATACGGCAGTTTATTAATGTTATGGAATTATATGATGATGTTGAATTTTATCATGTTATATCTGAACAAGTGAACGACCCGCATCATTCAATAGAAGAGTTTAACTGGTTAGATAATGTTAAATGTGTTGGATCTTTGCAGTATATTAATATGGCTGGACTAGGCGCCGTTCACCGCACCAAATAAGTCAGTAATAGTTGCTATTTTTTTCTTTATTTCTTCTGCTTGAATTGTATTAAATACGCCAGGATGTAATGGTTTAGGCCATCCTTCTATAGTTGTCCAAGCATAACCCTTGTGTTCAGTATTAAGTACAGGAATAAATTCTTCATCTACTATACTAACAAATGTATGATACTCGAAACCTTTTTTGTCATTAGTAAACTTTTCTATTGGAATAATTTTTATTGTAGGCCTTACATTACCAGTTTCTTCTAATGTCTCTCTTTTTAGAGCCTCAAGTATACTTTCTTTTGCCTCTACTTTACCACCTACAAACGCCCAGGTGTTTTCAAAAGTAGTTTCACTTCTTAATAAAAATAGAAATCTTTTTGTCGATTTAGCAAAGAATACAGTGCCTACACTTTGCTTTAAATTACCAGTGTCCATTCTCCGGCCTTGTATTCACCTTCATAACTCTTAACCCAGGTATCACCAGTCCATTTGTACTGTATGCCTGTATTGGTATTTGTCATATAGTGTACACCCGTTTCAGTGCTGCTGTCAAATACTACATTCCAACGAATTCCGTCATATTGTATAATATCATTTGCTCCAGCAATAAAATCATTACCACTTGAATCTTTCCATGCATCTGCACCGTCTGTATTGCTAGTGTCACCTATACCTTTTAATATAAGATATCTTTGACCATTAGCAGCACTGGCTAAGCCAGCGCCTGGTCCTACTCTAAGCGGATTAATAATTTTTAACACAGGATTTAGATCATTTGTTGGTATGGTATCAGCATCTACTGTAAACAATAACTTTGTATCGTCACTAGGGTGATGTGCAACTGTACCTATTATCTCGCCCGTACCAAAATCTATGCGTATTTGACTTATGCCAGCCTGTAATTCACCATATTGATTGATTACAGATCGCCAAGTTATATCGTCTGCTCCAACCTTTGCTGGAGGATCGTCGAGTATACTTCCGTCTACTTTGTTTGTTACAGTTTCCTGTCTTTCTAAGATAGTAATTGTATTTCCTAATAACAGTATACCAAAGTTCATTGGTGTAAACTTCATTCTAGTACCCAATAGTATGTCTCTGTCAATTACACCATCACTAATACTGCCTGATTCGTCGTATATACTAGCAATAATTTTTTGTACAACACCAAGTTTTTTAACTTTGGCTGGCGGTGAAAGCCATATAGGAACCCTAAATTGTAGTGTAGCAATATCAATTTGTTCATCCACGCCAACTGGTACTGCTCTACTTGACCAGGTAGTTTGCTCAAGTTCAATATAACTTAAACTTCCCCAATCCAAATAATTGTCTGTACTTTGTATTTCTAGTGCTGGATTAAACAATACTAGTATCTGTTCTAGTAATTGTAACTTTTGGTTTGTATTACTTGTCCAGATATCTGTAGTCATTGTAAGGTTATAAGGGACAGGCATATGACGTTCTACACTAAATGCATTGCCTTGTTGTGTAGTATACTCGCCTGTATTTGTGTCATACTTACGCATTCTTATATGGCGTTTATCTATGAAAGTAGGTTCCTGTCTGCGATCTGCACTGTATTCCATACCACTAACATAACAACTAATCATAGGACTTGGATTAATTTTATTTTCACTTCCATCTCTTATAAGGCTACTAACTATTCTAGTTGCGTCGCCATACCTAACTGGCACTGTTACTAGCGTAATATTTCCGTCACGGTCCTTGCCATATTCAACTTGGAAATTACTAAATGCTCTAATAAACTGTAGTAAGAAGCGTCTAATCTGCTGGTCATAAAAAAATTGCTGTGGCATTAGTCGTCTTCCCTAGCACTAAGTATCTCACTTAATCCAACTCGTTGTGGTATAACAACATTGTCGTCTCTAGTTGTTGTTGCTGTATTATTGATAAATGTATCTATCTGACGCTGCCCAGTGCCTGGAGTTAATTGTGTTCTTACACTATCTTCTACTTTTACCCAGCGTCTACCATCAAATCTAAAAAGTCTATTAGGCAAGAAGTCCAATCTCAATACATAATCTCCTTCTACTGCGGTACTTGGGAAACTGGTACCCATTGTTACACTCTCACCATTAGGAGCAATGCCATCACCAACCAAATATCCACTATATGCATTTGCATTTTTTGGACTAATTCTAGTGCTATCGGATGATACAAGATTGCTGTCAGTAGTAATGCCAGTAACATCTGCTGTATATCCTTTAGGTTCAAGTGGTTTTCCAGTTTCGTCAGTGGGTACAACATAGTATCTACTAGTATCGTAACCGCTTTTGGGAACTTCCGCTTCTGCCTGTTCAACAACCTTATTTGTAATTTCAAGCTCTTTCTGATAAGTGCTTAATAAGTCACGAAGTGTTTTGTCTGTACTTTCGCCTGTGTTCTCATCAATCTGTATTTTGTTTAGTATGTCATTGTATTCTTGACTGTCTACTAGGGGACCACATTTTACACGCCAGAGATGTGGCCACCAAGTTGGTGAATATCCTTCTGTAGGTCTTGTACCTTCCTGAACAACATAATACCTTTTTAGTGCTACTTCTAAACTAGTATCTAGACTATTATAGTCCTTGAGGTGTGGTAATTCCAACACATCACCTGCCATTAGCCTGCGTCCTAGAATACGATCCATATCCTGCAGATGGAATGTTATAAACAGTGTGTCATTCTGCAAAAACAAACCAAACTGACTCAAATCAAAGTCTGTATCTGCTACATTGTATATGCCTCTTAGGCTATAAATGTCTTGCTCATATTTGCGATCTCTGTTTTCTAAAAACAACAAATCCTGTATAGCAAGCGGATCGTTTTCAGTCACACTGGGTTGTGTGGCATCTTTTGTGTTACCTTGATCTAAAATACCAAGATATTTGTGTACATGAATTCCTGTGCCGCCTACAGTAAACATCTCTCTAATGTTGCGATCAAAGAATTTGAAATCTGAGGTGTGTGCACCCTCTTTCCACATGCTTATACGAGGCATAGAAAACTCCTACAGTTATAGTATTTAGTTGTTTTTCTGGTTGACTGTCTGGGTATCTGTGTTATTATAGATATAGTTAAAGAAAACAGAGAGAGCAATGACAATGACATACGAAGATGGTGTAATTGCTGCTACAACAGAAATTGCAAAATATGGTGTAGACTTGGAATTGCTCAACGATTATGTTGCTAACCCAGAGCACTTCTTCCATAAGATTCCAGGCACTATTGTTGGTGACTTCCCCAACTTTACCAAAGGTTACATGGAAACAATGCTCAAAGCAAAGTCTGCGTAATGGCTCATTCTAGCGAAATAGTGAATACAAAAGGACACCCATTTGTGGGTGTGCAATGGCCTGTAATAGGCAGCAAGGGTGATGTCTACACTGTCATAATGTTTGATGGTGGATTTCATTGCAACTGTGTTGCACGGACCAAATGCAAACACATTAAGAGTGTAGAAGCGAGGTTTGAAGATGGGCGGTGATTTTAGTTTAGCCTGGGATGCTATACAAATACTGGCTGTTATTGGTGTTAGCATAGGTGTTGTTTTAGCAGTTATAGGTGGTGCATTTAGATTGGGTTGGAAATATGCCCCATATGTATGCGCTGTTGCATTATTAATTTGGTTCTTTGCATAATCGGTTGACAATCTGTATATTTGTGTTATCTTATGTATAGTTAAACAACAAGGACCAAGCGATGATTTACTCCATATTAGAAAGCAAAATGCGTAACGCCATCGAGCTCGAAGAAAACCGCAATGCTGATGGTAGCATTAACTGGAACTTCGTAGATGCTGATTGCTACACGGACCTCATTGATTTCTTTAGAAGCACTACAGATTTCTATGAAGCTTTCAATGACATCGCAGACATAATTGAAGCAGAGTTCCCAGTTGATACAGCAGTTCAATTAGAATTTGCTGTATAGGAGGGTAAATAATGTCAAATGTATTTGACACCCAGCCAGGAAAATTGTTATCCTTGTCACAATTCCAGCGTGAATGGGTTGAGACTGTTGCAAATGAGTCTATAGATAACTTAGACACTGCTGATGTAATTAGCCTAGTTAAAGGCATGGAGGAATACTATGGCGCTAGCAACAAAGAAGCGTAAAAAGACCACTGCTCCTAGGAGGGTTAAAAGTGGGTTTGCTGCCATTGATACAGCACGAGGTTTCCGTAAGTTTCAACAAATTGCTCACATATATGTTGATAACAAAGAATATGCTCCAATTATAAAAACTTATATTAGAAAAAAGTTTGATAAGAAAACAGCACAATCTATTCTTAGCAATCCTGATTACAAATTTGTAAGCAGTAATATTGCTTCTTATTGTTATTACTCTCAACTTGAAAATGTTGATCCAGTGCCAGAAGAAACAGTGGATTGGATCAATACTAGGTTTGCTAATCTGGTTGAATCAGGTAAGAATGTTGTTGTAGAAAAAGTAAAAGTAGAAAAGGTTAAGGCTCAAGTTTACAAGCCAAGTATTCAGGAACGCATGGCAGAACAATTAGAAAATATTATTGCTGAAATAGAATCCTGGGTGGACGAACAACCCTCGAGTACCGTTCCTAAACTATTTGATTACCTAAAGAGCAATAATGTTGCTCAAGCACACATAAACAAAATTCGCAGTTTTTATGAGCCCGTAGCAGCAGAGTATCAGGCCTTAACGGAAAAAGACTGTCCAGAGGATCTTAAAGAAGGATACTCACACTATAGCAAAGCAGAAATTAAACAGATAATAAAGTTTTATGAAAGTCTGTTTAGTGACTTAGACGCTTATGCTAATCTTAAAAGGGTTTCAAGAGCCACTCGTAAGCCAAGGCTCAAGAGTGCAGACAAACAAGTAGCAAAACTTAAACTTAAAAAGGACGATGCACGATATAAGATCGTTAGCCTGGATCCCATACAAATTATAGGTGCAAGTGAGCTTTGGATTTTTAATGTAAAAACTCGTAAGTTAGGCAAGTATGTAGCACAAAACATTGACCCTACTGGTCTTGCTAGAGAAGGCAGCGGGTTTAGTGTTAAAGGGACTACACTCGTCGGCTTTAATGAAGAGGAGAGTGTACAAAAGACACTACGCAAACCTGAAGAACAACTCAAAGAGTTTATGGGTAGCGGTAAAGTAGCATTAAGAAAGTTCTTAGAAAATATCAAGGCTACTGAAACTAAAATGAATGGTAGGTTTAACGAACATACAGTACTGCTAAAGGTTTCCTAATAAATACATGATAAGGAAACTCGTATGGCAACAGACTTAACTACTCTACGCAAAGACATTCAAGACTACATTTACCTACGCTTAGGTGGCGATATGGTTGATGTAGAACTGGATCCTGCACACTATAATATGTGCATAAACAAGGCAGTTGAGCGTTATCGTCAAAGAGCAATGGCGAGTACTGAAAGTAGTTATGTATTTTTAGGTCTAGTAGAAGATCAGCAAGAGTATGTACTACCAGATGAAATACAAGAGGTTAGACAAGTTTTCCGCCGTAGTGTAGGCAGTGGAACAAGCGATACTGGTACACAGTTTGAACCTTTTGAAGCAGCCTTCGTTAACACCTATCTGTTACAAGCAGGACGTGTTGGCGGCCAAGCAACCTACGAAATGTACTACCAGTACCAGGAACTTAGTGCAAGATTGTTTGGTGGGTTTGTTAATTTTGACTGGAACCACGTAACAAAAACTCTTACACTTTTGCGTAAATTCAATGCAAGTGGCGAGCAAGTCGTGCTTTGGGTTTATAATACAAGACCAGAACAGAGACTACTGCAAGACAGTTATGTAAAGCCCTGGATTAAAGATTATAGCCTTGCAATGGCCAAGTATACACTAGGTGAAGCTCGTAGTAAGTTTAGCACTATTGCTGGTCCACAAGGTGGTACAAGCCTAAATGGTGACACACTTAAAGCAGAAGCCCAGGGCGAAATGCAGGTGTTAGAAGAAGAACTAAAGAACTTCGTAGACGGTTCAGATCCACTATCATTTATTATTGGCTAATACACACAAACTTGTTATAATATAGACATGATTATAGGACTTGTAGGACTTATTAGTTCAGGAAAAGGCACTGTAGGCGATATGCTTATAGAGCGTGGATTTGTGCAGGCTAGTTTTGCATCGCCGCTAAAAGATGCAGCCGCAAGTATTTTTAATTGGGATAGAGAACTACTAGAAGGAGCAACTTCAGAAAGTAGAGTGTGGCGTGAAGTTGTAGATCCATGGTGGTCTGAACGATTAAATATTCCAGATTTTAGTCCTCGTTTAGCACTACAACTTTTGGGCACAGAAGTATTTCGCAATCATTTCCATCAGGACACCTGGATACTCAGTATGGAAGCCAGGTTACGTGATGCAAAGCATGATGTTGTAATCACAGATGCACGGTTTCCTAATGAAATAAACATGATTCGTAGACAGGGCGGTGTAGTTGTACGAGTGAAACGAGGCGTTGACCCAGAATGGTTTAGGTTAGCAGAGCGTGATCCTGCTAGTATGCCCCAAGTTTATCCAGAAGTACATGCCAGTGAGTATAGTTGGTGCAGTATTACACCCAACTATCTTATTACTAATGATAGTACACTAGAAGACTTACAAGAAACAGTTACAGATCTTCTTCAAGATCTCCTTGCGTCCAACCAGTCCTAGATAGTTCATAATTACAATTAAGACAAACAGTGCGTAAATTTTTTACATTTATGTGCTGTTGATTTCTGTCTATGCTGTAAACAGTTAGTTGCTCCGACATTATAGGCTTAAACCCACACTTCTCACAAGTAGTCTTCTTTTTATAACCTGCTAGTTGCCATCTAGACTGTGTATGTAATTTTTTCTTTGCTGCAATTTTGTGACAACTTTCACATAATTTCCTATAGTAAACTTTTCCCTTTAGGTGATAATTTACTGCTCTAGGATTGATTTTGCAGTTATTACATACAGGCCTCATATGCTATTTATTAATGAACCTTTAAAGGGATGTCCTAATACCAGTGTTTCTACTGCATTATAATAAATACTATAAAGAAATTCTTTGCAAAGGAATAAAACATGGCATTAGTATCTCCAGGCGTAGAGGTTACAGTAATTGACGAAAGCAACTATGTTGCTAACGAGGCCGGCACAGTTGCCGCAATTATAGTAGCTACAGCACAGGACAAAACAGCAGGCAGTGGTAGTGGTACTGCCGCTGGAACAACAGCCGCTAACGCAGGCAAAACATACTTAATTAGTAGTCAAAGAGATTTGGTTACTACATTCGGTAATCCATTATTTTACAAAAGCGCAGCAGGCACACCAATTCATGGTTATGAAATTAACGAGTACGGCCTTATGGCTGCATATAGTTTACTTGGTGTAAGCAATAGAGCTTATGTAACAAGAGCAAACATTGACCTAGCTCAACTTTCAAATTCAACAAGTAGACCACTAGGAACTCCAAGCAGCAATACAATTTGGTTAGACACTGGCGCTGACACACGCTGGGGTATTTTTGAATGGAGCAAAACAGCAGGAACATTTACTAATAAAGTTCCTACAGTAATCACAAGCACAAGTGATTTGACAGGCGGCGTTCCAAAGACAAGTATTGGTGCTGTCGGAGATTATGCTATTGTCGCAACTAATGCAAGCAATCCAGGCTACTACAAAAACCGTAGTAATTCATGGGTTTTAATTGGTAGTGCAAGTTGGCAAAATTCACATGCAACTATTGCAGGTACAGCGGCTAGCCCAACATTAACAAATGGTAACAGCATTAGTATTAACGGCACAACAGTTACTCTTACAGGCACAACAGTTACACAATTAGCAGCAGATATAAATACACAGGCAATTACAGGTGTTACAGCTGGTGTACAAAGCAACAAGATAGAAATTTATGCTACAAGCAGTGCAGCAAGTGATGGTTCCACAACAGATGGTAAGATACTTCTTGCTAATGGTTCTGGTACTATCCTAACTGATACTGGTATGACTGCTGGTACATATGCATGTCCACTTGTTCAACAAAGTCAACATTATAGTGTTCCTGAATGGAAGACTACAGATAGTGTACCACGTCCAAATGGTAGTGTTTGGGTTAAGACAACAGCAACAAATACAGGCGCATCTTTTGATGTAAGTGTTTATAGTACTACAACATCAGCATTTGTATCTCAAAGTGTTTCACTTTATGAAAACGATCGTACAGCTAATAAAAACTTAGATTCTACAGGCGGCAAGGCTATTGCAGTTGGTGCATTTTATGTTCAGTACGATGTTACTGAAAATGACACAGTAACATATAAACTTTTCCGTAGATATGCAACTGGTCAACTAGAGGTTACTGGTAATATTAATACAGCAAACCCATTAACATCAAGTGAATCATTTACAATTCAGGCAAGTGCAGCCAACAGTACAGCATTAACTAGCGCAGTAACAGTTACACTTAGCGGTACTGCATTAGCAGATATGGCAAGTGACATTAACGGCGCAAATGTTGCTAATGTTAGTGCGGAAGTTACAAGTGATGGTTACTTAAAAATTAAACATGCCCTTGGTGGTGTAATTGTTCTTAAAGACACAAGTGGTACCCCATTAGTAGATGCAGGCATTGTAACCGGCATCACAACAGGCCAAGTAAGAGCAGGCAATAGTAGTAACATTATCCTAAGTAACTGGGTTGCTCCAACACACACTGCAAACTCAACTCAGCCAAGCAGTGATCCAGCAGACAACAGATACTGGTACCATGGTGGCACAGAGGCTGACATCCTTATCAGTGACGGTAGTAACTGGAAAGGTTATCAAAACGTAACCAATGATGCACGTGGCTTTAATCTAGCTAATACAAGTCCAGATGGTGTAATTTTTAGCGCATCTGAACCTACTACACAGAGCGATGAAACTGCTCTAGTAGTTGGTGATTTGTGGCTTGACACTAGTGATTTAGAAAACTATCCAAAACTTTATCGTTACCAAACAGTAAGCGGTGAAAATCGTTGGGTATTAATAGATAATACAGATCAAACAACAGAAAATGGTATACTATTTGCTGACGCTCGCTTTATGGGCGACACATCAACTGATGTTGTAACAGGTACTATTCCAACAACAAAGAGTTTGCTAACAAGCAATACTGTTGATATTGATGCACCAGACGCAACATTATATCCAAGAGGTATGCTACTTTTCAACACACGCAGAAGCAGTTACAATGTTAAGCAGTTCCGCAAAAATTACTTTAGTAGAACGAACTTTAGCGATACAACACTTTACCCAACACTTCCAACAGAAAAGGATGCATGGGTAACAGCAAGCGGTAACCGCAACGACGGTAGTGCATATATGGGCCGCAAAGCAGTTCGCCAAGTTGTAACAGCAGCAATGAAAGCAGCTATTGACGGTAGTGAAGAGCTTAGAGAAGACTCAAGAAACTTCAACATTATTGCAGCACCAGGTTATCCAGAGCTCATTAGCAACATGGTAAGCCTAAACAATGACAGACGCAATACAGCATTTGTTGTTGCTGATACAAGCATGAGATTGGCTGCTACAGGCACCGCAATACAAAACTGGGCAAGTAATGCTGGTAATGCAGGCGGAGATGGAGAAGACGGCTTAGTAACTGCTGATCCATATCTTGGTGTATTTTATCCAGCAGGCCAAACAAATGACCTAAGTGGTAATACTATTACAGTTCCAGCAAGTCACATGATGCTAAGAGCTATTAGCAGAAGTGATGATCAGAGCTTCCCATGGTTAGCACCAGCTGGTAGCAGACGTGGCCTTGTAGACAATGTAAGCAGTATTGGTTACATTAATAGTGCAACAGGCGAGTTTGTAGTTGATAACATTAGAGAAAGTTTGCGTGATACACTTTATAGCAATAAAGTTAACCCAATTACTTTCTTTAACGGAACAGGAATCCTAAACTACGGCAACAAGACTAGAGCAACTACAGCAAGTGCACTAGACCGCATTAATGTAGCAAGACTTGTAGCATATCTCCGTAGACAATTACAGGCAACTGCTATAGGTTTTGTGTTTGAACCAAACGACAAAATTACACGCGATGAACTCAAACAACAAGTTGAGCAGTTAATGAATGATCTTGTACAAAAGCGTGGCATTTACGATTACTTGGTAGTTTGTGATGAAACAAACAATACACCAACAAGAATTGATCGTAACGAACTATATGTTGACATTGCTATTGAACCAGTTAAGGCTGCGGAATTTATTTACATTCCAATTAGACTTAAGAATACAGGCGAGATAGAAGGCGGCAACGTAGCCAGTGCAAATGCTGTTTAAGGCATAAGAAAAGCATGAAATTATGGGGTAGACTCAAAGTTTGCCCCATTTTTCATGACCACTTTCAGATAAATATTATTATATTAAGGAGGCAGACATATGTCAGTTTCATCACTATTAAAATTTACTGTACCTTTAGACAGTGATCAGTCAGCAAATGCACAAGGCTTGTTAATGCCTAAGCTCCAATATCGCTTCCGTGCAATGTTTGAAAATCTTGGCGTGTCTACTCCACGTACAGAATTAACAAAGCAGGTAATGGATATTACTCGCCCTAGCGTAACATTTGAAGAAATGGAAATACCAGTTTACAATAGCCGTGTTTACCTAGCAGGCAAACATGTATGGGATATGTGCACAGTCAATTTCCGCGATGATGTAAATGGTAGTGTAACAAGACTACTTGGTGAACAGATTCAAAAGCAATTTGATGTTATGGAACAAGCCAGTGCCGCAGCAGGTATTGACTACAAATTTATTACAAGATTCGAAATACTTGATGGTGGTAATGGAGCAAGTGCAGCCAACGTTCTAGAAACTTGGGAACTATATGGTTGCTTCCTTCAGAATGTTAACTATAACACCCTTGCTTATGCAAGCAACGAACCAGTAACTATTACTGCAAGTATACGTTTTGATAACGCAGTGCAAACACCAATTGGTGATGGTGTAGGTGCGACAGTTGCAAGAAACCTAGGACAAACAGTAACAGGTTAATTACTAATTAATCATTACGCATTAAGCCTCCCGCAAGGGAGGTTTTTTGTTATAATAGCATATATTTTTTAGGATAAATACATTATATGGAGTAAATCTGTGGCTAGTGTCAATGTTTTATTAAATGCTATATCTAAAGGAGATCACATAAGAGATTTCCAACATGCATCTAGATTGTTTGTGGATAATAACTATGAGTTGCAACCACGATATTCTCATCTATTTCATGTTGTTTTTAATTTAACTCCTCAAGCAGCAGCACTATTTGATAATCAAGAAAAACTTGAAATTAACATGCTAGTAAAAAGCATTGATTTGCCTAGTTTTAATTTTGATGTGCAAACACATAATCAATATAACAGACAAGTACATACTCAACATAAATTAAATTATAATCCTGTAACTGTAACATTTCATGATGATCAAAAGGATATTATAAGAAGTTTGTTACACACTTATGCAAGTTATCACTATGCAGACTCCAGATATGCCCTAGGCGGTAAGTCTTACAATACTAATGACAGGTACTTTAATCATAACGGTGACAGTTATGGTTTAGCAACAGGCCAGCAAAGATTTTTTAAAGATATTAGAGTATATAGTATGTTGCAAAAAAGATTTGCAGAGTATATTCTAATTAATCCTATTATTAATGCATTTGGCCATGACAACCATAGTTATGCAAATAGCGGATTTATGCAACATACGATGCAAATTAACTATGAAACTGTAAAGTATGCAACAGGTTTTGTTAACAATGTTACACCCAAAGGCTTTGGGGAAGTACATTATGATAAAACACCTAGTCCACTTGGAGTATTTGGTGCTGGATTTGAAGATAGCATATTCTTTAGAGGTGGACTAATAGAAGCAATCAACACTGTTGCCCGAGATGTTGCTAGTGGAAACATACTCGGAGCAATAGCAAAAGGTGCTATAATCTTTAATAATACCAAAGATGCAAACTTGGGTCAAGTTTTGGAAAAAGACCTTACAAGAGTTTTGGGTAGCGTTTTGCGTGGAAATAATCCACTTAGTGATGTAATACTACCTACTATATTTGGTGCAGATAATATTATAAGAAACACTGTTGGTATAGGGGGTGATAGAATAGGTGGTACAGGTGCTCCTGTGGATAGAAATGTTAATGCCGGAACTTCATCTATTGTAACCAGTAATAGTGGTAATGTTACTAGTGGTTTGTTTAGTGGCGTTAGCAATATAATAAACGATCCTCTTAGTTTTGGCAGCGGTATATTTAATCCAAGCACTACTAGAAGTCCTGGCAGTCCTAGATTTTTAAGCGACGGAGTAGCAGCAAATACAGCGCCAGGAGTATCTGAATCAAAAGATAAAAAACTTTCCTTCTTAACAGATCGTATAAATCAATTAAACACACAAATAAACAATGCTAGTGCTGGGCAAGATGTTACCTTTGTAACAAAAGAAAGAGACGATCTAATTCAACGCAGGAATTTAGAATTTAACATATAAGGTATTACTCTATGGCTCAAGATACTAGTTTACCACTTATAACCATTAATGATGATATAGACAAAAAAGTAAATGACTTTTTTGATACTTACTTTTCTCCAAACGCAAAAATAAATGAAAACGATTATGAACTTGTGAAAAGTTTTTGCGTTAACAGGACTAGTAATACCGACAGTGCTGCTGCTCTTACGGCAGCAATTATTAATTGTATAAACGAATTAAATCTATATGCGACAGATGTTATAGACCAATTTAAAACAAATTCAGATCCTAATACTATACCATTGTTCTTAAATCTAAGCAGAAAAGGTGTAAGTTTGTTAGGTTATAAAAATGCAAAAATTACACCTTCACGAGTCAAACAACAGGTTATAACCTAATGGCTAACTGGGCAAATGGCATATATGAAGTAGTAAATGCTGAAAAATATGCAGGTAATCGCAAGCCACGCTACAGAAGTAGTTGGGAACATGCCTTTATGCGTTTTGCAGACAATCACCCTAGTGTAGTAAGTTGGGCTAGTGAAGCAGTCCAAATACCTTACCGGAACCCTCTTACAGGCAAACAAAGTGTTTATGTTCCAGACTTTCTTATTGTATACCAAAATAAAAGCGGCAGCAAAAGAGCAGAACTTATAGAAGTCAAACCCGCAAGTCAAACTAGACTTACAGACAAAACAAGACCACAGGAAAAACTACAGATTGCACTAAACCATGCCAAGTGGGAAGCCGCAGCAAAATGGTGTAGACTAAAAGGACTTAATTTTAGGATTATTAATGAGTCTGATATTTTCCACAGTGGTAAAAAACGCTAAGTAAATGTATGACAAAAAAACTTGAATCCCTATTTGACTTGCCAGAAATTGACGAGGAACCTAAAGAAACAGAGACAACTGCAAAAGATGTTCCTGTATTAAAAGATACACTAGAAGCTGTAGACAAAATAGACGCAGCATTGCCAACTATCAGAGACCTTGAGACAAGCGATAGAGAGCTAGACGAAATAGCAGATACAGCAAAGCAAACATTTCAGGATCTAATGGATCTTGGTATGAATGTAGAAGCACGCTTTGCTGGAGAAATATTTAACAATGCAAGTAAGATGCTAGACACTGCTCTTACTGCAAAAACAAACAAGATAAACAAAAAACTTAAAATGGTAGAGTTACAGCTTAAAAAAGCAAATCTAGACCTAAAAAAGAGTGATGTAAGTTATGGTCAAGACATAAGTGACGGTGATGGCGTGGTACTAGACAGAAATACACTACTACAGGAAATTTTAAGTAAAAATAGCTAAATATACAATAGGATGAATGCTATGAAAAGTTTAAAAACATATCTAATGGAAGCACAAAAAACCTATCAGTTTAGGTTGAAGGTTGCTTGTGAGTGTAATGAAGAAACACTTGATAAACTAGAAACAGCCCTAGAAAAGTATGAGCTAAAAAGTTTAAGTAAACCAAAGCGCACACCTATCCAGGAGCACCCAACAGATTTCCAGACATTAAGTAATGCAGAAGTTTACTTAATGGATGCTGAAGTTACATACCCAGTAACTGCTTACCAATTATATGAATACATTAGCCAAGTAGTTGGTATACCTGCCAACCAATTAGTAGTAATAAACAAAGATCATCCAGAAGAGATTGCTAGAGAAGAAGCACTCCAAGAGGAAGGTGCGGAATACATTACCAAACTCGACGATGCCGATTATAAAGATGCAGACGCTGTCAAAGTAGAGGATCATTTCGGCGACAAATACAACGAGAACATGTTGAAAGATTTAGAAACTCGCAAGTATGAGTTTGCAAAGGAAAAGTAATATGCATATGATTGATGTAGTGCAGAAACTAAAAGAGATTGCTGAAAAAGGTTATGATAACGAAGACATCCAACGCGGTATTACTGCTGCCAGTAAACACCAAGTAACAGAGGATGTTCAATCAGAATATCAAGATTTGCTAAAGTCAATGGCTGGTAAAAACGAACGTGCAAGAACAAAGCTTCTTGGTGATTTTATGGACAAGCACAGTTTACCAGGCATGTATGATCCTGAAAGTGGTTACTATGTCTATATGGGCAACGATGGTCCTGAGATTTCAGGATATGGTAATATGAAAAGTGCTAAAGCACTTGCCGCTAAAGGATTGTTACCTGACGTAGTTAGAAAAAGATTTGGCGATCAATTAAAAGATGCAGAATCTAATGCAAAACTAAAAGTAGACTATGAATATCCTGACTCTGGTAGACCTACTAGACCAAGTGTAACTTCAGAACTACCATTTGGTAAAAATCCTAAACTTGCTAAAGATATGCGAGACATTTTAGGTTTAGATGACAAAGCTAAAGGTAAAGCATCAGACGAAGAACCTGCAAAACCTAGTAAACCATCAGCTGATTACTCAAACACAAACAGCGACATAGGCGCAGGCGAAGATCCCAATGATACCGTAAATACTGCAAATATTTTTCCAGGTAAAGTAGATAAAGAAGAACTTCCGCCTCCAGGAAAAGGTTATACTGGTATACCAACTACAGCAGCAGGCGGTAATGCAGGCACAAACAGTGACATTGGTACAGGCGAAGAACCAGTACTGCCAATGTTCAAACGTGGGGGAAAGCCTGCAGGAAAATACAACAGGGATGCAATTAAAATGGAAGAAATTGAAGAAGTATACGAATCTGAAGAAGAAAATACTGCACTAGAAGACATTCTAAGATTAGCAGGCCGTAGTGGCGTTCTTGGCATGAACAAGCCAGTTAGTATAGTTGCTGAAAGTTTAGAACTTGAAGAAGGCAGTATGAAAGACATGATGCATGCAGCCGCAGAAGACATGGAGCTCAAAGATTTTATTGAATATAGTGCAGAGGAATTTGGTATGTCCAAAGAAGGAGCTGAAGAGTTCTGGCAAGCTATAAATGGTGAGATTGACGAAGCAGAAGTACAGGAATGTGATGCAGTTGAAGAAGAAGCAGTTGAAGAAACAGTAGAAGTTCCAGTAAGCACACTAGCAGATCTTATGCGTCTTGCAGGCTACACAGACTACCAGGAAAAAGTAGAAGAATATGCTAATGATCCAGCAGAAGAATACATGGACGCTGAAGAGCAACTTATTGGTTTAAGTGGCGGCATGAACGGTCCTAAGAAAATGTATCCAGCTGCGGCAGGTGGTGACAATCCAATGGATCAAGAGCCAAGAGAAATTGAGGAAGTAGCTGAAGCAGAAGAAGACTTCACTACAAGTTTTTACAAGAAGTATGATGCCTTCTTAGAAAGCCTCAACAAGGATAATTAAGTAACACACGAGTTATAGGTAGCCTCTTTTCAAGTTAAGTAGGGGATCAACAGGCGTGTGACATAATAGTCACTGTCAATACAGATACCTAAGGAGTAAAAACTATGAAGATTGTAAGTTGGGTAAAAGACCGCTTCGCTGAACGTACATCATGGGACGGCGGCGTAGTTATAGCAGTCAGCGTACTCGCCTTAATAGCTAGTCCAATAATTAAATGGGTGGCATGGGCAGGTTTAGCCTATGGTATCTGGACTATTATTAAAAAAGGTTAATAATCTTTTCTAAGGAGGAGAGTATAAATGGACGCTCTTAAAAAAGTAAAAGGTTGGGCAGCATCACTAACAGACGTTGGTGTAAGTCTAATCGCACTAGGAATTGTTCTTGAAGTTCTATTCAAAGGTTCAGTTCCGTTTTGGTCAGACATGAGTGTAATTGCTAATGTTACAGGCATTATCAAAGGCTTATCAGCAGAAGGACTTGTTGGTCTAGTTGCAGTCTGGGTCTTGTACCATATCTACAAGAGTAAGTAATAGTTTAGATACCTAAACAACTACTCGAGAGGGCGGCTTTTTGCCGCCCTTTCACTTTGTGATAAGTATTCATATATGAGGAGTAAGATATGCGTGATGAATATTTTGTCCCAATGAACGAGATAGTTCTTAACACACAGACAGAGACAGGATATGAATTACCAGAGGATGTTACAGTTTATGTAGGCGCTTTATTAGCCAGTTTCATCGATAAACCAGACTTCCTCCCTGAAAGAAGTTTTGCTGATGCCTACAGCAAACTTAGAAGAAAAGATTTAAGCCAAGCAAAAGAGCTAGGCGATACATGTCTATTTTTAAGTGGGGTGTTTCCCAAATATGGTAGGCGGTATGGATTAAATAAACGATACTATCGTGAGATAGGGTCAAACAGTTATGATATTGCAAGTATGCGAATGAGTCATGAAGTGTTTAGTTTGCTATCAACACACTTTGACTTTGTTGCAGATTTCATAACACTTTGCACACACAAGAAGCATAAAACTATAATAATAGGATAAGTTATGTCTAAAAGTTTAGATGGCGTTTTAATTAAAAAAGCACATAAACAAGAAAGTTATACCCATAAACAAATCCAAGAGTTTGCAGCATGTGCTGATAGTAGATCAGGACCTATGCATTTCTTGGAGAACTATTTTTATATACAGCATCCTACAAAGGGCAAGTTGTTATACACACCGTTTGAATATCAACAAAAATTATTAGATACCTATCATAATTTTAGATTTAATGTTAACATGTTACCTAGACAAACTGGTAAAACAACTACCGCTGCGGGTTACTTGTTATGGCGTGCTATGTTTGTGCCAGATAGTATTATCCTTATTGCAGCACACAAATATTCTGGTGCTCAGGAAATTATGCAGCGTATTAGATATGGATATGAACTATGTCCTAATCATATCCGTGCTGGTGTTACCAGTTACAATAAGGGTAGTATAGAGTTTGATAACGGTAGTAGAATTATAGCACAGGCAACTACTGATAATACCGGACGTGGTTTAAGTATTAGTATGCTATACTGTGACGAGTTTGCGTTTGTGAGACCAAGTATTGCTAGAGAATTCTGGACAAGTATTTCTCCTACACTTGCTACTGGTGGACAGGCAATTATTACAAGCACGCCTAACAGTGATGAAGACCAGTTTGCTATGATCTGGAGAGATGCAAACAAGTGTTTTGATGCACACGGTAACGAAACAGATATTGGCGTAAACGGTTTTAAAGCATATCGCAGTTACTGGTGGGAGCATCCTGACAGAGACGAAAAGTGGAAAGAAGAAGAATTAGGACGCATTGGTGAGGAGCGTTTTAGACGTGAACATGATTGCGAGTTTATTATTAATGACGAAACTTTAATCGATAGTCTTGTTCTTACAAATATGATTGGCACAGATCCTATACACAAGCAGGGCACAGTGCGTTGGTATAAAATGCCCGAGCGTGGCTGCACATATATTGTTGCCTTGGATCCCAGTTTAGGAACAGGTGGTGATCCTGCTGCAATACAGGTATTTGAAGCACCAAGCATGATACAAGTTGCAGAATGGTGTCATAACAAGAGTGCTATACCACAGCAAATAGACATTTTATCAGGTATATGTAAGTTTATAGGTGATCAGATTGGTGACTCAAACAGCGTGTACTACAGTGTGGAAAACAATACACTTGGCGAAGCAGCTCTTATTAGCATATACGAGCGTGGCGAAGAAAACATTACTGGCGTGTTTTTAAGTGAAAGTAAAGCACATGGCAACAGTAGAAGGTTCAGAAAAGGCTTTAACACCACACAGAGAAGTAAGTTAACTTATTGTAGCAAGTTAAAAACCATGGTAGAAACAGACAGACTTAAAGTAAAAAGTAAACTTCTTGTTAGTGAACTTAAAAACTTTATAGCAAATGGTACAAGTTATGCTGCAAAGATAGGCGAAACTGATGACTTAGTTATGGCTACACTACTAGCAGTGCGTATGGCTACAGAAATTAAAAACTATCTACCAGAACTAGATAATCACATGAGGGACGGAAGCGATCAAGACATCGCTCCGATGCCCTTTGTAATAGTTTAAAAGTAATAAATACAATATAATGGCAGACACGACATCAAAAGACTTATTCAATAAACTCCGTGGAAAATTCGGAAACCTAACGCTGGGCAAAGCAGATGGCCAGCAAACACTCATGCCCCAAGAGGCAGTATTTTTTGAATTTGATTATACAAATCAGGGACAAAAATTAGGCAGTGTAGTAGTAAGTCTAGTTGATGAAGGTGCCCTAAAAGTCTATTTTAACAACGACATTGTTACCGAACAGGATGCAGACGCTACACAAGGATTTTATGATTTCCTTACAGGACTAAAACATTTTGCTACTGCTAACATGTTAAACTATGAAGCAAAAAACATTAGTAAAACTAGACTTGACAAAAAAGATTACGAATATCTCGCCAATCAGAATAAGACAGAGGAAGAACTTGCTATGGAAAGCAGACTTTACGGCAGCAAGCAAAAGAGTTACCAGGATTTAAATGGTGCAAAACTTATTGTTCAGCATACTCGCACTGTTGATGAAGAACGTCACGGCGCTCGTAGTAGAAACATTAAAGCAATTTATATTGAAAACGGCCAGGGCGAACGATTCCGTTTTGAAAACAACTACCTACCTGGTGCTAGAGCAATGGCACGTCATATTAGCAATGGCGGTTATCAAAACGATCAATATGGCGAACACATTTCAGAAATCATGGCAGAAATGTCACAACTAAAAGATTTTGTTCGTGGTGTTAAACGCAATGACTATGTAAATGAAGACGCACAAGACATTATTGAAAAAGCAACTGGCAGATATTATGGTTTAAAAAGCACACTAGAAAGTATTAGCAAACAAAAAGGCTATACAGATTATTTTGAAAACTACTCACCAGATGCTGTTGAAGTATCTGATGATGATATTAATGATATCAAATCTAAATTAACAAGATCAGTATTTGATGACAGACTAGAAGGCAGTTTATCTGCTGTGGGTAAAGCAATGAAATTACAAGAAAAGAAAAGCGGTGATTATTACGATATGGACGATTTCATTGCTGCTGCTAAAAAGAATGGTGCAGAAATCCAGAGAGACGAAGACGACAAAGGTACAATTACACTTACTGCAACTGTAGCTGGCAAAGAGATTGGATCATTTACACAGGACAAGCAGGACCGTGAAGGACAGAAAGTTGCTAGTAGATTTAAAAATCCTGGCTATGGAGAACTTAACATGGATGACAGTGACCGTGGCGATGCTCCAGGTCGTGAATTTACAGTACCAAGTGATCTAAAACTTATTCCAGGCGAGATGCCAAAGTTTACTGCTAGAGATAACAAAGCAGTGCTACAGATGATTCTAGTAGACATTGCGAGTAGAGCAGTAGATGATGAAGTAAGTATTTTTGCTGCTGATATGGCAGAAAAAATTGGTAGTCAAGGCGGTCCATTTGGACAGGTAGACACACCAGAATTTAAAGGCCAGAAGAAACAAGCAATTGAATTAGCAAAAATGTATTTGGCTCAGCACAAAAAAGCAGAAGAGAGTATTGATATGAAAGCACAAGAAGTCACAGGCGTAAGCAGCAGAGATTATTTTGCAGAATATGAAGACAGTATGTCAGAACTTATCGGCGAGAAAAAAGGCAAGGATCATGACGGTGATGGAGACATTGACAGCGATGATTACATGGCTGCTCGTGACAAGGCAATCAAAAAGTCAATGGGTAAAAAAGTAGGCGAAGCAACTTCATCAGATGCTTCTGCTATGAGCGATGAAGCTCATGAGCTAGTACTATTTGGCGAGAACGATGGTGACTTGTATCGTCAACGCACTACACCAATTGTTAAAAACCTTGCAAGGAAAATGGCAAAGGGTGTATACGACAGCGAGTTGGCTAAGAAACTTTGGATGTACTGGGCAACAGATGCTGCCAAGCGTTATGCACAACAGCACAGTGTAGGCACAGATTGGAATCGTATCTTTAATACATCAGTTCGCCGTGAAGTAGCAGCATACATGGAAGACTACTGGAAAGGTGAACTAGAACTAGGCAACACTATAGATGAAGGCATGGACGAAGGTTGCGGCAAGCCTCATAGAAAGATGAGAGAAGACGAAACCCAGGTTGATGAAGGCAAAATGAGAGACATTGACCAGCATGTTGAAGAAATGATTCAAGATGGTGCAAGTGACGAAGAAATTATGGCAATGCACCCAGGCGTAGTTACACAAGAATATCTAGATCAGAAGAGAATGGAATCTGATGAAAAATATTATGACGATATGGAACCAATGGAAAGCGTAGAACAAGCACAGGAAGGCACTGACGAACTAGACTGGATTAAACGCATGTCAGGCATAGGGTCAACAGCAAGAAGCAATCACGGGCTAAGAGAAGGCGAACCAGGCTATCGAATAACACCAAGAAGTATAGTTGCTAGAGAAATGAGAAAACTACAAGACATCGAAAGCAAATAATCAACACAAAAATAACAAACTAGAAGAGGTCCGCAAGGGCCTCTTCATTTGACAACTAGAACAAATATGTTATAATAGTATTATGTTTTTTAATCTATCTAAAAAATTAGATAAAAATTTTCCTAACCATTATGTGCTACCAAATAACTTGGTTTTAAGCACTGATGATGGCTGGAATACAAAAACTATTGAGAAGTATACATTTGTATACAAAGGCTATGTAAATCATTGTCGATTAGAGGATTGTTTAGGAGATTTACAGGAGCAGTCTTTCCCTACTTTTAAAGGTAACTTTTGTGCTTTCATTGCAGATAGCAATAGTGTAAGACTTATTCATGATACTAATAGAGGATTTCCCCTATGGGTGTCAAGTGATTACTTAACTAATTTACATGAAAGTGAAGAACAAATTTGGGCTGACTGTATAGTTGAAGTACAGTCCGATTTGACTGTAAACAAGCAATGGTATAAACCTTTTACATATCCAAACAATACACTGACTAATGAGCAAGTTATTGAAACTCTACATAACAAACTGTGCACAACAGTAGAACAGTTTTTAACACACAATACACTACCTTTAAAAGTTTTTTTAACTGGTGGTATAGACACTACAACTTTATGGGCATATATAGATCATTTTACTAAAAACTATGAATTACTAGATTACATTTATATTAAATTAACTCCGTTTTATAAATCTAACGTTATGAGATTAAAACAGTTTTGGGCATATAATCAAATACATTTATGGGACGCAGATTGTGTATTAGTTACCGGCGGCAACGGCGATGAAAACATGTTACGTGGCCCAACTGCATTGGCGATGATATTGAAACATTGGGGACTTACCTTAGACGACATTCTTACTCCAGATGATTATCATTACACTTATTTTAAAAAAAAGAATATAGACATACCGTCCTCCATCAATGATGACGTATTTCACTCTGTGTTAGATATGAATATTAATGATCATCAACATTGGCATTTAGATAGGACACTAACTTTTACTCCTTTTAAAGATATTACTTTATCTGAAACAATATTATCTGCTAGTAAAGACCTAATAATAAAACAAGCAAAAAGTGCACATATCAATAAAGAGCTAATAAGAAAATTAGACTCAAAAAAATTAGATAAAATTAGTAATCAAAAAAATTACAAAAATTTCAAAATCTTATAAAATTTTTATATCAAAAAAACTTAAATTTAATTGTTGACAAGATAAATACGAATGTCATACACTATAAGAGTTAGTGTAGAGTATGATTTAGGCATTAACAAAGGCTAAAACAATAGGCAAAGGAGAATAGGCACTATGGCATCTTTAGCAGAAATTCGTGCAAAACTAAAAGCACAAGAAACACGCACAGAGCGTACAAGCGGCGGCGGCGACAACGCAATTTTCCCACATTGGAATATCCCAGAAGGCTCAACAGCAGTTGTTCGATTCCTTGCGGATGGCGATCCTTCCAATACATTCTTTTGGAAAGAGCGTCTAATGATCCGTTTACCATTTAATGGTGTAAAAGGACAGATGGACAGCAAGCAGGTAGTAGTACAGGTACCCTGCGTAGAAATGTGGAACGATGCCTGTCCAGTACTCAGTGAAGTACGTGGATGGTTCAAGGACTCCAGTTTAGAAGAAATGGGCCGCAAATATTGGAAGAAACGTAGCTATATCTTCCAGGGCTTTGTGAACGAAAACCCAATGGTAGAAGACGAAACTCCTGAGAATCCAATTCGCAGGTTTGTAATTAGTCCAAGCATTTTTGGTATTATTAAAGATGCACTTATGGATCCAGATATCCAGGAGCTACCAACTGATCTTGATGCAGGACTTGACTTCCGCATCACAAAGACTACCAAGGGTCAGTATGCAGATTATAGCACAAGTAAATGGGCTCGCAAAGAAACCGCTGTAACTGCGGCACAAAAGGCTGCTATTGATGAACACGGCTTATACAATTTGTCCGATTTTCTACCCAAACGTCCTAGTGAGGTAGAACTAAATGCTATCAAGGAGATGTTTGAAGCATCAGTTGATGGCGATGCGTATGATGTTGAGCGTTTTGGGCAATACTATCGCCCATATGGCGTTGATGCTCCTGCAGGATCCTCTGTGTCTGACACCCCTGCACCAGCAGCAACTCCAGCGCCAGCACCTGCGACTGCACCTGAACCAGTTGTAGAAGCAGCACCACAGCCAGCTCCAGTAGCAACAGCACCAGCAGAGTCAGGCGGTAAGAGTGCGGATGACATTCTTGCAATGATTCGCGCAAGACAAAAGTCCTAAGGCAAAAGTAAGGGCGGCTTTTGCCGCCCTTATTCTTACGGAGTAAACTTATGAATTTACAGTTGGTATTTGAAAATACTGGCGATTATATAGATTTAATAGATACTAATCAAGAACTAGTAAATTATTATGTAGACTCTGTAAATAAAACCAACACTAATAAGTTTACTATTGACAATACTAAATTACTTGACAATATAAAATATTTGCAGGAATGTTTAGCTGACGTTGACAGTTTTTTTGTCACAAAGTTAAAGAACACTACCTTTAGTAAATTTCTAAACATAGATTTATATAATCAGAATATTCTCAATAATTTACATATGGTATGGGTAAAATTGCTTATAGAATACAAGCACATACCAACTTTGCTCTCAAAGACTGATAGTAAATTACTTAAAAAATTTAATGACATTAATAATACAATACACTACTTAGAGACTATAAATTTCAAGTTTAAAAATTTTGATACATATAGAATGTGGTTTTGCAATAATATTTTTGGCAACAAGATTATTAATTTTAACAGATACAATGTAAGCATTAAGTTTAATAATTTAGGAAGAAATACCTACAATAAATGGGAAATTTATGACCAAAATGTACTAGATAGTGACACTAATGACTTTAGTTTACTAAGTGGAGAACTACTACTAAAGACTACTAGACCATATACCCAAGAAGCTCCTAAAGAATATAATGAATGGTGTAAAGCAAATAGTCTTCCTGTGATTGGTGATACTGTTGGTTTAGGAAATTTTAAACAATCTGTAGAGCAAGTACAAAGCATTTTGCATAGGAATATTAAACTTGAAAGCAATTCAATCATTATTAAAGTTTAGACCTTCATCTGATTACATTCGTAATAATACAGGTTTGCCATGGCTTAGACTTAATATAGATGTTCCTGTTAATGATATTCTATTAGAATATGAACAAAATACAGAATTTTTGGTTTCCCATAGATCACAGGATTCATGGGCTAATATGTCGCATAAAGGTTGGAAGAGTGCAGTATTATATGGTGTAGATACTCATATCACTACAAACAGTGACCTTCCTCATAATTGGACTTATCTTTCCTATAAATGTCCTAAAACGACACAGTGGATAAAAGACAATTTTATAATAAATGAGGAAACTAAAAGAATTAGGTTTATGCTGCTTGAACCAGGCGGCTATATTCTCCCCCACGCAGATAGATCTGAACAGGGGTTAAAAGAAATAAATGTAGCAATTACCCAACCAGAAGGTTGTTGTTTTAGATTTTTAGATAGAGGAACGATACCTTTTGAAGTTGGTAGTGCTTTTATAATAGATACTAGCAACAGGCATATGGTATTTAATAACAGTGATCAATATAGATTGCATATAATATTGCATACTACAATAAGTAATAAAATTTTAGAGGATAGTTATGCGAACAGCTTTTATAGTACATGATTGTGATAATGAAAGTCTTTTAAGATTTACGCAAACAAAACTCTTGTTTGATGCCAAAAATCAAGCAATAGACTTTGTAGATCATATTGTTACTGTTCCTGACTATAATAATGCAGAAAAATTAGCAGGCAGTAATGACGTAATTTTAGAAACTGGAGATTTTCTAACCACTGATTTTCGTTCTCATAATTATACCAAATATGCAAAAGATAGTGAATTTGTTATTAAATTTGACAAACAAATACCGATTGACTTTAAACGTAGGTATTATCAACCCGGATCTAAACAACTATACATTATTGAAAATCTTTTGAAGGTTTGTATACGAAGTAATAAATTGGTGTATTTAGACAACAACGAACCGCCTATAACTCATACCCACAATTGTGCTCATCTTTATGGTTTAGCCAGTGGTTGGAAAACAGCTCTTTATGCATTGCAGGGAGATTTCAAAACAATTACAGTATATGATTACTGTGCTAGACAATTAGAGTTTGCTGAATATCTACACAGTCAACCAGAATTACCTAAAACTGTTAACTTAGCACAGCCTACGTCTGGATTTTATAATCCACCACTAAATCTATACGAAAATTGGCCAAATTGGCATAAAATGAAAGTAAATTTTCAAAAAATAGATTTATATGATGCACCTGTCTTTCCGGATAATAGTTTAATATGGATAAGTAATGCATTCAGGTACGAACCAACAATTTTTACTAGAGGATATGAGGCTACAGTTCAAGCAAAAAATAACTTGCAAGAACTTAACAAGAATAGTATAATAACAACTAATTAAGGCAAGGAAATTACTATGGGAAAACCGTTTGACGTAAGTAAGTTTCGAAAGGATATTACTAAAAGTATTGATGGACTTAGTATTGGGTTCCATGATCCAACTGATTGGATTAGCACAGGCAACTATGCTCTAAACTACCTTATTAGTGGCGACTTTTACAAAGGTGTGCCTATGGGCAAGGTTACAGTATTTGCTGGGGAATCTGGTGCAGGCAAGAGTTACTTTGCTAGTGCTAACATTGTTAAGAACGCACAAGAGCAGGGCATCTTTGTTGTGCTTATTGATAGTGAAAACGCACTGGATGAAAGTTGGTTACACGCACTTGGTGTTGACACCGATGAAAGCAAACTGCTCAAATTGAGCATGAGTATGATTGATGATGTTGCTAAAACTATTTCAACATTCATGAAGGATTATAAGAGCATGGCTGACGAGGATCGTCCCAAGGTCCTGTTTGTAATTGACAGTTTGGGTATGCTACTCACACCAACAGACGTTGATCAGTTTGACAAGGGTGATATGAAAGGTGACATGGGTCGTAAGCCCAAAGCACTAACTGCTCTTGTGCGTAACACTGTAAACATGATTGGTAGTTACAACGTTGGCATGGTGTGTACCAACCACACATACGCTTCACAAGACATGTTTGATCCGGATGACAAGATCTCTGGTGGACAAGGCTTTATCTATGCTTCAAGTATTGTAGTTGCAATGCGTAAGCTCAAGTTAAAGGAAGATCTGGATGGCAACAAGACAAGTGAAGTAAATGGTATCCGTTCAGCGTGTAAGGTTATGAAGACACGCTATGCAAAACCTTTTGAAGGCGTGCAGGTTAAGATTCCATACGAAACAGGCATGGATCCTTACAGTGGCCTAATGGATATGTTTGAAAAGCAAGGCCTACTCGTAAAGCAAGGCAACAGGCTAAAGTATACTACTGCGGCTGGTGAAGAAATCCTAGAGTTCCGCAAGGGCTGGGATGGAGAAAAGTTAGAAGTTATCATGCATGACATTTCCAATGGATTGGTAAATAAGTCCATGGAAGTTGAACCTATAGAAAATACAACTGAACTCGTGGAGGAAGAAATATAATGGAAGATGAACTCTTAATTGAAACGTGGATAATTTTAAGAGAGTACATCAAAGACAAACAGAATGCAGCCGACCATTGGATAGGGGAGCTTATAGATTTAGGAGTTAGCGACGAAACTCTAGAAGCCATGGCTGCAGAAGACAAATTTCTAGCAAAAGCAGTTGAATATAACGATAACGACCAAGATACCGACGATTATGATGATGAGGATTATTAGTAAGTAAGTATATGAAAAATCCCTCAGAGCGCACGTGGCAAATTATTGGTGCAATTTTTTCAGACAACAGCCATGTTGATATAACAGTAAAATTTAATACTAGTCAGTTTAACTTTAACGTTGTAACAGACTTTTCATTTGAAGACTATAATGTTAGATGGAACGAGCTCATGGGGGATATTTCAATTAATAGAAAAGTTCTGGCTGAGTTTAATATGCCCTATAGTATGCATGGCAATATACCATTAGAGATATGTCTAAATACACCAGGAAAATTAATATATTCTAATATTAAGTGTAATTATACAGTTGCTTCTGTTGATACCTACACTGATCCTAAAATAACCTTTGGAAGCTCTTGCGGGATATATGTTTCTGAAAAAAGATTTTGTACTGAATCTGATAAATACAGTGAAAACAGAATTAATGTATTTGTAGATGGATATCCAATAGAAGCTAGGGATAGGGGTTGGGAATACCATATCACAAATTTAGGTAGCCCTGGGCACCTTTCATGTAATATAAAAGTAGATAAAACATATATAACAAGATATAGTTTGCCAGCCGTAGTAGAAAGACAATTTGACGAGTCTTATGTACACTCCTACCTAATGAGAAAAAATACATAAATACATTATATTAATATACAGGAGTCTCCATACTATGACAACTCAAAAAATAGTAAAATGGGTAATTGCACACGAACCTATTCATTTGTTTCTAAGAACTGCTGAAGCATTTGCAGCAGAAATCGAAGAAACTACAAAAGGTGCATTAAAAATTGAAGTATTAACTGTACCAGAATATGTAGAAAAATACAATGATGAAGCAGTGCGTGATGCTGGCGGAACTTATGAGTCAATTTTTGATGCATTAGATGATAATCGCATATCAATGAGCCAAACAGTAGTTTCAGCATTTGGCAAAATTAACAAAGATTTTTATGCTTTAGATTTGCCATTCTTATTCCGTGATCATGATCATGTAAGCTCAGTTGTTGATGGGCCGATTGGTAAAATACTATGTGATAGTTTAGCAGAACGTTCAGGATTACGTGGTCTCGCATTTACATACAGTGGCGGGTATCGTGTTATCGGTTCAAATAAGCCAATTGTTTCATTAAATGATTTACAGGATTCAACTGTGCGTGTAAATGGTAATCCAGTAAACTTTATGACAATGCAAAACATTGGCGCACAGCCTAAAACTCATAATGAATTAGGCTATGGCTATGATGAAATTGAACAGGGTTCTCTTGATGCAGCAGAAACAACTTATTTGCGTTTCAAAGGTACTCATGTGCTTAAAACTCAGCATAGTATGTTTATGACTACTATTGCAGTCAGTAAAAAGTTTTGGAACGAACTTGATGAAACAACTCAAGAGCTATTTAAAGTTGCGGCTGCTAATGCAGCAGCAATAGAACGTAAATGGTCTATTGAAGATTGTGAAAAGTTTGAACAAGATTGTGATAAAAATGGTATTACAATCTCCAGCATGACAGATGTAGATAGAACAAATCTTAAAGCTCTAACACAGTCAGTATATGATGTTGTTGATGAATTCTTCACACCCGGATTTGTTGCCAACATTCGTAATACACACTAAATTAATAATAAACAAGTATGGACTTAAATACCAGGAAGTTAGAAATTAACTTCCTGGTATTTTGCTGACTACAATTTCGCACTTGACAAATTTGCAAAATACTATATAATAATAATTATGATAAACTGGTATACAAAAGTTACAGACAATCTGGCCAACATACCAGATTTCATAACTTACTACGAAGCAGAGCTAGAATTAGCTAGGCGTGAAGTAGGCATACACGGCTTAGTAGAAAAGAGTATAAAAGAACTTCCTGCAATTACTGAAATTAGATTCAATCAGTTGCAGGAAGTTGAAGCCGTTCTTAATTTTTTAAACATACAATTACGCAAAATTAGACGTAAACATTTTGTAAAGTATCTGGAAAACTATCCACGAGCACTTACTAGCAGAGATGCAGAAAAGTATGTGGATGGTGAAGATGAAGTGGTAGACTTCGAATCACTTATTAATGAAGTTGCCTTATTACGCAACAAGTGGTTGGGCATAATGAAAGGATTGGATTCCAAGCAGTGGATGAGCGGACACATAGTTAGGTTACGCACTGCTGGTATGGAAGACGTCCAGGTATAATGGATAAGCATCAACGCATAATGGACTTGCTTGAACAAGTAGAACGGTTCTTAGAAGATTTCGAACAAGAAAAACATACAATGCTTAGAGCAATGCGTAACAAAGAAACATCTAAAGAGACCTGGGCCAAATATAGAGATTGCCAAAAGTTCTATTCTAACGCTAAACGAGAGTTAAATAGTGCACATAATGAATGTTTAGATGCTGTTAAAAGACCAACAGACGGTAAAATTCGTAGCATAGAAAATCATTTGAGAATGTTTAATGAAACCTGGCAGTATGCTAGACAGTACAGTATGATAGGTGTATTATATAAATGATATTTACTAGTGAGCAAGAAAGTCACGAGCATAGTTTAGAAACGCTAGAAAAGTTAAATGAACATTATGAGTTCAAAACTAGTGTAAGTAGTGTGTTAGATATAGGCTGCGGTAAAGAATTATTAGACCTAAAGTACTGGGCTAATATGACTGATGAGTTTGATGAGGAAAATCCAGGACGTCGCCTCAATATAGACTGTGTTGGACTTAACAAAATTGATGTAGTACAGCCTGTAGAGAAAAACATAACAACAGTTAAACATGACTTTAATACTGAACAAGGCATGGGAGAGTTTGAAAAGAAGTTTGACGTAGTTTGGTGCCATGATGTCATGCAGTACAGTTGGAGTCCATTGTGGTTTTTAAATAATGTTAATAAGGTTACAGCAGACGGCGGCATGCTTTATTTGTGTGTGCCAACTACAATAAATGTACTATACCATCAGTTTACAAACTATACACTGCCGCTTAGTTTTAATACATTTACTACTACTCAACTATTATACCTGCTAGCACTTAACGGGTTTGATACTAAAAGTTTCTATATGAAGAAAGAAGCATATGTAGACAGGATAGAGGTTATGACTTATAAAGTCAGTGAACCACTTGACTATAATACAACTTGGTATCATTTAGTGGAAAAAGATTTACTAACAACAAACATGTCAGAAATTATATATGAAAAAGGTTACTTGTCCAATCAGGGCCTAGTCACAACCTGGATGGATGGTCAAGTTTACGATTATAGATACGAGCGTTAGAGCTTAGTCCTTAAACGCTGCCATTGTGTGCCTATTTCATCAGCACGCCATTCAATGTTACACATCTTGATTAGCCATTCACTACGAGCAAAGCAACGCACTTCTTGCATAGTACTACTCATATCCCAGGCTAAACTGTGTTCACTTACTATGCTAGGAATACCTTTTATAATACTGTTTACGCCGGCGTTACTACTAAAACTTACAGTTAAAAAAGTTTCTTTAAGTTGGTCTTCTAAGTCAAAACTGTCGTAAGTTTTCTGTACAGGCTTTGCAATATTCCATTCACAGTTTTGCTCTTTATACCAACCAGGATCACTTATACTAAAATGTAAGTTTTCTCTAAAACGAGGATGTGCTCTTAGTACAATAGGATTATCATACTGTTTGCGTATTTCAGTTACAGTGTTGCGGAAGTAGGTGTCCATGTCTGGCATGCCTTCCCACTGTAAACTATGAGCATGCTGACCACATATTAATATGTAAGGCTTCTGTGCACAGTTCCAGGGCTCCTTTACGACACCTAATTGTTTGACCCTATCAGGATTTATGCCCACGTCCAGTGCAAAATCAGCATCTCGATTTATTCCATTAATACCTAGTTTCCAAGTTTCGTTGCGTATAAGGCCGCCAACTTCTATAACAACTACTGGCTTGCCCTGTGCACGATAATGATCCCATACTCGCTTATTACCACTCATCTTGCCAAACCAAAGTACACTCCATATAAGTGCAGCATCAGCATCCATGTTCCCCTCAACTAATTCATCTGTGCTTTTTATTGCATCAATTAGTTGGGGATAAACCATATTTTGGTTTGTTGGTAAGTTATTTGGGAAGTGTGATATCTTCATGGTAAATAGTAATATGCGTACATTATCAGTATTTACCACGTGGCATCCTACAGGCTATAAAAAGTACGGTAACCACTTTATACAGGGCTTCCTACAAAACTGGCCTAGTGAAGTAAAGTTAACAATTTATGCAGAGGACCACGAGCCAAACACATACAATGCTGACAACATAGAAGTTTTGGATCAACGCTCTACACTGCCAGACCTTAAAGCCTGGCAAGAACGTCATAAAGATAATCCACATGCTCACGGTTGGAATGCTGACAAGTCAAAGAAAAGTTTTCTATGGGATGCAAGTAGATTTGCAAACAAGGTGTTTGCACTCTGGCACTTTGCTAAACACACCGATGCAGACATTATGATCTGGTGTGATGGTGATGTGCGTACACATACTCCAATGCCTATGGAATTTTTACAAGAGATCGCTCCCAGTGAACAACAACTTACTACACACCTAGGACGCAAAACCTGGCCAGAATGTGGTTGGATGATGTTTAATAGACGCCACCCACAGTTTGAAGAGTTTATGAGTCAGTGGCGTTGGATATACGAAAGCGACGATATTTTTAATCATGAAGAGAGTCATGATAGTTTTATATTTGGAGAAATGGTACAGGACTTTGCAGATGCAGGGCATCGTGACCTAGGCGGTCCAAGTATGGGCGGTCATGTTTTTATTAACAGTGTACTAGGCAAGTATATGGATCATCTAAAAGGCTTCCGCAAGGAAGTGGGCAAAAGTTTAGTGGGTGATGTATATGCTAGGCAGTATGATCATTTTGCTACAGGCGAATGGTGGCAGGATCTCAGGCATGTTACTAAAGCAGACATCCGTAAGGAAAAATTAAAAAACCCGCACGAATACGATGCAGAACAACAAGTCAAATCGAAAGGTCTAAAATAATGGGATGGAATCCGTTCAAAAAGTCAAGTTGGCAAAAAGTAGGCAATGATATTGCCAAAGGAACATCAACAGTAACAAACACTGTGGGAAAAACTGCAACAGATGTAGCAAATACAGTAGCAGATGGTACAGTTGATGCCGCTAACACAGTAGCAAAAACAGCAACTGATGCATACAATGCAACCGCCCAAGCAACCACAGATGCTATTAACACAATTAACAGTCAAGTACTTCGCCCAGCAACGCAAAGCACAGTAGACAGTTGGAACAAAGCAGCACAAGGTGCACAAATTGGCTGTGATGAATTTACAGCAGGTTGTGTTACAGCAGGAAAAGCATTTGAAGCAGGTGCTGAAGCTGTAGGCAAAGATCTTGTAGCAATGGGTGAATACCTAGCGGAGAATATTTGTACTATTACTGTTAGTGCAGCTATCTCAGGCGCATTTGCTGCTACACTAAACAACCCTGCGACCGAAGAAGAAACAACAGCAATGTTTGCTCCATTGTGTGCTGAAACAGCAGCCGCAGCAGCAGCAGGTGCAGTTGATCAAGCAGTAATTGCCACAGAATGTCATGCAGTTTGTGCTTACTTTGTTGAAATACTTTGGGCTATTCCGGATGTAAGAGAAGGTGTAGGCGGAGAAAAGGACGCACTTATTGGCGCTCTTGCTACACTCTTAGGACTAGCAATTAGTGAAGCACCCTGGGCGTATGTAAGTCCACAAACAGCAAGTTTAGTTGTAGCCGGCCTTGTTGGCTATGTTACAGCAAGTCTATGTTGCACAGGTAAATTGCCAGCATGAACGGTGTTCTCAGTGTACTGCAAAATGTAAAGACAGTGTTTGCTCATCCTTATCCGCATGTTTGCGTAGAGGATGCGCTGCCTGATCACATTTATGCAGAACTTGAGGAAACTTTTCCTGAAGAACTAGTTACAAGTACACCTGCACATGATGGTGGCATCACTTACAGATACAAGAGTAATCCAGCACTAGTAGAAGGCAAAATACCAGCCATATGGCAAGAGTTTTTTGAATATCATACCAGTGCTGATTACTTTGGGGAATGTATCAGTTTATTTGAGCCACACCTTGAAAGGCTATATCCTGAACTGCTAACAGAACTATATGCTAAACCTGTGACAGTTAGGGATGTAGACAATAGTGGCCACTTTGTAACAGACTGTCAGTTTGTAGTACATGAGCCAGTAGACGAGACCGGCACAAGCAGAACACCTCATGTTGACAACCCAGTAGAAATTTATGCTGGGCTCTTGTATATGCGTAAGCCTGGTGACGAAAGTGTGGGCGGTAATTTTACTATACATGAAGTTACAGGTGAGATAACTGAAGTAAACAAAACACTGGGCAGACAAGTGGACAACAGTTTACATCATGCAGTAAAGCAAGTGCCCTATAAGCGCAATACCTTTTGCATGTTCCTTAATGTAAAGAACAGTGTACATAGTGTTACACCAAGAATCAATCCACAACATACTCGTAGAAGTATTAATATTATTGGCGAGTTCAATGGTACAGGTCGTATGTGGAAAGTTAAAGAAATTAAAAACTAATGCAGTATACTATGGGCAAAGCTAGCTGGTGTTTTATGACAGGAGAGCATGTTGTAAAAAGTTACAGTACTAGAAATAAAAAAAGTGTTAAGCCTGCCCGCGGTAGCATATATGATTGTTGGTTACGAGAAACAACTTGTTTGCAAAGACTACAAGGAAAACTACATTTTCCTAACATGATAGGTGCAGACAAAACTGATCATAGTTTAGCAATGACATTAGTTGGCGAAAGTTTATTTCACACATGGCATGAACACAATTTAACCAAGTATCATGATCAAATTGATTGTATTGCAAATGAACTAGAACATGCTAACATAATGTATTTCTATCCAGGAATGGATCCAGCAAGTAAATCAAAAGACTTCGCAAAGTTTCCGCTAAGTAACTTTTGTATACAGGATGGCGAAATAAGTTTAATAGACTTTGAGATGTCGTGTCCAATAAACAGTCTAGCACACGAAAGATTAAGTGATAGGTTAGGATATCTATACAGTTTTTACAACAAGGATGAGTTTAGACAAGCACTACACATTTGTCTAGATGATCCAAGACAAAGTTGGGAAAGTGAGCTAATGGCTAAACTATCTGACAAGTCTAAGTTTGATGAGTTACGCAAAGGTAATCCAAGAGAAATATGGGATAATATGACAATGTTTACACAACCACCAGAAAAAGTAGTCAAAGAATGGAACAAATATCAAAAGCGTTATGGCATTGCTGATGCAGAAGATAGAGTCCAACGTATGAAACTTGTTGAACTAGCACAACAATGGAACGGAAATGCACAATTGATTGATATTGGATGCAATGATGGATTCATTACCAAACTTATGGCACCACATGTAGCAAAAGCAACAGGCGTAGAACCTTTTGTAAAGTTACGTGATGATAAAAAGCCAGCCAATGTAAAATGGTACACAGGCACATTCAATGACTATATGAAGTTCAAAGCAACTGACTACTATGATATTGTATTAAGTTTAGCAGTGAGTATTCAATTGCGTGACTTTGGCGGATTAACAGAACAAGAGATAGTTGATGCTTATTACGACTTGTTAGCGCCTGGTGGTGTTGTTGTACACGAGACACAAAAACTTGAAAACCGCCCAAACAATATAGATCACACAAACAAGATGCTAGCAGCATTTAAAACAAAGTTTACACAGGAAGCACATGGACAGGCTCGTCCAAGTGGACAGCGAGAATACTATCACTTTAGGAAAGTATAATGGCATTCAACAATATTATGCAGTTAGCCTGTGCTGAGATAAGCAAAACAACATCAGGCACTGTAGTAGAGTGGGGTAACCAACGTTTCCGTTACACAGAGAGTTGGGTGCAACAGTGCAGTGAGCGGGCAGGTAAACCTATACGCAAGCCTGTAAATTATGTTTGGGAATACTTTGAAGACATTGGCTTCCCAGAGTATTTGGCTATAGACATTAACACAGAGTTGCGAAGTGTAGCCATGGACTTAAACTTTATTCTCCGGGACAAATACAATTACATTAAACAATTTGATCTAGTGACCAATAATGGTACAGGAGAGCATATATTTGATCAGCGTACAGTGTTTGAAAACATGCACAATCTATGCAGGGTTGGCGGAGTAATGTTATGTGTACTGCCCTTTGCTCCTTGGATTAATCATGGCTTTTATAATTATCATCCTGCTTTATTTAGAGATATAGCAGCGGCTAATGGATATGAATGGCAGTTTTTATGGTTAGCACAAAACACAGGACGCTATATAGAAATGCCCACCACAATGGATGGCTGGGCAAACTTTGAACAAAAGAAACCAAGAGCCCCTGTAAGCGATTTGGAACGAGCATATGATGAACTACATCAGCGTGATAGCCGAGCACAAAATATAAGTTTAGTAGCAGCATATAGGAAACTTAAGGATCAACCTTTCCAGATTCCTATGCAGGGTCGATATGTTAATGATGTTGTCGCTGAATTAAGATCAGAATATAGTGATGCTAACATAGACACTAGACAGGGCAATCATACTAGTGCGGCTTATTAAAAAATGAAAATAGCAGTCTGCATAAGTGGGGAAAATAGAGGCAGCGAACAATTAGTTCTGGAAAGTATAGGCAAATATTTGCCTTATGATCAGTTTACTCACACTTGGGCAGAAACGCCACAGCCTGATTTGCCCGATTTAGAAAGTTTTTTACGGGCATTTAATACCTATATTCTGTCTTTACCAGACGGAAATCCTAGCAAGACTTGGTTCTCCCGCAAGTTTGATGGTGGAAGAACACAACACGATCGTGTATACCAATTGTATAATCACTGGCATTGTCTAGCCAAAGTACCTGAAGAATATGACATGATTATTCGTGTAAGGCCTGATGTAGTTTTATACGAGCACGATTGGCAGGCAGATGTTCAAGCAGCATATGAGCAGGATCTACTTTACGGGTATGGCAGCGGGCAAGGTGTAGAGCAAGGACTAAAAGATAGATTTGCCAGTGACTTTGTTATTATGCATCGCAGGGAGCGTATGCGGAATCCATACGATATAGATTTATGTCCTGGGCATGTAGGATGGTGGATATGTTTACAAAAAAACATGGAAGAAAGATTTGTAAATAACAACAGCGTAGTTAAACTAATAAGAGAGTTATGACACATCAACAACAGTTTAAAGATTTTATTCAAGCAGTAGCAGACTTTGACTATGTAATATTCAGAGGATTTTTAAGACTGCCTGACCTTCCTGATACAGATGTTGATTTAACTGTCAGACCAGATCAGTATGAACAGTTTTGTAAGATTGCTAGGGAATACTTAAAGCCAGGCACACATCAAAATTATGGTTATGCAGAATGGTGTGATATGCAATACTGGCCACATTTTACTACAGCACCACGAGATCCTAGGATACCCAACAAGCATCAGGCATTTAGAGTGGATTTTTACAACAGTTTATATTTTAAGTCTCCTCTAGAAGATTACACTACAAATTGGACTGTTAGTAAACGCTATTATGATAATGTTTTAAGCAGACGCAGACTGGAAAACTTTTACTATTTAATCAGTCCAGAAGACGAAATTGCTCTTACAATATGCAGGGGTGCACTAGACAACCAGGGTGCTTGGAAAGAAAAACATAAGACACGAATTCAGGAACTATTAAATACAGTAGATAAACAAACAGCAATAAACACTATAGGCGAAGTTTTGCCAGACGCTGATAAAACTTATGAATTGCTTGTTGCTGAAAAATATGGTGATATAAAATGGGACTAGTAGTTAAAAGTTTGGGTAGAGGGGAATGTAATTTTCCTGTTCCGGGTAATAGTCAGTTTCATATAGAGGATAATGTGGGGGACGAATTTCCTATACACATTCATTTTGGCCAACGCAGTCCTAAAAAATGGCTAGTAAGATTACATTTTACATATTCTGAATATGTAGAGTTTGCAGACAAAATCCTAAAAGCAGGAAGACTATAATGGGACATATTGTTAAAAAAATTATAGGCGACGTTGAACAAGATCCAGGTTATGAAACTCTTACTGTAGAGGACAACAGCAATGCAATGGTACATGTTCATTTAAAAAACTTAAGATTTGATATTGATCATGACACATACAATGCTCTGCATGATGCCATTGCATCTAGCATAGAGGACATCAGGGCCAAGGTATGAAAGTTATAAAGGAACTCCAGTACTGGAATAAGCCAGGCGACAGGCGTTACCAAATACTTGAGGACTCTGATAAAACTTACTTTGCAGTTTACAATGTTGACGGGCTAGTACTTCCTCAACAAGTACTAGATTATTCGCAAAAACAAAATGACATTATACCTATATACGAATGTGGAGAATGGATACTAACAGAATATCTGGAAGATTTCCAGCCTGTAATAATAAGAGGTAGTTGCGACTTTTATGAAGACTTGCGGGTAAAAGAGTATAATGATTATTTTAAAGATCCAAAAAATATCCTTGCTTATTATAAAAGAGTAATAAACGCCCATCAAGACTTTATTGCTGACACTCATTGGTATTTTGATGACAGAACTGGCACCAATGTACTAGTTAATCCTGACTTTACAGATTTGCGTATTATTGATGTTTGCAGTTTACGCCCAGTACAGCGTACTTTAAAAATTACATTTTCTCCTAGTGAATTTTTTTATCCCAGAGAATGGGAAAAAGCAATAGCACACAAGCATGGGTTAAAAAAGCCAGATCTAGAACATCTAGAAGAGTATGACTTTGCCATCTCTATACTATAACAAACAAAGTCTCAATAGTAAGTGTAATTGGGTAATGGACAGTCTAGCAGTGGGCTGGGCTGGTGATGGACATCACTTTTGGGGATTTATAAACGACAACCAAAAACAAATTGGTTATTTACAAGCACAAGGTGCTGACTGGTACTTTTGGGATATGCCCTACTGGGGACGCTGGCGGCCTGGTGCTGATGTATTTTATTGGCGTGTTAGTAAAAACTCAATCCACGAAACACAAATAGTAAATAGACCCGATGATAGATTTAATCAATGGAACTTAAAAGTTAAACCCTGGCGCAACAGTGGGTCTGAGATAGTTGTTTGCCCAAGTAGTGACACCATAACACGCTATTGTACTGGGCAGGGGGAAAAGGAATGGACTGCCAGTGTAATAGCAGAATTACAAAAGTATACTGACAGACCAATTAGAGTAAGACCCAAACCTAGAGCAGGCAAAACTAGTGGCCCAGTAGCAGCACAAATTGCAGGTATTAATAGTTTTAAAGAAGACATACAGGATGCTTGGGCTGTAGTTACCAGCGTTAGTATGTGTGCAGTAGAAGCAATAAGCGAAGGTGTGCCTGTATTTTGTGATGTAAAAAGTTTTGCTTCACCAGTATCTGAAACACTACTAAGTAATATAGAACAGCCTAAACGGACTAACACGAGATCATGGTTTAATCACCTTGCTTACTGTCAGTTTACTCAACAAGAAATAAGATCAGGATTGGCCTACGGGATTCTAGAATGCAAAGAAAAATAGTAGTTTATGGAACAGGAAGACCAAAAACAAGTCAAATAATGAGCGACTTTTTTGCTGGCGTAAATTATTCTGGCACTAATTGGATTGCTGAATATCACGGTATTGAAGAATTTTTACGCAAAGGTATACCCAGAGCAACAGATGCTATTGCTGTATTAGGAATACTAAGAGGCACTGGACTTGCAATGCAAAGAGCAGCATCATTAGGCATAGACAGATACTATGTAGACCATAGTTATTTTAATCCAGGATACGATGGCAAGTGTTGGCTAAGAGTAAGTAAAAATAGACATACTATGAATTATTTGCCCGAGGTAGACATAAGCAAAGATCGCTGGAAAATCTTTTTTGCAGAAACCAATCCAGTGCATCCATGGCGAACAAGAGAACAGAGAGGCGATAATATCCTAGTTTTACCGCCAACTCATGCAGTGCAATGGTATTTTAACACTGGCGACTGGGCTACAAAAATAGTAGATAAACTTAAAGAAATTTTACCACCAGAGCAACATCAAAATATTAAAGTAAGAGTTAAGCCTAATGAGCCTATTGTAGATAAAGCAGGCAATCTATTAAGATTAGAAAAACACAAAGATGAAAGTCAAGTACCACTAGAATATGATCTGGCTAGGAGTAATATAGTAATTGCTTATAATAGTAGTGTGGCATTACAGGCAACTATGCTTGGTATTCCAGTTATAACAAACAAACATTGCAGTGTTTATCCGATAAGTTTTAACTTAGAAGATTTGTATAAAGGTACAGACAGTGAAATATTCGACAATGAGCCTAACAGAGCAAAACTGTTACATTGGCTAGCCAATTGCCAATATAAACATAAGGAAATAGTGTCAGGTAAAATGTGGCAGCATATACTCGAGCATCAGGAGCCAGTAGACTAATGGCACACCCACAAGTAAACGAAATAATAAAATCTAACCCTGCGCTAATGAAAGTAAAAACTCAGGTTTTGTATCTTCCTGAAAGCAAAGAATACTTTATACATATTCCTAAATGTGGAGGTACTAGTGTTAGAGATGTATTAATTTTAAAACATCTTGAAACAAAAATACCACTGGAAACAATAGAAACTGGTAACCATAGTAAATCAGCAGAAATAGGCAAACTTATAGATTTAGAAACAAATAACTTTTTGGTAAGTGTAAGAAATCCTATTGGAAGATTTATGAGTGCCTATAATTTCCTTAAGGATATAGACAGACGTAAACTCGTACATGCTGAACAAGGAAAAGTAGAACTTAATGAAGGGGAAAGACAGTTTTTATCAGATAGACTTGATGCTTTGGAATCCTTAGAAATAACAGGATTTGTTAATTTTTTAAAAAATTTGGGAAAGCGACGAGACTTTTATAATACCTGGTACAGAGCAGAACCAGAGCCAAATCATTTTACCTGGGCGTTTGAACGACAAGTTGATTGGATTGCTGGTATACCTCAGGCAAATGTTAAGTGTTTCAAAATAGAAAGTCAGAAAATTTTTGAATACCTGGGCACAGCCTATGGCGGAAGTAAAGTTAAACAGTACAGTAGAAAAGCAAATTTAAAACTTAAAGATGCTATACACGAATATTTTGTAGAAGATTTTAGACGTTTAGGATATACAATAAGTGACGACTTTAATGTTGTAAGACCAATAATGGTTAAACGAGAAGAAGAAAATAGAAAATGGGTCGATCAAGGTGGTGATGAAAATGCACCACAGTGGCTCAAGGACTTTATGGCATCAGTTAAAATTAAAAAGACATAATACAATGTTTATACAAACCGTCAGACAAATATTTCCCAATAGCATAATTGTTGATGCTGCTCTAAAGTATCCTATAACGCCACAGGGCTGGGATGTAGAAATGCCAGGACGTTCAGAATGTAGATTTAATGAACCTGATTTTAAATTAGTTCTTAATCTGCAGGACATGCTTACTATGGGTCCAGATGGCATTCCAAATGAATTAACTCGCATACACAGTTTTTACAAGCCCTGGGCTGATATGAATAAAATAATAGTTGTAGTCTGGCCACTGCGTCTTGCAGATGAGTATGATGGAGAATTTCATCTTGTTGAATTTAGCACACATCAGTATGAAACTTGGCAGTCCTATAAGAATGGCGAAGAGGTTTTACGTGAAGCGTTTGATAAAAAACACAAGGACTTTCAGTATAATTTCCTGTGTATGAATAGGATATCTAAACCACATAGAAAGATCTTATACAGTAAACTAATGTCACTAAGCAGAGGCAATATTAGTTTACAAACACACGGCCATGAATTAAAATATCCAGGATTAGATTACAAAACCTATAACAATACCTATGATAATTTGAGCAACCTGTTAAGTTTGAAACAAAACTTTAATACTAGTATGTTTAGTATTATATCCGAAAGCCAATATGAGGAACGCTGGGGTATAATAAGTGAAAAGACTTTTAATGCTATTGTAGCAGGCCATCCCTTTTTAGTTGCTGGGCACCAGAGCTGTTTAGATGACATAAAAAGTTTCGGATTTAAAACCTGGGACTGCATGTTTGATGAAGAATATCAATATGCACAAAATACACATAGAATAGATGCAATGCTAGAGTCAAATGGAAATTATCTGACACTAATAAAACCGCAACTGTTGCAAGGTCTAGTAGATTATCATCAGAGTGTTATAGATTATAATAGAGATTATTTCTTTAATAGATTTGGGCCAGATAGACTTGCTTACTTTAGAGCACAGTTACTAAACATTTGGGAGTAGATGCTGCTTGCCAAAGTCAGTATCATAAGGGTCTGGCTGCCCATGGAAGACAACGATGCTACACTGTTTATCTATTACCCAGGGTTGTTCAGGATCACAGTATTTGTTTTTAGCAGCAGGCCATTTGCCATGCTCATCTAATCCAGTGCCACTTTGTATTAAACCGCCCCTAAAAACATCCCACTTGAAACTCTGCGCCCAGGTCCTAGGCCACCATACTAGGTCAGATCTATCTTTAAAGTAATTGGTAATATAGTCCTGGTCGCCTAAAAACCTTTTTATATATCCAGGTATATCCTGTATAAAATTAGTATAGATATCAGTATAGTCTGGTGCATAGTATCGCATAATGCTGCTATTGCTAACACTATAGTTAGGTATCCAGCGACTATTAAAGTCCTGACATATACCAAACTTATCAGGTTGATAGTCAAAGAACTTGTCTATATTTTTTACAAGCACAACGTCTAGATCCATGTAAAAGACATCTTTAAATCCGTGTGCTGGATTAAACATTTGTATTTTATACCACCAGTATTTCCTCATGCCATTGGCTTCAGGCCAGTCTGGCACAATATGTACTCGAGCGTCTATTGTCGGGTAAAAAGGATGGTGTTTGTCTGTTATAATATGAAAAATGTAGGGCTTTGATACAAAGCGTTTTACGGCGATGTATAGCTGCCCTACATATATTTCAGGGGGATATTTGTCCCCAACACAGACACAAACAATATCAATCATGCTTCCATAATTGTTTGTTTTTGTGTAGCAGGCCCACCAACAGTGCGTCTAACAATGTCAGTGCTTATGGGCTCTACATAATAGATTTCTAAAACCTGTGCAAATTCAGTGCCAGTTTCAAACCAATGGTATTCATTGGGCGCAACAGTGGTAAATTCACCTGCGGTTATTTCTGTAATGTCTGTTAAATCGTAAGCATTTTTCCTTACATGAATTTGCATGCTTCCACTAACACAATAAAATGCATTCCATTTAAACTCATGTTTGTGTTCGCTACACTTCATGTGTGGCTCAACATTTATACGATGTAGTTCGATCATCGGGGTAACTAACAAACTCTCTGTAGTACCCCATACTTTACCTTGCAACATTACATTGCGTTCTTTTTGTCCTGAATTTCAGCACGGCGAGCTTTTGCTAGTTTACCTAGTTCGCCAAGTGCTTTACGAGCACGAGCAGCCGCAGCCTTTACACCTTTGGTTTCGAATGCTTCGCTTTCTTTTACATATGCTTCAAATTGAGCAACAATATCGTCATGACTAGACATATTCTATTCCTTTCTGTTAGTCGATTAAATATTTATTCTAATGGTAAACGTTCTATATCTTCTTCAACACAATTGGTGCCATATTGTATTTCAACCAGCTTAAGAGGTTTATCTGTTTCATTGGCGAGCTGATGCCACATGCCAACAGGTATATGAAGGTTTTGGTGTTTATTATAAACTCCAAACAGTTCGTAATCACTACTTGTATTAATTGTATAAACTGTAGCAGTACCTTCTGCTACAAACCAGTGTTCAGATCGCTCTTGGTGCTTTTGCATTGATAGTTTGCTGCCTGGATCTACTGCCAGTTCTTTCAACTTTGTATGACTGCCATACTCGTGCACTACTCGATAATATCCCCATTGTCTCTGGGTTTTAGGAGCTTTCCACTCTTCTAAAATCCAACTTGAACTATTTGCTTTATTCTCGCCGCCTACACCAAATACAAACTCAACATCATCGAACACCATTTCTGGGATGTTGTCAGCAGTCCTATCACCACCGTTAACAAATACAATTTGTGCGTCAGGGTATTTATCCTTTACACGCTGTATTGCCCCAATAGCTGAGTTATCATCGTCAGGAAAGGCAACAATTTCGTCAACCACACTTAAACTTTCAACAATGGTGGAACGCTCTTGCCAGGGCATAAAACTTCTGCCTTTTTTTCTTGCTAACCATGCGTCACTGTTAACACCTATAATTAGGCGATCGCCTAACTGTCTTGCCGCTTTAAAATAACTAATATGGCCAGAATGTATGGGATCGAATCCACCAGTTGCTAAAACTATTTTCATAAGATTTGTCCTTATAAATATATGTGTATATTATAAGGTAATTCGCAAAAATGTTCAATATATATGTTGGCTGGGATAGCAGAGAAGACATTGCTTACCAGGTATGTGAGCATAGTATCTTAAGAAGAACATTTCGTAAAAAAGTAAATGTTATTCCACTTAAACAGCATGAATTAAGAGAACAAAAAGTCTACTGGAGAGATATAGACAAACTTGCCAGTACTGAATTTACCTTTACAAGATTTTTAGTACCCTACCTAAACGAGTACGCTGGATGGGCAGTGTTTTGTGACAGTGACATGGTGTGGCTTACAGATGCGTGTGAGTTAATTAAAGGGTTGGATCCGTCTAAAGCAGTGTATGTAGTTAAACATGACTACAACCCTCCTGAAGGTATAAAGATGGACGGCCAGTTACAGTTGCCCTACCCTCGCAAGAACTGGAGCAGTATGATGATATTTAACTGCGAGCATCCTAGTTGTAAGGGATTAGATTTAGAAACGGTTAATAGTAAAACAGGTGCATACTTGCATCGTTTTGAATGGTGTTCGGATAGTGAAATAGGAGAACTGGGCCCTGAATGGAACTGGTTAGTAGGACACTATCAGGAAGGCACTGATGGTACTCCCAAAGTCCTACACTATACAGAAGGTGGGCCCTGGTTCGAAAACATGCGTGATTGTGAATACGATCACATCTGGAAAAAAGAAGTTATTAACCTTTATAGTTCATGATGCAAAATATACGAGAAAGATTTGACAAGACGGGAATTGCGCTGTTTAGGGAAGTGCAAATACTTGACTTGGGTAAAACTGGACAAGAAATATTTGTAGAAGGCGAAGATATATATCCCCTATTGTTGGGCAAGAATAAGAATGCAGCACTTCAGCATTTAAAAATATCTGATCACCAGCCAGTGTTTAATAAAAAAGAGGGTAAATATTTTTATTGGTATACCAGACCAACTTTTAATTATTATCATACTTTCCTGGACAGTTTTGGATGCCTTTGTAGATATTTAGAGTTAAAAGAACGTATACCAGATTTGCAGTTTATGTTTAATCAGAGCCCAACGCCCAAAGGAGGTTCACTAAAGCATCCTCCTTATGTTTATGAACTATTAGAATTGTTAGGAATAGATTACCAACTAACCGATGAAAATACACAATATGAATTAGTATATTTTGGTGATACTATGTGTAACGATCCCGGCACTGGTAAACGTATATGGCCCAGTATAGAACAATATACCCAACTTAATAATTTAATACAACTAGCACATAAAAAAGTAAATTTACCACCTATAGAAAGGGTGTATTTAAGTAGACGTGCTCATGCAAATCCTTTAAAAAATCGAAAGGATATTATTGGCGAGGATAATACTGTAAAACGCGGTCTTACAAACGAAGATCAAGTTGTAGATATTTTATCAAGTTTGGGCTATACAGAAGTTTTTGGGGAAAACTATACACTAGCAGAAAAAATAGTGTTGTTTAATGGAATGAAAAAATATATTAGTACTGCGGGTGCTGGAGTTACTAATATAATCTGGACAATGCCAAACCCGTGCAGTGTAGGCGGAATACATACGCCAGGATTTCCTTTTCCTTCAGCAAATCACAAACGACATATATGTTGCCATCCAGATTTTATAAAAGCAAAAATAGATAATTATCCAGGAAAAGTTCGTTATGTAGACGAATCAGGTAACCCAGCAGATTATAATAGGCCCTGGTATATCAATAACCTAGTAGCATTCGAAAACTGGGCGAAAACTATCTAAATGATCCAATAACCAATAATACTAACAGGCTTAGGAAGCCTAGAATTATTACCCAGCCGATAAATCCTAGCACGCCGGGAAACCATTGTGCTAGGAGTATAACAATTATTACTAATAGTAAAAATGCTATCATCTTGGTTTGCTATTGTTAAGGGCTTCTTCTTGTGCAGTTGCCATATTGCCCATTATATCCGAAAACATTCTAAACATAACAGCACTTTTGTCTTCTTCTTTCTGGGTAATAATACAACTAGCAGTTACGTCTGGTTGCGAAATCACCTTTGCGCGAGCAGCCAAACATTCGTCCATGTCAGTAAACCAAGCATTGCCAACTATTGTGCCAGCAACAGCAGTGACCATCATAATTGTATTCATAGGTCCATCCTTTAATTAACTATACTTATGATAACACACCTATTAATGGTGTCAACCAGGATATTTTTTTTGTATTTTGGTTGACTTTCTGGCTATCCGTGTTAATATGATCATAGTTAAAGAAAACGGAGAGAGCAATGAGCAAAGAAGTTAGTGTACAAGAGCTATTTGCAAGCCTGCCAAATGTAGGTAACCTTGTAAAGTTTGATGTACGCACAGGCACCGTTTGTGGCACAGTAGTTGCTGTAACAGACAAGGCTGCTGTAGTTGAATCCGCACTAGGCGGTGTAATGTATCCTGTCCCTTTTAATAAGGTAAGGCCACTTTAAAAACTGGTTGACAACTGCGTTATTCGTGTTAATATAGGTATAGTTAAACAAAAGGAGAGAGCAAATGGCTACCGATTTAAGAAGCAACACAGAAGGTTTACAGCTCACTCGTTTTTGGGGCGGAGAAAACCGCGGTGTTTGTGTACAGGTCACCTCCACTTACCGTAATCTTGCTAGTAACGAATTCTTTCAGTATGTAACACTGAGCCGTGAAGAAGCTCGTACACTTGCAAATGATTTGCTGGCATTTGCTAACAAGCGTGAAATAGACATCACACGAGCATAAATGGAAGATAAAAAACAAGAGTTTTGGGACGCATTGCGTATGCCTGTTGAGGCAGATAGAAACTGTTCTAACTGTTTACACGGAGGAATAGACACTAAATTCAGATGCTTTCGGTGTACGCACTGTCCTAGACCAGCTGGTTACTATAGTCCATATGACAAATTAGAAAATTTGTGGGAATGGGATAAAAGTTGATAAAAATGGTTGACGTAATAGCAATCCGTGCTATTATGAAGGTATAAAGAGGAGAGAGAGAAATGATAAAGTTCGTAATTACAGCCTACACAGAAAAAGGCCCTTATTCCCAAACTTCACGTGGCACCGTAAAAGGCATGAACGACGCCTGCACTGAATTACTTCGTGATCCTAGTATTGTTCGTTACACCGTTGAAGAGGTGGAGATAGACTAATGGATTATGTTCTTATCGCAGACGGGCAGTATCAAAAACTGCAAATCAGAGACAAAGTGTTCCCTGTAGTAAAGGGCTTTAAAACTGGCGCCCGCGGGTCCTACATTACTGTGGATGCTAGCATCCTTGGTAGTGACTATGCTCGCCCAGTGCGTATTAAGTGCAGCAAAAAGGATCTAACCTTTGTAGAAGCAGATGCTTACAAGCGTCAGCTGGCTGCACTAGACATTAATCGGGATATCAAAGCTAAAAAGCAAACGACCTTTACAGAAGCTCAAGATGAGCAACGCATGAAAGAGATTGAGGAGCGTTTCGAAATCCTCAACGAAATGACAGGTGCTCTTAAGAGCGGTGACATTCGTGCAATGATTGTTACAGGTCCTCCGGGTGTAGGCAAGAGCTATGGCGTTACACAGACACTAGAAGCACAAAGCATCTTTGAAGATGTTGCCAGTCAAAAGCGTAAGTTTGAAGTTGTCAAGGGTGCAATGACTGCACTAGGCTTGTATGCCAAACTATACGAGTACAGCGATAAAGGTAGCGTACTGGTATTCGATGACTGTGACAGTGTACTTATGGACGACCTTGCACTTAACATTCTTAAGGCTGCACTAGACTCAGGAAAGAAGCGTAAGATATTCTGGAATGCAGACAGTGCTAAATTGCGTAGTGAAGGCATTCCAAGTGACTTTGAGTTTAAAGGTACTGCTTGCTTTATTACAAACATCAAGTTCGAGAATGTAAAGAGCAAACGGTTACAGGATCACTTAGAGGCACTGCAATCACGCTGCCACTATCTGGACCTTACACTAGACACAATGCGTGACAAGTTCCTACGCATCAAACAGATTGCTAGAACTGGCAAGTTGTGGGGTGCAGACTATGGCTTTACTCCAGAAGGAGAACAGGAAATCCTAGACTTTATGTATGCTAACCGCAACAAACTCCGCGAAATGAGCCTGCGTATGGCTCTTAAGATTGGTGACCTTAAAAAAATATCAGAAAAGTGGAAAAGTCTTGCAGAAAGTACTTGCATGAAGCGAGTATAATGTAGTATACTACAAGTTAGTTAGCTGTATCACTTGCTCCTCTCCTCCTCCAGATGCAGTTAACACTGGGCGGTGTGTTTAGAAATAGACACACCGCCACTCTTTTATTATAATAAAGTATGAGTGATATGCTTTTATACACGGTAGGTGACAGTTTTACATTTGGACAGGAACTAACCGATCCTGAGAAATCCTGTTGGCCTAGACTTGTAGCAGACGCCATTGATTATAAATTAATTAATGATGGCCGGCCAGGAGTAGGTAATGAGTTTATGGTTAAAAAAACTATGCAGGCTGTTGGCGAAATAAAGCCTGATTTGGTTATAGTATCCTGGTCTAGTGCTGGGCGTTGCGAGTATGCAGATGAATGGGGAGCATATGATATTTGGCCTGCATGTAGCAGTCGTGTGTTTGACCAAGATCCTAAACTATCCTACCGTAAGCAATTAATAAAATACATTACAGCCTATAATAATGAAGAACATGAATACCGTAGATGGTTACGACAAGTTATTCTTTTACAGAGCTTTTTAAAATGTTATAATGTAAACTATAAATTTGTATCAGCATTTGACAATCAACGCCGCAATAAACGATATATGAAGCATAGTGACGGCTATGTTCAAATGATAGATACCGATAACTTTATAGGTTGGCCATATGAAGGGCTTGTGGAATGGTCTTACAGAACTCCTCAAGGCCCTGGTGGTCATCCACTTGAAGAAGGTCACCAAAAGGTAGCGGAGAAGATAGTTGAAGCCTTGCGTATTACACGTTAAAGACGAAGTTAATGTTAAGATAGAAGGCTTAGATTTGGATACTCGCCGCAAGTTGAGTAATAAATTTAAGTATGAGATACCTGGTGCTCGTTACATGCCAGCAGTAAGACTTGGACGCTGGGACGGCAAGATGGCTTTCTTCCAGTTAGGCGGCAGTACCTATATTAACTTGCTGCCTGAGATACTTCCCATCCTTAGCAGTGACGGTTATGATGTTACACTTAATGACGTCAGAGACTATCAGATGGATTATCCGCTGGAGCCAGTGGATGAGAATAGTTATGCTGACAAAGTATGGCCTGACAAGCATCCAGCAGCAGGGCAGCCAATCATACTCAGAGACTATCAAGTAGAAGTTATTAATAACTTTTTAACTAACCCACAAAGCCTACAAGAAGTAGCAACTGGTGCTGGCAAAACACTTATAACCGCAGTGCTAAGTCACAGATGCGAAGCACATGGACGCACTATTGTTATTGTGCCCAACAAGAGTTTGGTGACACAAACAGAAGCAGACTACATCAACATGGGGTTAGATGTGGGCGTGTTTTATGGAGACCGTAAAGAGTTTGGGCATACACATACCATCTGTACCTGGCAAAGCCTAAACATACTTCTTAAGAATACAAAGAACCAGGTTGCTCCTATAACTATACAAGAGTTTCTAGAGGGCGTCGTGTGCATCATGGTAGATGAGGTGCATATGGCTAAAGCAGATGCACTAAAGACATTACTCACTGGCGTAATGAGCCAGATACCCATACGCTGGGGATTAACTGGAACAGTACCCAAGGAAGACTTTGAAAAGATCAGTTTGGTGTGCAGTTTAGGTCCAGTTATTAATCACATTAGTGCTGCTGATTTACAGGAAAAAGGAGTACTTGCAAATTGCGAAGTGAATGTGTTACAATTAATAGACTTAAAAGAGTACACAAACTATCAGAGTGAACTAAAATACCTACTAGAGCAGGAAGATAGAATAGATTACATTGCTGGTGTAATTGAACAAATTAGACTTACAGGGAATACCCTAGTATTAGTGGATAGGATAAATGCAGGAACAAAAATTACCCAGAGGATTCCGGGCGCCGTTTTTGTCAGCGGTGGCACGAAGGCACAAGCTCGTAAACAAGAATATGACGAAGTCGCAGATTCTAGCGATAAGGTTATTGTGGCCACTTATGGTGTTGCCGCTGTGGGTATTAATATCCCTCGCATTTTCAATCTCGTACTTTTGGAGCCTGGTAAGAGCTTCGTTAGAGTTATACAATCTATAGGGCGAGGTATTCGTAAAGCAGAAGACAAGGACTTTGTTCAAATCTGGGACATTACAAGTACTTGTAGATTTGCAAAACGACATCTAACAAAAAGAAAAGCATTTTATACTGAAGCAAAATACCCATTTAACGTACAGAAAGTAGACTGGAAATGACTTTATTTTTAAATGGGTGTAGTTATGGCGCGGCATGGAAGGATTTCCCAGGTGTAAATCTTAGTAGGGGTGGTGGCAGTTTTTATAGAAGTATAAGAACTACTATGGAATGGATAGCAGTAAACGGAAAACCCGTCTATGTTTTTATACCTATTACAGTTTGCACTAGATTTGAAGTAAGCAAAGTAGTAGTTGATCAACCTATAGAAGGAGCATATGATCTTGCTCCGTTTGAACATTATAAAATAGAGGGTCAACTATCTGATAGTTGTTATAGATCCTGGGACTATCTTTTTATGAATATTATAATGTTTGCTAGTTGGTTGGATCAACAAGGTATAAAATATTTGATCTGGGATCAGTGTAATAAGTTTGAAAATGTGCATATTACCGGATTTAAAGCATTTGAAAAACTTAAATGGATACAGGAAAATCCAAGGATTGTTCCACTGTTTGAGTTTTGCGGCAATCAATATATGTATGACAATGGCGGTGAGAGTTTTGATAATGACGCTAATTTGGAACCTTGTATTAGGCATTATGCGCCAGAGTCATATACAATTTTAAAGCATTATTTAGACAATTATATAAAAACAAAATTAAATGAAAGGGTAGATTGGTGAGAATATTAACACTTGAAGATGCAGCATTTGAAATGAATGAACTACCTGATGAGGTAGATGATTTGCGTTTTGCTGTACTGGATAATTCAGATCCAGTAAATCCAGACTACTTTTTTATTCCTCTTATATTTCTAGAAAGTTTTAATGCGCCAGCACTTGTATTACGGATAGCTGGAAATATTATTAAGATGCCAGTGGACTGGAAGATTCTAATTGGCGAACCTGAGCATGGCGACCTGGAAATGTGTAACCTGAGTAGCCTTAATGACAGAGGATTTAAAGCATTTAGTTTTAATCCTATTAGCGGGTTTTTAGCAGACTATCTTCCTATTGACATTGTAGATTTGTATACTGATGTTAAGTGGTTTTTCCCTAAAATTAAACAGGGCCAAATACTAGCTATTCCTATTGAAACTGGACCCAAGCCAAGGTGTGTCTATTGTGCTAAAGAAATTAACAAGCAGAACGAAATAATAGACATTAGTAAGGTGTTATGAGTTTAGATCTTCATGGTATGACAATACACGAAGGCTGGATTTATTTTAATAATGAAGTAGACCAGGCCTTTTGGCGTGGTGTTAAGTCCATGAAGGTAATTACAGGTAAAGGACTTATGCTGCATGAGTTTCCAACATGGGCAAGAAACCATCCTAAAATTCGCGAAGTTGAGTTAAACAAAGATGGTGGAAGTTTTCGTGTTTGGTTAAAGAAGAATGCCTAAAATTATCGTAAGAGAAGATTATAGAGTATATTATTATATGGTGGATCCGCAAAGCAGAAGTCACAGAGATGCTATTGCAGAAGTACAGCGTAAGGTTAATGATTTTTTTGCGAGTAGAGATATTCAAGCAACTAGACATATACATCGCAGTTCACAGGGCAAGGGTATGATGTGGATTCATTTTGAAACTCTAAACGACAGCAATATGTTTTACATGGCTCTAGCAGAACATATTACTAGTAAAGGAGTAAGATTTGACTGAACTGCCTCTTAATCAGGTATTGGGTGCTCTTGATAAAAAGGATATGAAGTTCTGGGATCGTTGCACACCTGAACAGCAAAAGAAGATTGCTCCATTTCTACTAAACAGATATATGAGTATTGTGAAAGGTAGTGCAGAGTTGCATGCTTATTATCTCATGGCTACCAATCAGCGTGTGAATGTAAACTATTTTGCACTCAGTAAGCATCCTAAACTTGTATGGCAACTGTTATGTACCGTGAGCCCAGGCATGGGCAATCAGTTCCATCAGTGGATAGGCAACAAAAAGAAAAAGTCCAGTAATACGGACATACGCAAAAGACTCGCAGAGTTATATCCTAATTACAAAGAGGATGAACTAGACTTACTAGCCAGTATTACTACAGCATCTGAATTAAAACAACTGGCTGAGGCTAGTGGACAATGATAGACTTTAACACAGATAAAGTTGTAATTGCTTACTATCCTCCGGGCGCCGGCGGAAAGACTGTCTTAAACTGTCTAGGAATAAGCAAAAACTTTTGTATACAAGATATTGATGCGCCGCTAGACAGTCTTAGCAAGTTTAATCTTATAAAAACACGAATAGATCAATATGAAATAAGCAATAATTGGTCAGATTTAGATTTAGGTTGTGTACAACTTTATGGATTAGATGCATTTAAAGGGTTTAGTCCTGCTTTTTATCGTACTGCAATTTATAATGAAAAATTAGTAGAATTATTTCAAAGTGGTATATATATGCCAATTGTTTGCCATACATATGCACAATTAAAAAATGTCCTTGGTATTTTTCCTAACAGCCAAATAATTGGGTTGCAGAATAGTTTTAATTTTACAGCAAGCCGAAATTACGAAATTTTTAATATTAAAAAAGGATATAATGAAATAAAAGGTGACAATTGGCCCAGGGTAGTACCTAAAAAATTTTCCGATTTCCCAAAGGAAATTCAACAGGAAATACTAAATGACTTTCCCACATTTTATAATGCAATAACAAACAGAAAACATTATAACGATACATTTTTACAAGATGTTCATATGGATCATATATGGGATGTGCAATGGTTTTCAAATGTAGAAAAAACTTTAACTGAACTAAAATCCCTTTATAATGCTCTGAAGTTGGATGATTTTGATACAGAAAAAATCCGATATTATTACACTAGATGGAAAACAAAAGTATATGATATATCCATGGATAACAATAAAGTCGTATAATGCAAATGAATGACTTTACAAGTGTTATAAAAGATGCTATAATTAATTATAGTATGGAACCTAAAGATTATACATGTAAGTATTGTGGCAGATCGTATCGTAAAGAAAGCACTCTAGCAGCGCATCTATGTGAGCCTAAACGTAGAGCACAACAGGAGCGCGAACCTGGTGTACAGATTGGTATGCAGGCTTATTTGCGTTTCTATGAGCTCACACAGGGCAGTGCTAAACTAAAAACATATGCTGACTTCAGTGAATCGCCATACTATAATGCTTTCGTGAAGTTTGGCAGACATTGTCAGAGCATTCGTGCAATAAACATCAGTGGCTTTATAGACTATGTAATTAAGGAAAACAAGAAGCTGGATAACTGGACCAAGGACAGTGTATACCAGGACTTCTTGTTTATGCATCTAAAACGAGAGAGTGTACAGGATGCACTGGAGCGTAGTCTGGAAACCATGGCAGATTGGGCGGCTGAAAAGGAAAGTGTATACAATCATTATTTCCTATATGCTAGTAAAAATCGTATTGTAAGTGATATTACCAAGGGACGCATCAGCAGTTGGGTTGTGTTTAACAGTAGTACTGGTATTGAAATGCTGGACAAGTTGAGTACTGAACAAATTGAGATAGCGTTTCCCTATATTGATCCAGACTTTTGGAAACGCAAGTTTGTGGACTATGTTGCTGATACTGAATGGGTAAAGCATATACTAAGTGAGGCAAAAATATAATGTTTGTGTCGGGTACTATAGAAGATTGCTTTACAATGCAATTTTTTGACATTTTATCAGCATATGCAAAAGCAAATAATATCAATATTGATACAGATAAAAAGTTTTATCTAATAGATCATGTTACAGATGATTATCCCCCTGGCTATGATCATTACTTTGTTGAAAATGGAAATGAGCATTTATCTGTCTTAGGAAAAGCAAAACGTCTAGTAGACGAACAAAAAGCAGATTTACTATATGGGAGTTATCTGCATAAAAAGCATCCCTTATTTGATAGAACTATTAGTATGGCTGGAAGTACTAATCTTTCCAATATTTTTTATACAAGTCCTTTTTATTTTACTAGTTTGTTATTTAAAAAACAACATCGCGATAAAAATTTAACTTTTATAAATGGCGAAAACAGAAGTGTACGACATTATTTTTTAGATCAAGTTAGCAAATATATGGATTTAGTAATTAACAATAGTCAGTCAACAATCAAAACAAATCTAACTGGATATTATAATAATGCTGATAATATCTTTGCAAATTATTGTAACAATTTATATGACATAGATAATTCACCTACCAATCATATTAGTACGAATATAATAAGTTTTGGAAAATTTGGTCAAACCAGATTAAGTTATGAACCTTTGCCAGAGTATTTTACAAGTCGTTGTATGGTTTATCCAGAAACTACCTTTTATAACTGGGAAATATTTATTACTGAAAAAACATGGAAATGTGTAAAAGCAAAAACACACTGGATTATATTTGCAGGTGCAGGTAGTTATGAAGTAATGCGTGAAGTAGGATTAAGGAGCATTATAGAACTATGTCCAGATTCTATGAATGACTTTGACAGTATCGAAGATCATATCCTTAGAATAGAAAAAATTAGTAAATGTTGTGAATATATTTCTAATAACAGTAGCATATTTGATAGTTCTGAAGCACATAATATGTTAGAATTAAATTATGAAAATTTCCATAATCCATTATTAAGTGTGGAACGTTGCGTAAAACCCTTTATTGATAGGTATATAAGCACATGATTGACTTGCCTGATATTGATATAGACTTTAAAAATAGATCTGATATTTTAAAGTTTATAGAGCATACACCTGCAAGATTAGAGACTGGCAGGCAGCATAACACTGGTGTATACTTTACTGACATACCCAGTGCAGGTGATGGTATGAGTACCTTTGATCACAAGCAAGCGGAACAACTGGGTTACTTTAAATTAGATTTGCTCAATGTAAGCGTATATGATCAGGTAAGAGACGAAGTACATTTAGTAGAATTAATGACTACAGAACCTCGGTGGAATAGACTCTGGGAAGATAGGGAGTTTTGTGAACAAATTGTACACATTGGTAATCATTATGATTTAATTAAACAAATGAAGCCAGACAGTATACCCAGGATGGCTATGTTTTTAGCAGTGATGCGGCCAGGTAAAGCACACTTGCGTAACAAACCCTGGGCGGAAATTGCCAAAACTGTCTGGCAGCGACCTGAAAACGACAAATACTTTTTTAAGAAATCACACAGTGTAAGTTATGCACATCTTGTAGTCGTGCACATGAATTTACTTGACTCGCTTAACTAGTGTAATATTTTTTCGCTTACTGCGACTTTTGGCCATCTCTAGTATGTTAACACTTGGTCCAAATATTATTTCTACATCTTTAATATTAAGAGTAATTAAACTATAAGTGAACTTTGCCCAATCACCTTTTAGAAATAAGTTGATAGGAATTTTTTGGTTACTTTCCCACCACCAGGTTTCACCTAATTCCAAAAATTCTTGTCTATCGTCCTCAGTCTTTAGTGCTTCATAATTGTAAATGCTACAAACAGTATCATCGGAATTTTGTATTATTCCTAGATACTCATCACCACCATAACTAACAAGGCTTAAAAACGGATATTTTTCTTTTATTTCGTCGCTGATTCTTGCCATTATAAAAACTATAAATAGTAGTGATATGACTACTATTACCAGTTACTTATACGAGCAAAATATTAAGGTTACCACAACTGATGTAACCGTGGGAAATGTTATGAGTATGTTTTACACACCAAACATCAAAGTCTACAGAGGGATCGATAATCCTGTTAGAGTAAACTTTGTTAACAGGGATCAGAAGAAGGTCAGCCTAACTGATAAAACTGTTACCTTTGTTATGATAGACAAAGAGACAAACAAAACACTCCTACAAAGAAGTGTTACAAGTATAAACCCAGCCGCTGGTACAGCAGAGTTTACACTCAGAGATGTTGACATGTACAACCTAGACGGCAAATATTATACATATGCTTTTAAAGTTGTTAACGGCGAAGGCAGAACACAAATTGGTTATAGTGATGACAACTATGGTGCAGGTGGTGTGCTTGAGCTTATAGAAGGCGTTTATCCAACATTTGCTGCTAGTACTCTAGAAGATTTTGGTGCTGGCGATAATGGAAGTATCATTTATATTGATCCATATGTTAATTCGAACAATGCGTTACACACCGCACAAGTTTATTTTTCAAGTGCATTTACAGGCACACTAACAGTCAAAGGCAGTTTAAGTCCAGGAGGTAGTGGACTTACAGCAGACGACTTTACTACTATTACAACTCAAACCTACACTGCACAGTCAGATAATGTTGCTTTTAGTTGGAATGGTGTTTACAGTGCTATACAATTTGTTCGCAGTACAACAACTGGAACACTTAGTAAAGTGCTGTATAGGCCATGAAGTTAGTAGGATTTGGCTGTAGTTTTACATATGGAAGCGAACTAATAGATCCCAACATAAATGAATGGGATCAACATCATACAAATAAAAAGTATAGAGAAAGTCATGCCTGGTTAGGCTTACTTGCTAAACGACTAGGGTGCGAGTTTGATAATCGAGGTGAACCTGCTAATAGTAACTTTGCAATAGGTCAACAAGTTGCTGAATATGTTCGAACAAATCGTGAGAATTTACAAGATATTACTATTTGTATTGGATGGACTGGGCGACCAAGAATGAGCTGGTATGATGATCACTGGACACACAATGGTTTTGTCAGCGATAAAACAGGCTGGACAGACAGTTGTCGGGAATGGGTAACTAGACACACTAGTCAAAGTTTAGATATGTTTACTGATAATGCTAAATTGATTGCTAATAGTGTGTGTAAGTTTTACGATGTTAATCTACTACAGTTTAATTCACTTGGAAAACATGGGACAACAGGCTATAACAAATACCTTGCTGACGGATCCAGTATGGATGAATATTTAAGAAGTAAACAAGTTGATTTCGAAAAAAACTTTTTTGCAAGTGGCGATCATCCCAACGAAAGTGGTCATGAAGAATGGACAACATTTATGTGTGACTGGATAACGGGAAACAACCTTGTCTAAAAAACTTTGGCAGTTTGGATGTAGTGTAAGCCTTGGTGAAGAAGCAACAAAGCCATATGGCGTCTGGATTGCAGAACATATTGGATATGAGTTTATCCAGCAAAGCGAAAGCAGTGCTAGCAATCCAAGTATAGCATTAAAGTTTTGCGAACTATATACCAAAATTGACAGTGAAGACCTAGTAATATTTGGCTGGAGCCATCCTAGCAGATCAAGTTGGTACAATAAACATGCACAGGGATGGGAACATTTAAATTATATACAACAGAAAAAGCGGGGAGATCCGTTAACTGGAAGTGTGGTAGATTACATAACACACCAAATATGTGATTATGTTATAAACACCAACGATTGGTATCCTAAACATATTGTAGACACAACCTGTAAACTTAATAACCTAAAATATCTACATGTAGATTGTGTTCCAGGAATGGTAGATTATTTAATGCATGAACAAGCCAAATACATAGCAGACCACTTGCATCCTAATGATCTAGGACATGAACGAATTTTCCACTTGATTAAATCGGACATTTTTAGTATAATTAATACATGAATTCTATACAGCAAGCAGTAATTGATAATCTGCCCAGGCAGAAGCGTAGTCCAGGTGGCTGGTATACGTTTAATGCTGTATGCTGTCATCACAATGGAGAGAGCCTGGACAAGCGTGGTAGAGGCGGTGCTATAACAGATGGCGAGGCAATAACCTATCACTGCTTTAACTGTGGATTTAAAACTGGCTGGCGTCCTGGCAGACATGTTAGTTACAAGTTTCGTAAACTGCTAACCTGGTTAGGCGTAGAAGAAAATGAGCGTCAGCGTCTTGTAGTAGAAGCACTACGCATCAAGGAAACTGTAGTTGTTGAAGAGGAAGATGAGCCTGAATTTACTATAGAGTTTCCAGTTAGAAAACTTCCTGAAAATTGTGTACCATTAACTGAAGCACCGGCTGAGTTACAGGAGTATGCAGTCAGCAGATGCTTGCCAGTAGATGAATTGCTCTGGAGTAATACTAGAGCAGGCGGGTTATATCGTCGGATAATTGTACCTTGTACGTGGGACAATCGAGTCATAGGGTCAACTGCCAGGGCGGTTACTGACGATATAAAACCCAAATACTTTAACAACTATGAAGCCAACTATGTTTATGGAATAGATCGCCAATTAAAGGATGGAAAGTTTAGCATAGTGTGCGAGGGTATTTTGGATGCACTAGTAATTGGTGGTATAAGTATACTAACTAACAGGTGTAATGACATACAAGCACAGATAATAGACACGTTGGGTAGAGAAATTGTGCTGGTTCCTGACAGAGACAGGGCAGGACAATCACTAATAGATGATGCACTAGAGCATGGCTGGAGTGTAAGTTTTCCTGAATGGGAACCAGATGTAAAAGATATTAATGCCGCAGTGGTACGATATGGCAAACTTTTTACTTTAAAATCCATTATTGATGCAAAACAAACCAATAGACTAAAAATAAACTTAATGAGGAAAAAGTTATAATGGATATCTGGCTAGGGTTTCTGCCTGGAAGCGGTGCTACTAGTATAGAAATGCTTTTACGGTCTGACTGCACTAGTTTGGAAACATTACCTGTTGATGATTTTTGGGTTGAGGGGAAAGATTTTGTTACAGGGCATGGTAGTGGCAAACAATGGCATCCTTACACCTCCCAAGAGTTATTTAATCCAAAATATAAAAAAGCTAAAGTTAATATTTTTACACCTATAATTCCTATGTCAGATCTCAAAGGTAAGGAAATTTTAGAACATATTTATATTCAACCAGGAATAAAATTTTATCTTGGACCATCATGTAAACGTAGTTGTGAATTTGCAGTAATAACAACACAAAAAGTACCTTCTTACCCTAACAACATTATAAATTTGGAGCATTCTGCTCAATGGAGTACTGGTAGTCTTGATAAATGGGAAATTAGGGAAGCAATAAGTCTAAACTTTATGCAATGGTTTGTACCACAAATGATAGAACAATGGCAAATTGCTAGCAATCTTGGGTTTACTTGTATAGATACATTAGAACTGTTTAGTTGTTATCCAACAGTAGTAGATAGCATAGTAAACCAAATTGGGTGTACTATTACTGATAATGAAATGTATAAGCAGCATGTTAATCACTGGTTTACGGGACAAGATAAAATATGGAATGATTGGGACAGATATAATGAATATAAAAATGGTAAAGGAAAATTAACAGGAGATATTGTACATGAAGCAATGATCCAGTATAATTTAAGAGAACGTGGAATAGAATTAAAGTGTTATGGATTAAACGAGTTTCCAGACGCCCAGACATTAAAGGATTTTTATGAGTAGAGAATACACACCAGATTTACAAAAACTGTTTTTAGAAATGATGATGCAGGATGCACAGAATTATGTGCGAGTGCAGAACATTTTTAATCCAGAGAACTTTGACCGTAGTTTGCGTGATGCAGCAAAGTTTATTAAAGAGCATGCTACTAAGCATAGTACTATGCCTACATATGAACAGTTAAATGCAGTAACGCAGGTAGATGCAAAGCCTATTCCAGAGATGGCAGAAGGGCACAACGATTGGTTCCTGGAAGAGTTTGAATCATTTACTAAACGGCAGGAACTGGAACGTGCTATTCTTAAAGCAGCAGACTTATTGGAAAAAGGAACATATGATCCCGTAGAAAAACTAATCAAAGATGCAGTGCAGATCAGTCTAACCAAGGACATGGGCACAGACTATTTTGAAGATCCTCGCAGCAGACTTATGAAGTTAAAAGACAACAATGGCCAAGTAAGCACAGGTTGGCCTGCGCTGGATCGCAAATTGTTTGGTGGCATGAACAAAGGTGAGTTGAACATTTTTGCAGGTGGTAGTGGTAGTGGTAAGAGTTTGTTTATGCAGAACTTGGCTGTTAACTGGGCAACGGCAGGACTCAATGGTGTATATTTGACACTGGAACTTAGTGAAGAACTGAGTGCAATGCGTATTGATAGTATGCTCACAAACATTGCCAGTAAAGAGATATTCAAGGATCTTGACACAGTAGAGATGAAAGTCAAGATGGTTAGCAAAAAAGCAGGCAACTTGCAGATTAAATATTTGCCAGCACAGAGCACAGTTAATGATGTTAGAGCATACTTAAAAGAACTTGAGATTACAAAGAACATGCGTATTGACTTCCTGCTTATTGATTATCTGGACTTGTTGATGCCAGTTAGTGCAAAGGTAAGTCCCAATGATTTGTTTGTTAAAGACAAGTATGTGAGTGAAGAACTACGCAACTTGGCTAGAGAACTTAACACAATCTTTGTAACAGCATCGCAGTTGAACAGAAGTGCAGTTGAAGAGATTGAGTTTGATCACAGCCATATTAGTGGTGGTATCAGTAAGATTAATACAGCAGACAATGTGTTTGGTATCTTTACGAGTAGAGCAATGCGTGAGCGTGGACGCTATCAGATACAGTTAATGAAAACTAGAAGTTCAAGCGGTGTTGGCCAAAAGGTAGACCTGGAGTTTGACATTGAAAGTTTGCGTATTAGAGACCTTGGCGAAGATGAAGACTATCAGAACTTTAAGAAGCAAAGCAGTTCAATCTACGAGCAACTAAAGAACGGAGACAAAACTCCTGAAGCTGAGGGCGATGCTGAAGTAAGTAAGATTACAGCAAATGTGCAGAGCAGTAAACTTAAAGACATGTTAGCAAGTTTAAAGCAAAGTGACTAAAATACACACATTTAGTGATGGATTCGGTGCTGGTCATGCTTTTCCTATGTGGCCCCAGATGATTGCTGCAAGTGGGTTTGATGTAGTTAATTATAGTGAAGTTAGCATTAGCGTTCCTGAACTACTGGATTTGTTTTATAAATCTTATAACTTTTATGATAGATTTTTAGTACAACTTCCTGAGTTTGGTAGAATAATTGGTGTTAGGATGCCAGCACAGACAGATAGAAATCTTCATACCAGGGATCAAAATCTTCTAACGGATTTAAAAAATAAAAACTTTCGTAATGTAACCATACTACATGTGCCAGAAATGGATAAGTGGAGTAGGCAATTTTCTGACAGAGGAGAAGAACCTCAACCTCAGCCAGTGGTTCATGCTAGATGGTTGACGCAAAACTTTCCTGATTTAATTAGCCCAAACATATACTATACTATAGAAAAATTTGGCAAGTGGGAACCCTATTACTGGGATAGAGAACAACAATGGAAAGACTTAATAAATGAAGCTAGTTTGTTTCAGTAATAACACCGGTGGCGGATTAATTTGTGATTTACTAAATCATAAGCACACTTGGTCTGATAGTTATAAAATTTCAAATATAGAACATAATGTTTTTAAACAAACTGATACTCCGACTATATCTACTAAGATATCAGACCTTGACATGTGGAATAAAGTTTCAAAAAAATATAAAAACTCTAACCAATGGTACGGAACACATGTTCATCCTAGTGCTATTCCCAATCTAAATGACTTTGAAGAAGTATTAATTATAACAACTACTGGTCGTGACAGTAAATTATATAGATGGTTAAGGTATTACTACGGGTGGTTTTATAGTGTTGAACCCAATTGGATTGAAGATGATAACTTAGAACACATTGACAAAATTAGAGAAATGGCAAAAAATGTATTCATTGAATTCTCAGGATGGAAAGATTATCCATGTGTTGAGTTTTCAGATATAGTGTCTGGAAAATTTGTAACTGAGAGAAATCTCAATGTTGAAAGATTCAATGATTGGCAATCTAAAAATCAGTTTTTGTTTAATAGCTCTATTAACAAATGGGGTGTTTTAAGATTTGATGAAGCAGAATATGAAATAACTACTGGGCTAGCATACAAGTATCATTAAGATACTTGTCTAGTCTATAGCCCTTTGCTTCCCAACAGTCAATATAGCGTGTGCCGTTAGTCATTCGTATCTTGCCTGATCCTACAATAACATCGTGGTCTCTGTAGCCAAAGGGCTTCTTAATAGTTACGTCTACATATTCACTGTTGCCTACACCTAGCGTAACAAATGTAACATATCTTCCTTGCTCCCCCTTGAATACACGGCCGTTTGCTACTAGTCCTGCAAAGTTTACACGGTCCAGATAGGTTTCTTGTACAAACATATTGGGCATAAACTCTGGCTGTGACCAATAGCCATTGCGTTTGTATTGTGTTACGGGAGATTCACATACACCGTTTTCGTATCCTAGTTCACGCAGGTCCCAGCCTGCTGTTTTTGCTTCCTGTTTGTGCACCCAGCGTTTATATGATCCCTGGCAATGTTTGAGTGCTGCTTGCCAGAACTTCATAGGATTGTGTGCTTTTTGATATGCCAGTGCCCAGATAAGTCTGCCCAGGTTTACAGCATGAGCACGACATAAACCAAAGTTGCCCAGCCCATATAACTCTTGTATAATTGCTTCCTTGTCATCATGCTCGCCCATGCGAGTCATAAACTCCATTACACGCTCTTCATCTTTTTTAGCAAATGCCCGTCTGTACATGTCTGCTTCATACAAGTCACAACCTATGAGTTTGGCTATTTTGCGTATAGCATCGTCTTCATATACAATAGTGTCCTCCAGTCTGTTCTCTGTCCAGTCCTGGAAAAAACTTGCCTTTTGTCTGCCAGTGGTTGCAACAGGGCGTATAAGTGCTGTAGCAAATACACAGTCTGCTTTTGATTGAGGTTGTATTGCACGGAATAGGCGGCGCATTGCAGGGGACTCCGCTTGTGTTACACCAATTACATCGCCTCTGCATAGCAGTTGACTTGTCTCAAAGTCTTGTTCTGGATATGCTTCCAGTGGTGTGTCAGGGTCTATTTCTATAAGTTGGCTTAGTCCACGGTTAGCCAGTATGTCTATTTTAAGGTGCTCTAGATCTTCTACTTCACGTTTGTCTAATAATATTTGATTGTCTTTGTTGAATAAACTCTTGGGTAGTTTTCTTTCAAATACAAGAACACCACCACAGTGTTTGCTGATACTACGTTTTTTGCCTATTAGTTTTCTTTCTATTCTCATGGCCTCTTCCTTGTCAATGTCTAAATCTTCATAACGAAAATTGCGAGGAAGTCTACCAGACGCACCTAGACGGCGTGCCGCTTCTCTACGTGCACTGCGCTCCTTGTATAGCACATAGTTACTGATTCTTGCTGAACGTTCTGGCCAATTTGCAAAGATACGTTGCATGACAGTGTCCTGTTGCCAATGCGGAAAGTCTATGTCTACGTCTGGTAGATCATCCCTCAGTGGATTTAAGAAACGTGCAACCGGTATTTGCCACCTTATGGGATCAACGTCTGTTATTCCTAGAAGATAACAGACAAGACTAGACCCTGCCGAACCCCGAGTCATATGTGTAATGTCCTCGGTCAGAGCTAATACGTCACAAATTGTTAGGAAATAATCAGTAAAGCGAAGTTTGAGTATAATCTCAAGTTCTTCGACTAGTCTATCGTGGTACTCTGGAGCCTCTGGTATGTGCCTTACAAACCTGCCAAGTAGCCTATCTAATTGAGCCTTCGCGTCTTTTGGTAATTTCATTGCCTTTGTTTGCCTAAATGCCTAAAGTTTTCGTTTTTTGCCTAAGTCATTACTGAGTAATGACGTTTTTATTTAGCAATCAAGGCCAACAAATTTAATTTTTTTGATTTATAATAGTTTCTTTTTTAGGATTTGGCGCACATCGTCATCTGAAAACTTAATATGCCAAGTGCCATTAAATGTTACATAATCAACATTTGTCAAATATGCATAGTCTTTATTATCTGTTGTCATGGTACTGTATTGAAACAGTTCAGATAATATTAAATCTTTATACCTGATAGTGTTTATTTTGATATAACTATCAGAGTGTGTTCTATAATTTTTTCCGTAAAAATGTAATTTTACTTCAGTAGGTGATATTTCTTCACGCTTTATATAAAATGGACCTATAGTTTCAAATTCAAATTCTATCATTTATATCTCGTTAATATTAAAACACTTCTGCGAGGATACTTACCACTAAAGTTTGCACTTACGTGAAAACGGTTTCTAGGCCAAGTCATTGCTGTACCCAAAGTCCAATGATGTATAAAGTCTACAGTAAACCCTGATAATTTATTATAGTCTAAATGTGTAAGGTACGTGTAATCAGTTTTGTCAAATGGTGTGTTGTCTAGACCGTATTCTTCTCTAGTAGTTTGTTTATAAGTAGTAACACCTTTATTTCCTAAACCTGTTTCAGCATTAAACGAAACAGCTCGGTCACTGCTTTGATCAAAAATCAGTGTATAATAGGATTCCTCATCTACGTGCGTTAACGGAATAAGATAACTAGTAGCTATATTGTCATTTTTGTCATGTTCAATATAGCCATCACTATGTACGCCACCTGCACCATAATCACTATTGATATTTACAGTAGTAATAACTTCATTATCAGGTAGTTTCGCTTGCAGTTGTTCAAGTTTATGAGCAAAAAAAGGCTGTGCATAGTGGCACATTGTTTGATAACGAAGGCCGTTGTTACGACTTAACTCTTTAGGAAGCACTGAGTCGTACCATAAAAACCATTCGCATTCTTCTTGGGTAAAAAAGTTGGGTATCTGTTTCATATTGATTTAAGTTTATTACTGACCATATCAAATACTAAAGCGTTGCCTTGTGTAGACAAATGATTGATAAGTCCAGGATATTTTTTTTGTATTTTAACTAAGTTGATTGCATGATCTTCGGTTATAAATTGTGGATCTACGTTTAGATTATTTACTACAACGCAAGGTACTGCGCCAATCTTAAGATTAATTTCTTTGCGGAGCAGCCTGTAAATATTATTTTGATACTGTTCATCAAAATGATAAAAGAAAAAGTTTCTTGCAGTTCTTAATGCAGTATTAAATGGATTCAGAAGATTCCACCATCTTGTGTAATGATACTCAATATCAGCTAACATTAAGTCTGCATTATGGTGTAGTTTATCACTATAGTGTACTGGATGTTTTTTTGTATTAACTCTCAATGGCGAAGTGTGGCTAACAATAACACAATCGTAGTCGCTGATATTTTTAACAGATTCAATTTGTTGTAGGATTTTATATTCACCAACGCCAGCTTGTGCAAGATTTGTAACTGTGTGTTGTTTAGCTATCAGATTTGGCCAGCCTGAATCATCGTTATACTTTACCGACCAATCAGCCGCATAACTATCACCTATGATAAGTATTTTCATTATTATAATAATATAACGGATGCCAATATTAAGTCAACTTATATCTGAAGAGTTTCCATTCCTCTAGCATATTTCTCAAGATGTTTAACATATTCAACCATACTATGGTCACCGAAGTTATCAATCTTACCTGCTAGTAGACCTCTCCACATGCCGCGGAATCTGTCCTTAACCATCTGGAAACCAGTTGGGTTACGAACATTACCCCAGGTGTTTAAGTAGTGCTGCTCGCCATGGTGTCTATAACCCATAATTCTCAACGGTACACGAGTAACAATGTCGTTATTGTTTACCCAGCGATGGTGTGTAACTGCCAAACTATCTACATATTTTTTCCAACCTACTCTAGGTGACCCATATGTGTATAGTTCTTCTACTGCTGGAATACCTTCGTATAAGTGACAGCGGCTAGCCATAATAGTTGCCATTGCTGCACCTAAACTGTGGCCGCAAAACCATAGTTTTTGTTTTGTTTTCTGAATATCTTCAAGCACCATTGGCCAAAGTTCGTCTACCTCTGCTTTGAAGCCACGGTGTACACGGCTAACTGTCTCTGCTACAACTGGCATTGCCTGTAAGTCTGCTTTAATGTCGTTAAGTTCTGTTGGCTGTGTGCCTCTGCATGCAATAACACAATCGTCTTTGTTTTGAAAACGATATGCCTGTGCGCCATCTCTGTTATAAAATTTTGTTGTTGTAAATCCTAGAACTTTTGCAGCGGCTTTGGCGCCTTTCTCGTCTAGATATGCTATTTGTGCAAGTTTTGCAAATAAAAGGCTTCTTTCTTGAAAATTCTGCTCAGTGATAGACATTGCTCTTCTCCCTTTGTTATAATAATATTTAACATAAATACATGAAAATAGGCGTAGTAGAATGAAAAAGCATACCCGCAGTATATTGCAGGAGCTCAGTTTAGCAGCTCATAAGAAAGATCGTCAGCATCTTATTGAAACTCGCGGCGAGAATATTATTGAAAGTGCAATTAATATTATTGAAGAAATCTATAGAAACTACGACGCTGAAACTGCCGGCGATCTTGAGCGCAGATTTATTAACAGTATTCGCAATCGTGACACCAAGCGTTTTATAGTGGGCATGAAGCGAGCAGACACAGATGAAAATAAATGAAGTAGCATTCACTCAAGCATGGTATCTTGTTGAGGGTAAAGAGGGCAAGAATGTCCACTTAACTCATCTAGAAGACCTAGTGTTTGATGAAGGCTATGCTGGTGCACAAAAAGCTCTACAGTATGTAAACGGTGTGCGTGACATGCTAGCACAGGGTGGCGGCAAGCAGAAAGTAACAGTAAAATGGGACGGTGCACCTGCTATATTTGCTGGCACAGATCCGGCAGATGGTAAGTTTTTTGTTGGCACCAAGAGCGTGTTTGCTCAGTCTCCTAAATTAGTTAAAGACAAAGCAAGTTTAGACGAGTATTATGCTGGTACAGCATTACACGATATACTGGGACAAAGTTTTACCTATTTAAAAAAGTTAGGCATACAGGGTGTGCTACAGGGCGACCTATTGTTTAGCCCACTAAGGCCTCCTGAAACATCTGAAATAGATGGTGAAAGTTATATTACTTTTAGACCTAACACAATTACATATGCTGTAAAAGATGGAACAGACTTAGCAAATCGTATTAAACGTGCTAAACTAGGTGTAGTATTCCATACAACATACTCAGGCCCTAGTGTAGCAGACATGCAGGCAGAGTTTGGTGCTGATGTAAGCAGTTTAAAAGGCAGCTCAGATGTTTGGGTTGAGGATGCTTACTACAAAGATTATACTGGCACAGCCACACTAACTGATGCTGAAAATAAGGAAATGCTAGCCAAGGTACAGGGTATTAGCAACCAACTTAAAAAGACAGATCCTGCTACTTTTGACAAGTTCTTAAATGAACCTGACATAAGTGCTATGCTTAATATTTTTATGAACAGCCGAGTGCGTAGCGGTGAAATGGTAGGCGATCCTAAAGCATTTATAAATGGATTCCTTCAATTTTATAAAGACCGTATGCAAAAAGAAGTAGAGAAACTAAAAGGTGGCGCAGATTCACCAGCAGGCCAACGTCGCATGGAAAAGATAAATGCCATGAACGACTTTGTTAAAGATAACTTCAGTACACTTGTTAGTATGCTTGACATTTATAGACAATTAATTGGTGCTAAACTATCCCTAATAAGCAAACTAAATACGGTAGAGGGTATTGGTACTTTCCTTAAAACTGATACTGGTTATAAGGTTACTAATCCTGAAGGCTATGTGGCAATAGGCCATGAAGGTGGTGCAGTTAAATTCAACGATAGATTGGAATTTAACCGTGCTAACTTTATGCTTGCCAAGGAATGGTAAATGTTTGAATTTTTAAAAGAAGAATTAACAGAAGCAAAGTATATTAGATCTCCTCGCGACACAGTAGGCCGTAGTGATCAAGGTATTGCTGAAAGTTTCTTTGAACATTTATTAGTTCTACAACAAATGCGTTTTGAAAATCCAGCATATGCTCAGAAGTATGCTAGTGATACGTTACGCTACATGAGCTTTAACAATGTTAGAACTGGCGCAACTGATTTGCACAATCTAGCAAGCATACTTAATAATCCAACTAGATTTGCAGACAAAATGGGCACAAGTGGCTTACAATTTGACGAACTAGGATTTAAACGCTACCTTCGCAATATTAAAGATGGCAAATATATGCCCGCTCAAGACCGTGCATTCTTTTATAAAATGCAAAAAAATCTAGGCATAAAAAATGGTCTACTCAACCAGGCAAGACGCATGATGAGTGATTATACTGCGGCTAGTGGCAGTGAGCGTACTAATGTAAGTGCTAGAATGGTAAATGCATTTAGACAAGATGGCCAATATCGCAGTGATATGTTTAGTCCATATGCTAAAACAATTAAAAACAATAAACTACTTCCTGACACAGAAAAGCCAGGAATGAGTTTGGCTGCAAAGACTGCTATTGCTACTGTAGGCGGTTTTGCTGCTGGATATGCAATTTCTAGAGCTCTAGACTAAAACTTTTACTTTTCCGTGATAAATATCAGTAAGCTCGAAATGATCGGGCAATGGAGAAAGAAATGGCAGAAATTACCAGAGTTCACGGTAATGCTTTTGGCGTTGTAGCCAATGACCGCGGCGAAGCCGGTAGCGGTGCAATTAGTGCAGACGAAACAGTAATTCTTAATGGTCCACAGTTAGACTTCTTTAAGATCATTGTTAAGGATGTATCAGGTAACGTAGAGGATCTACGCAACGAATTAGACGCAGGTGAAGGTGTAGAAGCAATTCTACGTCACATTGGTCTTAAGGGTAACATTGAAATTTACCAAGTTGAGGGCGACACAAGTGGTCAAATTAGTGTTGCTATTTACCCAGCAGGTGCTTATACAGCATCAACACTTCAAACAGCAGTTCGTACATTAAGTGCTGCTGGCGCTAACAACCTCGACTGCTCAAGCAGCGATGTAACAGATCCTGGCTTCGAGCTAGTATAATATAAAAGGGAACAGTTCAAATGGCTGATTTAAGTGAAGGCGTAAGAAACGCACAAACATATAGCGGTGACCGTCAGGTAGCCCTAACAAGTCTCTCAAAGAGCAACATGACACAGGACGAGCTCGACGCAGCAATCCAGTTCATTCAGAAGACAGCAACAGTTATCGGTATCGGTGACGACACAGCAGGTGGCTTTAACGCTGGTGTTAGTGATGTTGTTTATGTACTTTCAGAAGGTCCTGCTCCAGCAGCAGGTTCAGACTTCGGTGAAGGCACAACAGGTGTAACAGCGGCAGTTGTTGCATACTTTGACAACCTTCTCTAAGGTTTAAAAATAAACTGTTAAAAGGGCGGTGTTTTTACATCGCCCTTTTTTATTCTACATACATAATAATATGAGACATTGTTCAAGCGTATGGCAGGATCATCCTGGCATACATAAAGTAGATATCGATAAACTAAGTCCAATGAGTTGGCATGCAGATAACCGTTGGTACTGGCGAGATTTGCCACGCATAATGGATGACGGTTTGTGGTATCCATTACTATATTATAAATGTACACTAGACTGGTGGAACACAAGTTTCTACAAACGCAAAGGTTCACACGAAATGTGGACGCATATAAATCCTCCCCAAGTAAATGAAGATGGTATGATATGGGGCGTGTATATGGGCACAAACAGATTGAAATGTCTTAAGTTTATGTCGTATAATAGTGTTGATTGTATAGAATGCAAAGGCCAGGCACAGTTAATCGAGCTAGGTGTATATTTAAGAGACAAGGATCCACTACACAATGCCGTTACAGTATGAAGAAATATGGCACCTGCTCACACTGGTTGACATTACAGAAACTGGACATACCAGAGGCACCGGACTATTAAGAAATCAACAACGTAATTTCGAAACTGTTCAGCAAGTAATAGGTATGCTAACACAGCCTTTTGGAATAGGGCCTCCTTCTAGTTACAAGTGGGGTAAAGTACATAGACGGTTTAAAGACACAGGCACGGTATGGGGCGAGGTCCATGACTTTACTCAGGAAATGCTTGCAGATTTAAATGTGTGGTTGTGGCGTTTTGGTATAGAGCGTGAAGGTGTTTTTGATTTACATGAAAAATTTGACGGTAAAAATTTACTTAATGCGTTTGAAAATGTGCCTGTTATAACTGGATTAACAGAAAATGCAGTACTACAACCACCTGTGTTTAGTATATCCCCTAAACTACAAAATGTGCTATTAATATGTGAGACTAGGCGGTAACTAAATATGTATGATGCATTAGGCACAACTAGGCTCATTATAGGCAAAAAAATAGGCATACAATCAAGCATCACCCAAAGGAGTTGGTGAGACCGTAATCAATGGCAGACATTGAAAAAGAAAGTTTAGAAGCACACGTAGAGTTGTGCTCTGAAAGGTATAAAGCATTGCACGATAAACTCGATGCAGTAAATCTTCGTCTTGACAAACAAGACAAGACACTAACTCACATCGCTACTAGTATTAGCAAAATGGAAGAAGGACGCAACAAGCAAGTAATGGCTTGGGGTGCAGGTATTATTGCTGCACTTGCTGCGGCAGTAGGCGTTTTACTTTTAAAAGTCCTTTAATAAAACTCATAAATACATATATGTTAACGAGCGAAATTACAGAAGCTATGGCGTGGGCAAAGCGTGGCAATACAGTTGTCCGTAAGTTCCGTTGTTCTAGTGGCAGACGCAAAGGGCGTATTGTTGCTAAACCTGCTCAGTGTTTTGCTGCACCTGACATACAAAAGCGTATTAAGTTAAAGATGACTAAAATGCGTTTAGGTAGCAAGATGATCAGAAAGTCTAAAAGGACCAAAAAGGTTAATCCTGCTAGTAAGAGAGTAGCAGCCCTTAATAGGAGTAGCAGATGAAAATTTTAGAAGTTTTAACTCCCAAACTAAAAAAGGGCAGTAATGTTGTTATCAACGAATCCCCTTACCAAGTGATTAATTATGAAGGCAATGTGTTAACCGCAGTGCCGCAGGGTGGAGACCAACCTATTAAAATTGATGTAACAGGCTGGGTATTAGAATTTAGTCCACAGGGTCTAGTATTTAGACAGCCTAAAAGCCCAGCAGAAAAAGATCGTAGTCTACCACCTGGCAGTATTGTTGACATACAGGGCACGCCTAGAATCATAGGAACTCCAGAGAGGGGTTGATATGAGATTTTTAGAATTTTCCAAGGGACCAAGTACCTATATAACAAATGAAGAGCAAGATTTGTTGCACCATGTAGACGCAAATGGTGTTTTGTATAAAAAGAAGTTATCAGAACGTGAAGCAGAGATAGCAAACAGACTTGTAAACCGAGATTTGCTATTAAGGAAAAGAATCAATGATCAAATTACATACCAAAGAAGCTCTAAGTCAAAACCTTAATAAAATAATCGAAAACAATACAACATTAAAAATATTACAAAAATCAGATAAGATCTTTGTTAATAATAAAACAATAAAACAAGAAGGTGACTTTTTTGTTTTAGATAATGCTGAGTATTTCTTTAGAAAAAAGTCTGCTGTAGCATATGCAGTTTGTTTAGAAAATAAAAATTCCAGCCTGGCTAGTAAAATACAACGGCTTGACAGTAATTTAGGCAAACTTTATGAAGATTATTTCTGGTACAGCAATGGTGTAAAGAACACAAAAGACAAAATTAAAAAAATAAATCTATTTAATAGATTATCAGATCTCAAGCCTAAACTCATGTCCACAAAACGAGAGCTGGATCTAACTTTGAAATCCGTAAAAATAGCATAAATACAATAATAGTTGAGGAAATTACAATGAATTTAGACGACCTTATTCCGGCTCCCAATGCTAAGAAGGTAGCACAAATTGCAGGCAAGACATTTGGCTACACACTTGATTTAGACAAATTGAATCACGACAAGGCGGTAAAGTTACGTGAATCTTTTGCAGGCAAACTAGCACATATTGAAAAGAAACTAGGTGCTAAGATTGGCAATAACAGAAGTTATTTGCAAAACAAACTCTTCTTAGAAGCTATTGACAAGTTTATTGCAGAAGGCCATGGCGTGCATGGTAAGGTTTGTAAAGATTGTGGTTGTGAATTTGATAATCCAAAGCCAGGTTGTGACTGCAAACATGACGGTCATAATGCTAATGGCAGCAACTGGATCAGTGCACTAGAATTAGAAGAATCAGTTGTTACTGAAGGCACACTTGAAAATTCAGAACTAGTGCTTGCTGCTAAAGACATGGTAGACAAGATCCAGGCTATGGTAGAAGATCTAGGCGAGATGCAAAACGAACAATTAGGTCCTCTTACAGATGCTATTAGAGACGAGATGGGTACCGACGTTGCAGACCAATTTAAAGTTGCAATGGAACAGGTAGTAGTTAGCGCACTTGAAAATATGAGAGCAAGTCGCGACGCTGCTGACCAAGCAAGTAGAATCCTACAAGGCGAAGCACCACCAGCAATGATGGGTCCAGAAGAGGAACCAGCAATGGAACCAACAACTGACATGGACATGGAACAGCCAGCTGAAGAAGACTTTGGTGCTGCTGATGCCGCACAAGCAGGTGACGAAGAGCTAGGCAGAGAACGCCGTGGCTAAACTGTTTGCAGACTATCTAAAAGAAGCAGACGAAAATCCCGCAGCCATTATAATGAGCGTTGCAGAACTTATGCGTAAGGATATGGATGCAGATAATGAGGTTGCTAAAACCAGTATTCCATTTTTCCTAATGCAGTTACGCAATGCTGGACTGCCTATTTCCTACGCTGGCTTAAAAGCATACTACAATGCTCATCCAGAACTTAAGAATGTTATACAAACATTCAATGATGAGGAAATCATATTTGTAGGACAAGGCGACGAAGCTGACGGCGAAACACTAGGCGAACCACAGGGCGACATTCCTCCTGAAGAAGTGGTAGACAACATGGCAAAACGTGCTATGAATAAGAGAATGAACGAGGAAGAAGTTGAGCTTGATGAAGCAAGAGTCCCTAAAGATGACTTAAACTGGGTTGCAACAGGTGGAGAATTCGGTAAGAAAAGAAGATTTCCTGGTTACATTATTAAAAAAGAAGGCATTAAGTACAACGCATACGACGAAGATGATATGGACCGAAGAGCGGGAGCTATGTCTTTAGAGGGTTTGGCTAGAATGTTGAAGCCTTATATAGATAGAAGAATAGGTGGCGGTTGGGAACTAAGTAAAGCTCTTGGATTGGATGACACAATGATAGAAGGCAAAGATCAAGGCGCTTCCAAAGAAGAGGAAGATGAATTCCATGTTGCACTAGACGATTTAGTGCACAAAACTTTTGGCCATAGTAGTATGGAAAAGAAGAAGAAACCAGCAAGGGAAGAAAGGATGTCTCAAGAAGAATTCGACTACTGGCAATCACCAGAGAGTCTAGCAAAACTTGCAGGCATTGCTGAAGCAAAAGCAGATCCCAAGATTGTAGCAAAATTTGCAAGAGTTCCAGGAAGCCAGCGTTCATACTACATTATGAAGTGGGCAGAAGAAAACGGCATTGATGGCAACGAAGCAATGGAGCTTGCTG